TCCAGTCACATCTTGTATCACCCACCCAGCTTCATTTACGGTGTATATGCTGTTGGAATACACCAGGTACGGTACAAAACCGGCAAACTTAGGATAGCCTACATAATATCTGCCATTGTTAATACCAGCATTTCTGGAATAAAAAGTGTTCACAAGATCTTCACCTGCACCAGTGACACACACTGTGGCACACAATGAAACAGTGGCTGATGTAGAAGTCTGAGTAGGAGTAATTGTAGGTGTTTGTGAGGGTGTTCTTGTATTAGTGGGTGTCTGGGTGGGGGTGGGTGACGTGGAGGGTGTTTGTGAAGGTGTCTGAGAAGATGTAGGTGTTTGAGAAGGTGTTCTTGTATTAGTGGGCGTCTGTGTGTTTGTGGGTGTCATGGTGGGTGTCTTTGTTGGTGTACATGTGGGGGTCTTGGTAGGTGTGGGTGTGGGCGTGGGCAACAAGATTGTGGATTGTTTCACTTGCACATTGTAACTGCTGCCTGGTTGAAAATGTGTGAGAAGAGGGTTTTTTATCACACTATCAGGTCTATACACTATGTAAGAACTGTTGCCCACAGGATTGACTATGTAGACTAAGTTAATAAAACTGTCAAATGTGGACAGCGGAAAAGCAGCTGCAAAGGGACTGTAAGTGATGAAATTTGTACCAATTTTGTTGGTACTTCCGGAAAACAAATCAATGACTTGAGGAAATTCAAATCTGCTACCACACACTGGTATGGTGAAGCTGCCAAATGGTGGTAAAGAAGATGAAATTTCATATGTGGATCCAGGCTGGAAATGTGTAAATGTGGAACCAGGAATAAAAACACCTGGCCTATACACTAAATAGGTTAAACGAGTGTCTGGCCGGGGTGTTATAATTGTAGTAACAAAATTACTTACAGAACTAAAAGGTAATGATATTGTGCCAGTGTATCCAATGTAGCAACTAGGTGAATACACCTTCATTACAGGGTAGTTTAACGGTCCCATAACAATTACTTATTGGATTTTGAGATTATTAGTAGCGATTGAAATATACAATTTGACCAGTAACATCAGCCACTAGCGTGCCATAATACTTTGGACTGGCACTGGTTTCAGCAAATGCAAAATCAGCCAGATTGTTGGCAATTCTGTCATCAAGCCATGTGACATCACATTGGTATGCATCATTTAAGAATATGGTGGTGGTGTAAGGAAATCCATCAAATGAGTCACCTGTGTAATAAAATGCTTGATTGGCAAAAGATCCTTGCAAACTGATGCCATTGTTGAAAGAAAAAGGGGTAAGCAGCATGGACCATGCACCTGTTGGAGATGGTGTGGGGGTGGGGGTGGGTGTGCTGGAAGGGGGTGGAGGGGGTGTGCCAGAAGGTGTGGGTGTGGGAGGTGGATAAGGTATGTTGCCTCTGCCTATGTTTTGCCCCACCCCACGCTTCAAGGTGTTTTCAAAAGTACTAAAATCCATGGCTTTGGATGCCACTATTCTGGACAAATCACTGTAATTGGGAGGCTGTGCCATATGATATTATTTAATAATCTATTGTTGAATCTACGAATTTACCTTCAAAAATCTTATCATCCACTGCATATTTCCAAGGTTGACCCAATCTGGAACTGTTGAATTCCACTTTCAATATGTACCATGGGGCCAATTGACTGACTTTTATGTACATTGCACATGGACTGCCATTGATGTATTCGCCGTTCCAATAAAAAGTGGCCAATGCTCCAGGTTGTGATGCATCATAATGCGTGGTGACTGCCACATCTTGTTTGCCTCCAACTGTGCCCAACCCATCTGTGGGGCCTGTGACTGAATATGCATATGTGTTCATTTATATTATTTATGTTCAGCTTGATGCATTATTGGGGTGTTGCTGGTGCTAGTGCACTGCCAAGTGCAATATCTCCAGGCGAGACAGTTAACAAAGTGTAAGAATATTTTCTGCCACCAGGCACATTGTGCTCTATGGCAATGGTTTTACCTGGGCCAGATGCTCGTTCAGATTGGTAAGTCAAGCCAATAACGCCAACACCATTAAGTGAGAATGACATTAGTTCAGTACTGCCAATGTAGTATGCGCCACTGTAGTAAATTTTCCATACATTATCTTGTTCAGCAGATGCAGCCATGTCGTCAATTGGGCTGTTGGATATACCGCCTTCCCCTGGGCCTGCAAACCATGAATTCTCAAAAGCCACATTGGTTGCAGTGGGTGTGGGTGTTTTAGAAGGTGTGATGCTGGGTGTGGGTGTGTTGGAAGGTGTGATGCTGGGTGTGGGTGTGTTGGAAGGTGTTTTGGTGGGTGTGGGTGAATTGCTTATGGTGACTGTGGGTGTGTTGGAAGGAGTTTGAGTGGGTGTAGGGGTCTTTGTGGGTGTGCATGTGTTGGAAGGTGTTTGCGTGGGTGTGCGTGTGGGTGTGGAAGTATTGGTAGGTGTCTGTGTGGGTGTAGGTGTCATGGTGGGGGTTGTGGAAGGCGTTTGTGTAGGTGAAGGTGTTTGTGTGGGTGTGCGTGTGGGAGTGGGAGTCTGTGTGGATGTGGGCGTTTGCGTAGGTGTTTGCGTAGGTGTGCGTGTAGGCGTTTGAGTAGGTGTGGGTGTTTGCGTGGGGGTTTGCGTGCTGGTGGGTGTTTGTGTGGGTGTCTGTGACATGGTGGGCGACATGGTGGGTGTTGTGGAAGGTGTTTGTGTGGGTGTGGCAGTTTGTGAAGGTGTTTGTGTGGGGGTGGGTGTCTGTGTAGGAGTTGTGGAAGGCGTTTGTGTGGGCGTGGGAGTCTTTGTGGGTGTCTGTGTAGGAGTTAATGTTTGCGTGGGTGTTATGGAAATTGTAGGTGTTTGTGAAGGGGTCTGGGTAGGAGTCTGGGTAGGTGTGGGAGTATTGGACGGAGTGGGGGTGGGGGTGGGGGTTCTGGTGGGTGTGGGTGTGCGTGAAGGCTCTTGTGTTACAAGTGGCTCCAGCCCTGCACTGTTGTTAATTTTGAATAAAAACTGGTTAGCCACGGAAGTATTTAATTTAATATCAATGTTTTATCAAGAGCAGGTATATTAGTTATATCTGCATTGAGAATTTTTGATAGATCAAGTTGAATATGATATATGTTTTCCAGCACTCTATTTACAATTGCATTGCTTACAGGTTCATTGCAACCTATAAAATAACTTATATCTTGTTTTATAGTAACACTTTCCAGTTCATTGGGTGTTAAGTAGCGTGTTCCATCAAACGCAATATTGCCAAAGCTGTCTCTTTGTGCTAGAAATTTGCCAACTATTTGATCCTTGAGTCTAATTAAATTTACCAGCAATTTGGAAATCGACTTATTGAAAACCCAGTTTTGTATATACTCTTGTTCTGATAAAAGAACATCCTGCAAAGTGTACACATCAAAATTATTAATTGACAAGATATCAAATAGATTTAAATTGTCATAAAAATAGCCAATTTTACCTTTGGAATTGTTAGTAGAAAAAAGAATATTTTTGTCTCCATCAATGCCAGATGCTGAACTGAAACAAGTGATATTCTCTGCTGTGTTGTAATTGTACAAATAAAACAGATATTTACCCACTAGCTGTGTGGGATTATTGACTAACTTTTTATACACATTTTTATTTGAAATTACATAAAATATGTTGCTGTCATATTCAGAAAAACACAGTTGAACAAAACTCTCGTCACCTGTTTTTATGTTTTTCAAATCAAGGATTTCATAGTTTTGAAAATTAATATCGTACTTCAGAATTGTATCGTTGTTTGTTAATACATAAGCTGCACCAAAATTATCAATTTTAATGTCAATTGGATAGTGTTTAAGAAAATCTCTTGTTAATCTAAAAGTTTGTTTCCAATTTAAATTCACATCAAACTGCTTTATGCAGCTGTTTCCTGAATCAAGCACATAAATTGAATTGTTATAACATGCCATGCTTTGAGGATTATTAAATTCAGTTTTGGTAGTTACAGTGCCAAGACCTCCAATGGTGTTGAGATATATTAGTCTTTCTTTTGTTATGTTATTGTCAGTTGTAAACCCAGATGCATCATATTTTACTAAAATATTATTCAAATTATCCAAAACAAAGATATTATTATTATACTTAACAATGGATTTAATATTTAAAAAATAAACATTGTACGGGGTTTCAATTTGATTGGTACTGAACACATTCCTTATGACAGATGCATCTTCATTGATGTTAAAGGCATTAATATTTCCTCTGTATCCACAGAAAATATAATCATTGTTATTATCATTGTTGGAAACAAACAAAATGGATTTTGTTAAGTCCATATTAACATACAAACTGTCAGCGGAGAGATATGTAAATTGTGATGTAGTTTTTTGTTTGTACACGTTGAGCACATTTGAATTGGCAGTCACACCTATGATGGAGGTAAAATATGATGAAACAGGAATAATGTTAGAAAGCACTTGTGTATTTTTATACAAATAAAGAAAATTATTATACAGATATTCAAGCTTTTGATTTATCAAAGTGCCAGATGATGTGTCATTGGGTTGAATCTTTATTGTGTCCATGTTATGTGGAAGAGTTAGATTCTGTATGAGAACTCTATCATATAATAATCCTGATTGTGCCACTATATCTTTTATTTTCATGAATTGCTCCATTTAATGTTTCTTAATTTTGAATATGCAGGCACAGATTTACCGATAAGATTAACTATTCTCTTTTCCAGCTCTATTTGCAAGTTCTTGTCTTTAATGCCGCTGCTTCTTAGATTTAAATCAAACACAGTACTCTTTGAACCAGGAGTTGAAACCTTGAAATATCTTTCTATCTCTTCAATGTAATTGCGTCTACCACAAGCTATATCAAAATTAATATCCCTTATATTCATGCTTTGTCTTGTATGAATTATAATATCATAGTCAAGCAGTGGTTTGTTGTACAGATAAAAATTCTTAACAATAAAATCGTTGGCAAGAAATGAATCGTATTTCAAGTAACTGAAGAGTGGTATGCCAAAGGAATAGCTGGAACTGCCAACTATTATGGGCTTGCTAAACATATCACTAAATTTATACTTTCTTGGAGTGAACAATGTGTAGCCTGCTGGCTGGCCGTCAACGAACAGTCCTAAATAGCCTTGATAACTATCAAATCTTATGGCAAAATTATGGAACCCTCTGTCCAGCCCTGATAGTGGGTATATCACTTCTTCTGTGATGACGTCATTTCTATTTGTGGGGTTTATTAATTTTACTTTGGCATTAATTGTATTTTCACTGTATTTTTCATTTATGTAGGAACGTAAAAAGCTGTCATTAGATATATTCATGCAAACATCTTCGGCTGGATTGAAGCATTTAGAGAAATCTGAATTAAATTTAATAATATTTGCATAAGATGCAGCAGCAATATTATTACCTACTGCTATACCAGAAGAATATAGTGAGGATAAAGTGGGTGATGCAGTGAATTTGTTACCAGCTATGGCAGATATGGCATGAAAATTCATGAATGTGGGTTCAAATGTTTTAGTTGTATCACGAATTACATCGCCTTTGGAATCTATTTTATAGAAAAATAATTTGTTAGCATTTGTTTTGCTGCGACCTATGAAAAATGTGAATTTATTATAATTCTTATCTGAAAAATCTGCTCCAAACTTTACCTTATAATTTAAATAATCAGTATTTGCAATTATACCGGAAAGTATGAACTGTCTATCCGTTGTAAATTTTGCGTATTGGTTGTTATTATATAATACCCAAATGTTGTTATCGAAGTCGATATTAAAATCTTCTATCTTAGTGTTTGAAAAAAACGAGCTGCAGAGAGTGGAGGTGGCAGTATTAAATTTTGACCACCTGTAGATCTCATTGTAATTGGACAGAAAGAAAAGATTTGTTCCTGTTCTTTCAGACTTTATGCCTGGTGTGAGATACACCTTATCCACACCATTCTCTGTGTACAGATTAATGGTTTTGAGCAAATTTAAGTTGTTGGTTACAATGCCTTTGCGTTCAATGTTGCTAGTAATATCGATTACTGTATTATCATATATGTTATATTTCAAAATTTTATTCTGCACTGAAGGTGGTGTGGCATTGTTTATAAGCAAGTAAACATTTTCTTCATCATAATCATAACTAAGCAGATTTTTAATTTGAAAATTTTCATCATTTGTTGTTTTTCTTATCTCTGTATTGGAAATATTAAATTTTCGAATAGTATTATCAGAGAACACAACAAAATAGTCATTGAGCCCCTGTTGTCTTATGGCACCAATGGGTTGTGCATTAATTTCCACATTGTTTAAAATGTCACTGTTTACATTAGTAATTTTTATGGCGCTGGGTGTAAAGAAGAACAGAGTGGGTGTAACTATGTTTGTATTGAAAAGTCCAAAGCCATCAGAGTCATAATTGCCTATCAATTGATACCCCAATGGTTTGGACCAATCAGAGCTATATGCATCAAAAATTAATGTGAATTGATTGGTGTTTTGTATGGCCGATAGCGATTCGGTTATGCCATATCTATCACTGTAAAAAGGGTATTCAGGATTTACTGGGTCATTTGCATACACATCAGAGCCATTAACAAATTTGTAAGTGGCAAGCCTGTTGGCGACCAGACTGGAATTAAAGATTTCTATGAAGCGCTTGGAATCTTCTGGCCCATAATGGTGGTAGGCATAGTATGTGCCTTTTTCAAATATCAAGTCTGATGGCTTATCAAACACATCCACATCATCAAGTAACTCTTTGGCTTTATCAGTTAAGCATTCAAATATGGAGATGTATCTTATGACTTTAGGTTCCCTGGATGTGAGAGCTGCAACAAAGGATGTGCGTTTTGGATTGTAGTATCTATCCACCCAGATGGGTTTGTCTTGCACATTTGTATTGCCAGATAACCAAGAACATAAAAATGTACCGGTGTTTTCATCAATTGTGTCACCAAAGTGGGATGTGTATTTGTAATCAGCTTTTTTCTTAAAAATTTTATCAGATTTGAGTGGGTGATCACCTGCAAGTGCACCTGCTTCTATTAAACCAGAATCAGCAACATTCAACCTCTCAAATGGATAAAACACTTGTGGTACATGAAAATATGTTACTTTGTCTTTTTCTAATAGAATTTTATTTGTGTAACTCTCATATCCCACAGATATGTTGTCATTGCCTAACTCTTGATTGGATCCAGTGAAGAGAGTTTTGTAATCTCTCATGAAAATTTCATCTTCATTGAAGAATGGATTGTTTCTGGATTGATGGTTTTCTGGGGTGTTAGTATTTTTAAGAGACAAAATATTAAAATCTATGTGGTTGGATGAAATGTTGGTATATTCAGAATTTACCAACAAATTGGTTCTAATGTTATCAAAACTATTGATGGCATTTATGTCTTGAGTGTTTGTTTTAAAATTTTTATTGTAACTAACCCAAGGGTCAAAGAATTTTGTTGTGTTGGATGTGGAGCTTTTGGATATTACCCTGAAAACTGATTGCGTTGAGAACGAAGCATCACCACCTGTTAATGCTTCTTTTAAGAATAATCCTTGAGTTGCTGCAGAAAAGGAAACATATTTTAAATTATCATCTATATTTTTTATGAGCAAAATAAAATTATTTTCTCTGTCATACACATATAAAAATACTTGAGGACTGTACTCTAAGAAGCTGTCTTGATTTGTATTTGGAGTGAAGTACAGATTTTCACTGTAATCCACAGTCAAGTAGCGGATTACATTGTTGTTTTCATGTGAAATTTTGCAAAGTTTATCACTCAAGTACTCAAATTGAAACAGATATTTGTTATTGAAAAGACTGTAGCTGCCTGTTAATGCCACATTGGCCACTGGCACATCAATTGGTGGTTCTTGCACAACCCAAAATTTTGAATTGGGTGTTATGGATCCTACAGCTTCTGTTGCAAAGTATGTAGTAAAATTTTGATCTGGTATTGAATCAAGTTTTTCAATATTCACTGCACCAGATAAATGAATGCTGTTGGTGAGAGTTAAATTGGAAAAATTGTTAATACTGTTGTCATTAAAATCTTTAAACAACTGATTCTTAGGTATTTGTATGTATTCTTTTGTGAACGTGATGTTCTCATTGAACTGCAGTTTGTCATCATATGGGTATCTGGAGGACAACCCAATAAAATTAGTCGAATCTAATTTAAATACCTCCATATGTATTATTTATATAGTTAACTGGATCTAAGAACAAGTACACCCAAGCTGGTAGTAGATATATTGAAATCATAATCTAATGATGTGAGTCTTGTGAATTGGGTGTAATTAGCTTGTGGCAGACCAAATCCAGAGAATTGGCCTGTGATGTATATGGCTCTGGCCAGTCTGGCTGCAGTGAATTTAGGTGCAATGTGTACAGAATCGAAATCAGGGCTAAAAAGAACACCAGGATTTGTATTTGCAGATTCAATTGGTGTCCAGTGTAAAGGTTGATTAGCTTTTCTTACATTTCCGGAAGCAGTTACAGTGACGCCACCCTTGCCACCTGAAACATCGCCTGCCACATACCACCTATTGCCTCCATCAGTATCAAATCCTCTTGCAAAACACCTACTTGCATTGGGATCACTGGAGCTATCATAAAGCTTGGTAAACCAGGCAGGAAAAATTGCATTTACATCTGCACGTTGCACATCTTGATTAGTGGCACATACCCCCAGCACACATGTCCACAGAGGTCTAGAAGCATATTTGTACCCTATGCCCAGTTGGCCATAAAAATTGTTTCCTGTTACATACATGAGGTATTTGCCTGGTGCATACCCAGCAGGTATATTGCCCTGTGGGGTAGCTAGCATCCAGGATGCAAGATTAAGAGATTTTGCAGGTTTAGCTGCTATGCTACGATTGTTGTTGTAAGGCAAAAAGGTTGAAAGTGGGCCAGTGCCTGGCACTGTGGGCATTGCTGAATCACCTTTCACGTAGGTATATCCTGGTAAATACTGACCCAAAGCTGTGAATGTTTGATAACTGGCATTGGCTCCAGTACCTTGACCTGCCGGATTCCATCCACCAGCATCACCATAGCCTGAATAATAAACAACAGGCGGGGTTGAATTGTCAAGCACAAAAGAGCCATAAAACCCGGCTTCAAAGTCTGCAATGGGACCTGCCATCACCCTGGTGAAAATTGTATTTTGGTTGCCCTTGCCTAGATTATAACCAGCAGCATCATCACCTGTGGCATAAAGAGCTGTGCCTATTTGCCCCAATGCCCCTTGAAACGTGGGAGAGATTTTTGTAAAAACTGGTGAAAAGATGGACGATCCATTGTATGCAGACAAGATGGGAGTAAAATAAATTTGAGTATACGTTTGTCTATTTGTTGCGCCTATGCCCAAGTAGCTAACCATATTGGCAGGGGTGGTGGGTAAGGTGTTGTATCCACAGGCGTATGCTTTTTTACCTGCAGGATTGGCAGACAAAGCAAATGTCATGTTGGCACTGCCAAATATATCACTAAATACAAATCCTTCTTGAGAAGCAATGCCTGAAAACCCTGGATCCAGGGTAACATAATTGTCACTATAATAAAAAGATGCATTCATGTGTTATAATATATCTGGGTTGTCGTTCTCATTGGTATCATAGAAGCTGCCTATGCCTAATTCTCCAGAAGAATTTATACCGAATACGTTCAAATTCGACTGTCGGGTGACAGGTGTGGGTGATGGAGTTAATGTGACCGTTGGTGACACAGTCAGAGATGGTGTTGGTGATGCAAATGGTGTGCGTGTCACAGTGGGTGTCTGTGTGTTGGTTGGTGTATTGGAAGGTGTTTGCGTGGGGGTGGGTGTGTTGGATGGGGTGGGTGAGTTGGTGGGTGTGAGCGTATTAGTAGGTGTAGGCGTGCGAGTGAGAAAAGGTGTAGGTGTACGTGTGTTTGTTACAGTGGGTGTGGGCGTGGGTGTGCTGCGTGAAGGTGTGATGGATGGTGTGGGTGTGTTAGAAGGTGTATTGGAAGGGGTCAGGGTGATGGTGGGAGTCACAGTTTGAGTTGGTGTGGGAGTAGGCTGTGCACTTATCAACACAAAATTGGTTAAAAACGTGGATTGATCATCTGTACTGTTGTTGGTCAACTCCACCACTTCCAGAGTCTTGGACAATGCACCCACAGTTTTTGTCAGCTGAGTTGAATTGATGATTCTCATGTCAACTAAATTTAAGAACGACTCAGGCAGCAAATTAATTACAAAGTTATAAACAGTGAATGACAAATTACCATTCAAAATGGAAACACTTGGATAATATGTTGTAATATTTTGTGATTGGGGTGAATATGCAAAACTTATGTCAGTGTCAATCAATGAATTTTCGTCAAATAGAAAAGTTAAAGTCTCCGAGTCAATGATCTTTTTTTCAAAAACTTTAATATCATCACCTAATCCGCTATTGTACATTATTTTAAGCGTGGTATATGACGCATTATATAGGGCTGAAGTGATGAAATTAATAGTTGTGTCACCATTAAATGTGCAAAGATTGATGTTGTACGTATAGGTTTGGACAGGGTAATCCCAAGGGGAGAATAACTTGCTGTCCACTGTGTCTATGAAGCTTGAATTGGTGAACAGACTACCATCTGCTGTGTTTGCATATGTAAATGATTCGCCGAAAACAGGATCTAAGAAGAAGTAGTGATTTACCAGTGATGGTCTCTCAAGGTTCAATGGACCACTTGAAAGATAGGCATTTACATAATTCACATTATTATTTACTATAATACTCTGTATAAACTAATTAATTCTCTCTGCGCAGTGAACCTTCATAGTATTCAAATCTGTTGTGTTCAATGGGCGATATGAGCAAAATGCCTGAGTTCAAATCCTTTTCTTTTGTGAGTTGATACATGTATGACATCCAGGTTTGCTCATACGGGTTGGCCCATTTCACGTCAATGAACATCTTTCTATTGCCAGAACGAGAAACAACTTGTGGCCAATTGCAGTAATACACTTCACCACTTGCAAAAGGTATGTTGTTGGCACAACCAATGTGGTGGTATACAGTCTTGGGAGCATTGGGATCCAGGCCCATTTGTGGCAGCTTGTTGTAATCTGGCCAATATTCATCACGTTTGGCTTGTGGCACATTGTACCATGACCATTGTGTTTTATTATCACCATAAAACTCTGTGAAAGATAGCTTAAGGAAATCAAAGTTATTTTCATTAATAATTTTTAGTGAATTTGCGTATAGGTTCTCAACTCGTCTGTTGAATCCGTTCTTGCATGTGTTTTCTTGGCCAAGGTAAAAAAACATATCATCCTCAAAGAAGAAGTAAAAATCTAAGTTTTCAGACTCAGCATGTTCAGCAATGAACTGTCGACCGCCACATATGCCCAGGTTGTCTTTTTTAATGTGCGTAAAATTATGTTCTTCACATAGCTTTTTATACTGATCAAATGTTGAGGCATCAGTAGAATTATCAAGCAAATATTTTTTAGGTTTGAGTATGAACTCTTTGTCATATAAATTCATGCTATGTATTAATGTTTTGAACTGGTTGGGCGAATTGAACGTTATGACATACAAGCCTGTGTTGTTTGTATTCAGCACAATGGAGGACGTTGCATTGTTGCTCTCACTTAGCACTGTTATGTTATTATTTTTTAAGTTTTCAAAAAATGTACCTAACAAACCATCTGAATTAATCTCAAAATAGTTAACCTTGTCTCCATATTTGTATGTTATGATGCTAAATATGGATTCTTCTGTGCCCATTAGACCTGAGTCAAGAGTGCCCATGAGAAGATTGTAATATATTGTGTTAATATCAGAAATGCTGTCCTTGGGTCCACCAAACAATCCACCCCTTGCAACTTTCTTCACTGTGGTGCCTGCTAGTTTATTGATTTCATCAAACTTGAAGCCATGAATCTCATTATTGGCCTCATACGGAAAACAGATGAAAGAAAATTTGGTGATGTACTTCTCCAGGTTATTGAACACCTTGTCATGAGTGAAGTATCCAGGATGCACAGTGTTGGTTATGCCACCATCCAGCCAGAATAAGAACTTAGAATCAAACTTGTCCATGATTTTAGCATCATTAAGCATGAACATCTTGGACATTACCAAGGGATTGTACATGTCCAGCTTTGCCTGTGTTGATTCCGTGAGCCAGCCTGCCAGATTGAACCAATTTGGATCGGTTCTGAGCTTCTGTATCAACGGATAATATTGGTTATCCTTAAACCATTCCAAGGGTCTCTCAATGAATTGTGTATTTTTATCGCTTCTAACTTTGTAAACTATATCTCTGAGTTCTTTGTCACCAAAAATAATTAAATTGTTTTCAACTTGGAGTAGTTTGTTGAAATTATCTAGGTAGTGCGAATAATTACGAGACCATCCTTCAGTGAGTTGCCCTCTGCCCAGATCCCAGATGCCTGTGACCAGTGTGATTGGATTTTCATATTTGGGAGTTTCAGTGATGACTTTCACTGTGGCATTCTTGCGATACACACCAAGCTGCTCACATACAACAGTTATGTTAGGAAATACATTTTTGGTATAAAAGAAATCCCATGCAGCTTTTTCTACTCCAGGCAGGTCAGGTCTTTTGTAATCATGAAATACAATGAAACCGCCATCGCTAACTCTGTCATAAATTTTTTGAAGAGAATCATATATTGATTCATAAAAATCACCATCAAGAAATGCAAATGATATTTTGGATGGGATGTCAGCATCTGCAACATCTTTAAACCACCCTTTTGTGATAACAGGTTTCTTGAGACCGTTTTGTTCAAAATTTTGTTCCAGAATTTCAACAGTTGATTTGAGAGTGCCTGGTCTCCATGCAGTGTTTTTTTCATGTTCACTCAATTGAGGCAATCCTTCAAAAGAATCATACACATGCAATTCTTTATTGCTCTTGAGCTCATCAAGCATCATTCTCAGATATTTGGATGATTCGCCCACATAACAACCAAATTCAACCACATCACCTTCTATGTTCTCTGTAACCGCTTGTTCAAGAAATGTAATGAGGTGCTTGATCTGTTCGTGTGAAATGATGCTGGCATCAACGCTCTTGTTGGGTCTTGATAAAAGCCTATCCGCTGTGCAAAAGGACATAAAATATTTTATATATTTTTATTTCAATATCAACTATTAGTCTTGCTGCGGTAAAGGATTGTTTTCAATATATGCATCACCATTAATTTCTGGCTGTGATCGTGCAGTGGTAGTGTATCTTCTGGTGCCATCTGTATGACCAACATAGGGACCATCACCAATATTACCATATAAAAATGTTCCCCAATTGTCCCTGATGTCTGTCCATTTGGACGTTTCAATTGCTTTTCTGTATATGGGTATCATATTCTCTTCCACATCATGCTGACCATGACCTGTGTTGCCATGCACATGAGCCAAATGCACATCATACCATTCTTTAAATTTGCTTGTTCTATGCATTGCAGGGTTGTTGGACCAGCGGCAAGTTGTTACAAGATCAGTCTCACTGACTCTGATGTCTCTCTCAAATGGTGTTGTGTCACCACAAGCATCTTTGCATATATCAAAACCGCGCATGTTATTATCGTCCTTGTTAAAATAAACTGAATGCACAAAATTGTTGTTATTGAATGCACTCACCAGTGAATTGAAGTTAATTTTATTTTTATCAAGAAAAACCCAATCATGTTCTAAGAAAATAAAATATGGTGTGGTTATATCATCCAATGCTGTTTTAAATATGTCAATTAATCCATATTTAACAAACTTAATGTTGTGTGTTAGATAGTCATTTCGGTTGTAGAAGTAATGTATTAACGAGAGTACTGGGTTATCAACCCTAGGATCATGATCATAATAAATTAAAAATTTACATTTCTTAAGTGCTTCAGGCAGACTGTGAAGCAAGTATCTCAAGTAAAATAAAAAATTATCTGCAAAGTGACCAGCAATTACTATGGTTGTGTTGCGTGCAAAATCATAATCTGTCAAATAATTATCATCACTGTAACTCTGGTATTTTGCATAGCATCCATTTATCATGTTATCATAGTTTACAGGGCCTTGAGGATTGAGTGTGGACACAAACCCCACTTCATGATGTATTGTTATGGGTGAAGCGCAAAACGTTTTGAATCCTCTGAAATTGAGCAACGGTAGAATGTCATCAATGGCCAAATAATCTCTTGTGTAATGGAAATTATCCAAAATATATTGCATGGCTTTGTTCTTTATTAAGTAAGCCCATGCTCCTGTGCTTTTGTGCACAAGACTTATATTTTGTGTGTATGGTATTAAATGTGATCGCGGGCAACAACCAAACAAAAACACATCCCAATCCAGAGTATCCAACTCTTGTTTTAACATGCATAAATGTTCCTCAATGGGAATACGTGGTTTATTATGAGGAGTTATTGTGTCCAATATGTGAAAATCATCTTCTGCCACAAAGACAACATCATTACCGTTTTTAATTGCTTGTTCAAAAACCGCTCTTTGGCTTTTTGTTGCAGAACTTTGACGCAATTCATCTTTTAATGCTTCAAATCTATTTAAACCAGTTATTTGAAATTTTTTAATTTGCTCATCAACATTAGCTTTTCTTTCTGTGGATTCGCATAGATTTACGTAAAATCCTGTATCTGCAAAACTAACATTGCATATGGAAAATAAATCTGCACATTCCAGTTTGTTGCTCATGGTTACTCAATATTTATATCATTTCTCACTGCAAACATATTGGATGATTCAAATTCCACTTCAGGTACATCAGTAATAATTTTGTATCTTAATGCCCTCAACACAGTCAAGCATTCAGATTTACCTCTGACACCTTTAATTACATCATTTGGAGTTGCACCAAGCATAATATCCTCAAATAAAATAAGCTTTGGAAGTATTTGCATGTCCAGCAGTTGCAGGATAACTTCATAATCAAAACCCTCGCAATCAACCTTTAAAAAATCCACATGTTTTATTTCATGTTTATCTAAGATTGTTTTAAATGTTTTTAAATTAACAGGTATGCTCACCGAATTAGTATTTTTATGACGAAAAAAAGAGCACATGCCAAACGAATCATCATTCTTATGAGTAATTAGCTCTCCTGTACCATCTTCAATAAAAATGGCACTATTTTCATATTTAAAGTTATTCAAAGGGTAGTGTTCATTATAATTTTCAATTAATTTATCAAAAGATTCTTTCACAGGTTCTATGAACAAGCAATTCCAATCTTTTTTAAGAATGTCAAAATAAACCAATTCTTCAACAAATAGCCCGTTGTTGGCACCCACACTTACTAAGGTAAAATCATTATGCAATGAAATTTTATCTACAATTTTCCTTAAAAGTTTCACTAGTATCTTTCATCTGGATGGTGATCAGCATAAAATGGGAGACCATATTCCCTCAAGGTAAAGTTTGATGCTGGTATGGCAAATGAAAGAACGCCATGTGCATTGTTCTTGTAGCCATAGCCTCCGTTTACAGCATTTCTGTATCCAAATAATGCCAAGTCATTCCATGTGTTATAAAAGTTTAATAGAGAGTCACATGTTTCACCCATGTAAAATTGAAGTGTGCCGTCAACAGTGTCATATTGATCAGGTTTAAAATTGTATCCAAATTTTTCAATGTATTGACCGTGAAAATTAAATACATCATCGGGTTTTAAGTTTTTGTATCTAAAAATTGTTGTGTTGGTGGTTAGAGTGTTGGGTGCATATATATCATTTAAGAAATTAAAAAAACTATCACTTGTAAAATTCAATCCACGGTTAACCTTGATATCAGCTTCAAAATAATAACAAGAATTGCATCCTAATTCAACAGCTTTTTTTAATGTGAATCTTCTTGTGTTGAAAGGGTATCTGCTTGGATAAATGCCTGCAGGATTCTCAGGGAGCAATTCATATTCAAGAGATTCAGGTGCATCTTTGCGTAAATCGTCAATATGAAAGACTTTTATGGTGGGGTGATCTTTGAATTCTCCAAAATCTTCAGGCCTGTTGGTGGATACTATGAAAGGCACATTTTTTTTATCCAACTCCAGATGCAAATAATCGCCCAGAATGTTTTCTTTTATGCGTTTTGTGTAATTGGGGTATGTTGCTTCTGTAGCAAAACAAAACTTGTTCATTAGTACTTATTTATACTAGCTTACAGCATTGCCCAGGTAGCCTACTATGGGTTCAGCCCAGCCTTTTGATAAGCTATGTGGCCACACAATCCAACTGTGTGGTGTTTCTTCTGCATTGAACTCTCTCCACACTTTGCAATATTTGTCGGGATCATTGAGCATTCTCTTAATTTCTTCTGGATCGGCATCTTTGCGGTACACATCTTTGCCTGATTTATCTTTGAATGCCACACACCAAAAATCATAATCTTTTTCTGGCACTTTGTCATAACCAACATCAATGCAATGTTTGAAGATTCTTAAGAAAGACTTGTCATATTCTTCTGGTGTTAATGTGGAATTGGGGTTGGGTGCATACAGATTGTCAAGAGTGTGACGTTGCACTGCACGCTTTTTAAAGCAAAGACCAGAATACTTCTCATAATCTGCTAATGATCTTGTCTTGCCAAAATCGTATATGCCAAAATCGATGTCCTTCTTTTCACCATCCATTTCAAACAACTTGCGGTTGCGTGCATGAGATGAAGTGTTCATTTGACCCCAATCAGTGATATCATCCCAATGCTTGGTCCTGCCTTTGCGTGTATACTCATGCCAAGCCACAACAATATGAGGATGAAATATGTCATACCCATGGGTGTATGACCTCACAGCCAGGTTTATCTCTTCACCATGGAAGTAATAGAATGGATCATATGGCACTTCTTTGATCCACTGGCCCAGGGTGAAGATGAAATGAGCTGATACAAAGCGACCTGGTACTGGCAGTGTGAGAGATTTGTATTCATCAATTGAAGCAGGCAGAAAGAACACTGCACCCTCTGGAATAAACCTATCAAAATTCATTTTCCATGGAATATTGATGCGTGCTTGTGGATCATTATCTGGATCAAAACTGGATATATAACCTGTTAGCAAAGGCTTTTCATGGCCTTTGTCTTGCAAAGCTTTGATCATGGCAATGCATTTTTCATCCCAGTCCTTGACAAACCGATGATGACTGTCAAGCTGTAGGTGATACTTTTCGTTTTTATACAATCCTTGTATGCTGCTTCTGGCCCAACAAGTGCCTTTGCTTTCTTTGTAAGGTATGTCCAGCACTCTGAATCTCTTGTCTTTGGCAAATTCTTCCAACGATTCCTTGTCATCTCTTTGCCAAGCTATGCCAAAAACTAAATTTTCGGGATGCTTAGCATTGGCAATACAATCTCTTAAGGTTGGCAACAATTGTGGGTCTCTGTATGAAGCAATGGAAATAAATATCTTTTCGTTGAGCTGTTTTTTCACAAGAATATTTTAATATAAAATAGTCTTAAATCAAGAATAGAGTTATAGTGTACTACTCAATGCCATGGTGTGCTGGCTACCACATGCCACCTGTGACCAATTACCAGTCAATTGTGTGAATGTGGTTCTGTTGGTACCTGCACCACTGTTGCCCAATCCCAATTGACCATATAGATTGTACCCTGTGGCAAACCACTGTGTAGTACCAGCACTCAACGCCATGGTGTGATAGGTACCACATGCAATCTGTGACCAATTGCCAGTCAATGCAGTGAAGGTGTTTCTGTTGGTACCTGCACCACTGTTGCCCAATCCTAATTGTCCATAGAGATTGGATCCTGTGGCAAATAATGCATTAGTGCCAGCACTCAATGCCATGGTGTGATAGGCACCACATGCAACTTGTGACCAATTGCCAGTCAATGCAGTGAATGTGTTTCTCAGTGTGTTGTTGCCCAATCCCAATTGACCAGAGCCATTGAATCCTGCGGCAAACCATTGGTTATTAGTACCTGCTGACAATGCCATGGTGTGTTCGCCACCATTAGCACATATGATTTGCGACCAATTGCCTGTCAATTGTGTGAATGTGGTTCTGTTGGTACCTACACCACTGTTGCCCAATCCCAATTGACCATCATTATTTAATCCTGCGGCAAACCATTGGTTATTAGTACCTGCTGACAATGCCATGGTGTGCTGGCTACCACATGCCACCTGTGACCAATTGCCAGTCAATTGTGTGAATGTGGTTCTTTGCACTGTGTCGCTCAATCCCAATTGACCACTGACATTGAATCCTGTGCCAAACAATGCATTAGTGCCAGCACTTAATGCCATGGTGTGATAGGTACCACATGCAATCTGTGCCCAATTGCCAGTCAATGCAGTGAAGGTGTTTCTGTTGGTACCTGCACCACTGTTGCCCAATCCCAATTGACCATATTGATTGTACCCTGCGGCAAACCATTGGTTATTAGTACCTGCTGACAATGCCATGGTATGATTGCCACCACATGCAACTTGTGACCAATTGCCAGTCAATGCAGTGAATGTGTTAAATTGAGTTGTGTCGCCCAATCCTAATTGTCCATAGAGATTGGATCCTGTGCCATAGTATTGGTAAGATGGGGGCGGCGGTATGAGAGTTGGTGTGACAGTTGGTGTAACTGTAGGTGTAACTGTAGGTGTAACTGTAGGTGTGGGTGTAGGACATGCTGCATGAGCGATGGTGGGTGCAGGCACAGTCCCAGAGTCAACAACCCATCCAGATTGCGGTGGGTTTACTGAATTGGGAGCAGAGTTGGAGTAAAGAGTAGTTTGCAAAGATAAAACAAAGTAAACACCTAAAACCCACCGACCCTGGGCCTCGTCATAAGTCACACCGTAACTGTAGGGGGGTCCTAAAGGCTGAAATCTTAACCAAACCTTCTTTCCGGGATTGGCATTGAAGTTGGGGTCATATGCATAAGTTCCATTTGCCTCTTCAGTTCCAGCTCCTGACACACATATGTTATTAGCCAAAGACGGTGTGGTAGAAGGAGTGGGTGTTATTGTAGGAGTAGGTGTGGGTGTGGGTGTTTGAGTAGGTGTCTGGGTGGGGGTGGGTGTTTGAGTAGGTGTCTGGGTGGGGGTTGGAGAAGGGGGTGGGTAGCTTGTTATAGGCGGGACATTTAAATTGCTGACAGCAAAACCTAATATAATTGAACCGGTATTTGTGTAATACAAAGTATATAAATTGCCTAAATTACTAGAAATTGTAGCGTTTTGTGTAGTATATACAACCTGTTTATTAGCCGATAGACCGGCGCTGTAATTAAAAGTAAGGTTACAGTTGGTAAAATTGTTAGTATCGAAATTATTTGATATGCCTAGTATTTGTGAATCGAAAGTAGCGCTGAATGTTTGTACATCTGTTGATACAATTAAATAGTTAGGGGTTTGTGGTGCTACTATTGGAATAATTTCACCTGTAAATGTAATATAATTATAAACAGCAGGTCTAAAGCGAGGTGCATATTGGTTGTATCTGTCCTTAACTTGCCATGAAGGCTGTGCTCCTGTGGCATACTCTGCTAAAAAGAAATCACACTCTGCTGGTTTCCAGCCACCAATGCTGAATAGTCTGATTGTGGTGTTCCATGGTGATCGGAAATTGCCAGAGGCAGATGCTGCCATCATGCCATTCATGTACACACTGGCCACTACTCCAAGAGGTCCACCACATGGAGCCACTGTGAATGTGAGATTGACTGGTGTGTTGAGAGGCACCACAGTTGCCGGTTGCACAGCGAATGCTGGAGAATCTGTAGAAGATAAACTTTCACCATTACCAAAGACTAGTCTACCTTGCAAGCTACCAGAGCCAGAGCCTCCTAGAAAGCATCTGAACCCACTCAACTGGTAGCTTTCACTGCTGAACAATGATCGGAAATATTCTTGTGGATAACTGCTCAATTGCAGCCACATGTTAACAGTGAAGTTGTTGTTCAATCCCAATTGATTCCAAGTGAAACCCGGGTAATCAAATGTAAAACCATTTGAAGAAATAACATGTATGCCACCTCCATAACTGGTAATGGGATAAAATCCATTAGTCAAGGTTGCATAATTGGACAAACTCTTCAAATTCTGAACAAGGGTACCAGTGCCTGGATAGCTTAAAGTGTTGGCAAAATCAGCATAAAATACTCGGTTGTCAGGAAGTGTGGGTGTTACAGTGGGGGTGGGTGTTCTAGTGGGTGTGGGTGTTTGAGTGGGTGTCCGTGAAGGTGTTATGGAAGGTGTAGGTGTTATGGAAGGTGTCATGGAAGGTGTAGGTGTAAGTGTTCTAGTAGGTGTGGGTGTTCTGGTAGTTGTTGGAGTTTGAGTGGGTGTCCGTGAAGGTGTTATAGAAGGGGTGGGTGTGGGTGTTAATGGAATGAGATTGCCGTTATAATTGAATCCTCTGACAGCCAATTTAGAACCAGACAGAGCAGAGAATCCTATTGATGGCATGATGGAAGGCAGAGCAGTTGCAAAATCATATTTTAAGATGTTTCTAAATATTTCTCTGTTTTTAAAATCTAAAAAGATTGTTTTACCAAAATTTGAGAATCGTATTCTGTAATCTGTGAATTGCGGGCTGCCAGTTAGCTGTTGATACATGGAGAAGGGTTCATCTAAATATTCATTAGATAAGTCTTCTGTTCTGTATAATGGAACAAATTTATTGTTTATTGATGATCTGAGTGTGACACTGTTGGGTATGGGTTTGCCATAACCTAATACACCAGCTGAACTCAAGCCAAAATTGCCAGAAGAATCAAAACCAATTCCAAACACACCATTCTCCACTCCCAAATAAACTTTTATGAATCCAGCGTCTCTGAGTATGAGACTGCTGTACCCCAAGCCTCTCAATGGTGCACCATCATATCTTTGTTGTGGTGGTAGAGTTGTATCTATGAAAAATAGTGAAAACCCTTCACACCCACTCAATGTGGGGCCATAATGTGCGCATTGAAATGAAAATATGTCATCATCAGTTGGATTGATAACAAAACTTGACAAAGCTACAGTAGATGTTTTTGATGAAGGATCTGTTGTAGGCAGTGATGAAAGAGATTGCACACCTACATTGGTGATGGTGGGAGTGGGTGTCTGTGTGGGGGTATTGGAAGGTGTCTGCGTATTGGTAGGTGTCTGTGAAGGAGTTTGTGTGTTGGTGGGTGTCTGTGTAGGTGTCTGTGTACGCGTGGGTGTCTGTGAAGGAGTTTGTGTGTTGGTGGGTGTCTGTGTAGGTGTTTGAGTGGGTGTGGGTGTGGGTGTAGGCTGAATGCGATCATATGCAAAAGAAGCATATCGACTTTGATTTACATCTAAGCCATGAAATGAAAAATAACTGTAACCTGTTGTGGGCACTATTGCAGATGAAGACAATATTGGAAAAACATTTGCAGCTGAAAATATATAACTATAGGAACCTAAATACCCTTCACCGAAAGCCCATAGATTATTTCCATAGTAAAAATCTTTTACATATGTCAATGCTGCATAATATGGTACACCATACTGATCCAAATAAAGTTCTTTTACATATACACCTGATAGTGAACCCGGCGCATATGTGTAAACACCGTTGAATTGTGTAAAATTACCTGTGATATTCTGTACCAGCACAGTATTAATATCATACCAATTGAAATCATTGTAAGTTATGTGTATTTTCCTGCCTGAAAGTGTGGTTATATTTCTTGTGAATCCCCAACCAGTCAATGTTACATAATTATTAATTGGGCTAGATGTATTAATAGGTTGAGGATCAGTATGTGTGTGGGTATCGTAAACATTATTAATAGGTGATGTAAAACCATAAATTAGATTCCATCTGTTTGCGCTTAATTGTCTGGTCGGTGAATATATATATTGATCTTGAGTAGTATATATTAGTGCAGCATATCTTCTCGTAGTATTACCGTCATTAAAATAATAGCCAATGTAACCTGGGAGCGGCACATTAGTGATTGAACTTAAGATGGGCGCGCAAAGCGAATAATTGTAAGTCAAATCTGCTAATACATTTGCAGGATGGCCTACATTGAGACGAATTTTTTCTGGAAGTACATTCATGTTGTTATCCCATTATTAATGCATCATCAGCATAATTTATATTGCCTGTGCCAAGTATGTTGTCTGTACTGTAACCAGTGAGCTCATCGCCTATATTAATGCTGGATGCATTGGTTCTCAAATCGTAAACACCAGAATATATGTTTGCTATTTTGCCATTTATGTATCTGAAATACGTTTTAAAAATATACATCACACCTGACATGTCTCTGCCCAAATACGTAATGCTGTACGTTTCAGTCTCACTGCTGTAACTTAACAGAGGTTTGTCTATGGAAACTATGTTAACATTCAATGAGGACAGAGTGAAGCTAGCCACATCATTCATTGTTAAATTGTCTCTCTTGGCAAATGGATACAATTGGGTGAAGTTGAGAGTGCGCAGATCAATACTATAGATTTCTGGATATAAAATCTTGCTGTTTGTGGCACTTAATTCGGGAAACAGAACAGTCTTGCAAATTATTAATGCATTCTCCACTTCATTGAACCACACAGTTGATATCTTTTCCAAATTGCTGTCTCCAGCCTTAAAGTATACATCGCTTCTTGTGGATCCTATTATTTGATTAGTTTCATAATTAAATTTAAGCTTATCAAAAATTGTGTAGTTTACTGTGTCAATCTGCAGCACATCATAATAAACATCCAATCCAACAGAGTTATTGTATATTTCGTTCTGAATGAAGGTGTCATATTTTATAAATACGCTGCTCAATGCTGCTGAAGCAGGAGCAATAGTATCAGAATTGGAGCTTCTGAAATATATTTCACCTAAGTCCACATACTTGAGCTCATACACGCTTCTTCTCTTTTTCATGGAAAAAGCTTCTGTAAGTGCTTTGGTGTCTCGATTGGGTAATTTGTAATTTAAGAAATTATTATTTTCAGTATAAGAAGGCAGTTGAAATACTGTGGAACAAATGGGTATGCCTCTGTACAGATACAGATAATTATCCAGAGTGGAATACGCAGATTGTGGTGGGTTGTAGTTGAAGATGCCAGGATTCACAGTATTAGCTCTGCCTCTAGGGCCTGCAGGGTTCATGCCTGCATCATACAATGTATTGTAATACACATTAGAGTCTTCATTGAAGCTGGATCTGTCTGAAGAATAATCATCAAATATTTCACCATTTTTTCCAGTAAATGTTACACCATCAGCTATGAAGCATTCAAAGTCTTTTTCTATGTAGCTGGGGCAAAACTTTTCTGGTAAAAACCTGTATGATGCCAATGGAGTAGGTGCGCCTGAGAGATAAAACTGTGGAGGCCCTTGATTGTAGGCAGAGGTGGATGTTGCAAATGTACCACCTTGAAGCCAGTATCCTGAACCAGGAGGAATGTTGGTTGTGGTTTTTAAGATTATGCCAGAGTATCCTTTTGCAACATCTTGTACTGCATAGTTAAAATTGAAGCCGGAAACACTGTCATAATAAAAATGCCCATTTACAAGCAAGCAATAATAAATGCGTTCTTTAACTCTATTCAAAAGATACTTCACCAAATCGTCTATGAGCCTGCTTGGATGAGAATTTTTGTATACACTATACTCGTTGCCAAATATATCGCTCTTATAGTTGACCAAAGTTTTATTGATAGAGACTAACGCATCTATCCTTTCATCAAGAGGGTATCGGGTAATAGGAAACAAGGGGAAGGTATCTTTGTTTGCCCAGACTTTCTTGAGATCACCGGCAAAGAACTCTTGACTGTCCACATATCTTGATATGCCTTGAGGTGCATCTTGCAGGCTTTGCTCTCTGCTTTGGTACCCTCTGAACGTTTGATAGTATGGATTGCTGTCAGCTTCACCAAATCTGTATTGATTGGAGAAATCAATTTTTAAATCATAGTTGTTTTCATTAAAGATTAAAGGTGAACTAAAATTTTCTTTTGTTAGACCGCTTACATTGCCGTATTCACTAGGGTCTGGAAAAACATAAAGTGTATTGGCACTTAACGCAGCTGCATTTACTTGAGCATTAAAATCTTTGGAAACAAAAGTGGTTAACCCTAGTTTATCAGGTTTAAAAAACAAACCAATTTCTTTGCCGGTTTTTAAAAAGCTGTCACTTGCCACTGCTGCAACTGTTGGATATCTTTTGTTCAAATAATTTGCAAATTTGTTCTTTGCATCAAAAAGTAAACCAGTGACATAATTTGTTTGTGTTGTTCCTGTTGAAAGAAAATAATAACTTGTGCCCATGAACTTGGGTGTGAGTAGTTTATCGAGATTTAGATTTAAATTGTCTTTGTTATTTGTATTGATAGTGTTAATGAAATCACTATCTTTCAAGTAAATTAGATCTTGTGGTGATACATTAGGAGTGATGGAGAAATTATTAGTACCCAACTCTATTAGATAAAAAGGATAGCCTGTGATGGCTGTTACTATTGCAGAGTTTAGGTTAATGAAAACATCGCTATTAATATCATATTGGTTTAAAGAAAAATATTTACTTCTGTCGTCTTCTGGCGTTAAATTGTAATCAGATGGCTGTTTGTCAGGACTCACATCAAGATAATTGCTGTATGTGTCGTACAAATCACCAACTTCTACCACAAGATTGTTTCTTACCTCACTTAATGATAAACCAAGAGTGGATATGAGGTCAACCAAGTCTTCATTTTCAAGACTTTTTGACACTTCATTGTAAATTAATTTCTCTAATCCAAGATCTGATCCTCTCAAATTGAATTTAATGTTGGCTGAATTTACTTCATCGCGTAAAGTACTGTAATATAAGCATATTTCTTTAATTTTTGTTGAAAAGAAGGGGATAGCTATGGCTAAATCTCTATTATTATTAATATCAATGTTCTTTAAGAATCTCTTTTCTTCTGAAGAGCTGTAGTTAATAACTATTTCACTGATGAGTTGCGTGTATAGATCTCTGGATGAGATGGTTTGCTCTTCTACTGATAAATTCTTTTTTTGGTACCAATTGTTGAGATAAGACTGGTATCGTGATAGAAATTCTTCGGCATTTGTATATAAGCTGCTATTGTACTGTAACCATTCATTAAAAGTGAGGGGTGCACCTGAATCCACAGGATTATCTACTGGATTAGTCGACGTTATCGATACATCTTTTATTTTTTCGTCAAAATAATTAAAATTATCGGGCATCTAATTATTTAATTGTTATATACCAGGTCGCTAGCGCTTAATATCAATCTAAGCCCTTTTGTTAGTTCATAGCTTAATACATTTTCCATTATGCCATTGATCTTGGACCATTCATTAAAGCTGCTGTTAGAATAGCTTAAAGTTGTATGTGGGTTATTCCAATCTATGATATTATCATACACACCATCATTATATTTTTCAACATACTTGTAAAATTTATAATAATCTTTAATCTTCACACCAGATACTGCTGCTGGCAAGACCAGCCCCCATGCCCAATTGTAGTTAAATGTTGATAGAGGTGCAGTCTCGTTGATATTAAGACCAGGAATGAGTGTTCTGTTCACAACTGTGTAGGTATTTGAGAATATTTCATATGCTACTACCGGAGTATAAGCAGTAACTACACTTGTAAGTACAGATAATTCATCGCCTAAATTGGTGGCTTTGGAGATGGGATATGAACCTAATTTATTATCAAAGTTTAAGTCATATTTATTTTTATCTCCCCATAGCTTTTTATGCTTAATGGATAATAAGTTGACTAGCCTTTCAATCTGAGGAGGAAATGGATAATTATATTGTTCAAATTGTACAGACAATTCATTGCACATGCTCAAGAGAGAGTCAAGATTGACAAGATCAATGTCGCTTTTATTGCTAACAAAATTAGCAATTTTTTCGTAAATTGTTTTTCCAAGTTCATAGGGCTGAGCAGTCACACCACCAACTATTGTGCCCAAGAATGATTTAAAAAATTTATTACATTCACTTAACAGATCATTATAAGCTAATGAATAATAGAACCCTTCAGCATTAAAATCTTCATTAACTTTATACACATTATACTCACCAGTATAAGGCAATATTTTAAAAGAATTACTGCTGCCTGTAATGGCTCTTTCAAGAGATGATTTTACAGCATATTTGTTTGACCATCTTTGACCCAACCAATCACCATAAGCTTGAAATTGTTTCATTTGAAAAGAGCTTAATACATTCTCCACACTTTCAGGTGGGTATTCAAGCGTCACCCAAGACATATTATTATAAGCATCAGCAGGCTCTTGGTATGAATCAATAAAATATAATCTCTTATCAAAGTTATTAATTACCCAGACAAAATCCCCTGTGTCACATGCAATGCCCCCAGCGCTGCCTATGTATGTGGTTTGATTGGCACTACCTGCTTTAAAATATGTTTTTTGTAAAGTGTTCTTGTTTATTTTTGTAACGGTTTGTTGGTTTTCAAACACAATGGCATTCTGTAGCGTATCAATTGTGAGATTTCCAATATTCTTAAACCCTTTGATTGGATAGCCTGAGAGCAATTCGCCTTTGTTATTGAATTTATAGAGAAAATCATCTCTTTGATCTAACCTGTATCCACTAATTAAATTATAAGCAGTCAACCATGCATTATTATCTCTGTCAATAACCACCTCCACAGGGCTTATTACTTTTGGAAATAGAATTGTAGTTAATAGCTGGCCATATGTATCGTACTTTATGAGGAAGTTGGAAGCTGGATGGGTGTATGTTACCCAAATGTTATTATCTACGTCAGTATCCACGCTGGAGGGTAAGAATAAATTCTCACCTGCAAAACCACTTAATTGTGGCAAGTTGTAGTCGGAGCTCAATAGATATACAATGTTACTGTTTGCAGGATAAGCTACAGATTTAATAACACCTGTATTGCAATCTAATTTTAATACTGATACACTATCAAAAAGTGTCATCCAAAGATCATTTCTTGCGTCTAATGCCAAACTTCCAGGGGCAGCACTACTTATTTGTGGCGATCTTAGATCTATATAAGTAATTCCAGAGGTAGTAGATAGTGGGTAAGAGGAAAGGCTAAATGAAGATAACATATTGCCATTCACATCAAATTTAAATAGTGTATCTCTGGAGCCATCAGCAAACCAAGTTTGAAAATCTTTTGTATAGTCAGAGCCTGAAGGTATTACTTGTATGGAGTAGACATTTCTATTGCTCCTGCTGTCGTACTTGATGGATTCCGCAGATAAATTTAATGTTAATAGACCGGTGCAATAGCTATATATTTCTTGTTTGAAGTACCTTTGCAATTTGTTGAATTGTGGCAACGCAATCCATCCAAATATGGTATCAAGAAACATGTTTGGAACATCTCTAATAACCATTGATGCACTCAGAAAGCAATTGTTACTTGTGGTATCAGCCACAAAATACCCTTTATAAAACCCGCCTATAGATTTAGGAATATCAGAACCAAAGTCGTCATAAAATTTAACTGCAGTTATGGGGCGAACCCCGTTGTCAGTTTGCTCCAGTAACGCAAGCTGCAGGTTAAAGTATTGAACATTGGAAAGATTTGGATGAATAGTGGACGAATCTAGCTCTTGGTATGTTTTGGTAGTAAAATTTTCATTGTCTTTAAGTTTTATAACAAATGGAATTTGGGTTTTCGACCAGCTCAATTTTGGAATATCAAATACTGTTGTAGACAGTGTACCTTCCCCGTCTATGCCTGTTGTTGAAATTGATAGTTTATCAGCTGGATTAAATCTTATTTTAGTAAATGGAAATATGGCTGGTTTAAGATTTTGATATCCAATAGGCATGTACCTTATGCTACGATAAGCATCATTTTTAATAGTAAAGCTGTCACTAAATTTGGAACTATCAAAATTTGCGAATATGAAGATAGGAGCGTTTCTTGTTGAGAAATTTTTTACATAATCGTCTGCATAGTAAATTGACTTTTGCCCAGAAGTGCCTGCAAAAACACTGTTGGGTGTGTCCATGCTGCATATTGTTAAGATACCACCATCAACGACTGTGTATATCTCCACGCTATTAGTACACAAACTGTCAACAACTGTATATTCTTCATTGCCGTTGTATTCATTTTTAATATAAAATCTGCTAGTTTTTCTTAAATGGCCCCATTTATCATTATTATATCTATCTAAATCAAGATATTCACCAAGTGCACCTGAAGCATACAAATTAATGGTGTATCCCTCAGAGCTCAATGCAGGATATGACTGCCAACTATTATATCTATACAGATCAATAGGTTCAGTAAGCTTACCAGCAAGAGTATTCAGAAAGAATTTATCGCTGTCTCTAAAAATAAGTGCATCAGGTACAAAATCTTTGATTTCAATGAGGGGTTGATAGCTTGAATCATATGGTACACCTTGCCTGTTATAAACAGTCAGTATAGGTTTGTATATCCCTGGCCATTTGTATCTATGAGTTGCAGTTAAATCGTTTGAAAACGTTCCATCACCGAAATTCCATTGCACGTACTTGTTTGATATGGCGTCTGATGCAGTAAGTAAGGCAGAAGAGGTTAAATTGGGTATAAAGACAAGTGGTGTATTTTCAAGTGTGTAGGATGATAATGTTCTGTTGTTTGAATAATCCTTTACATCAAAATATATATATGAATAATTTATGAACTGCGGGGTAGTATTAGCCATTAATACTCCTTAGTTATAGTTTGTATAGAAGGAGTAACAATTCTTATCTTATTGCCAAAATCAAGGACGTTGTTTAAGTATGGATATTTAAAATAAGGTAATTTTGTATCTTGTGCTATAATTGATATGTCTTTGAATGGGTAGACGGGGTTATAGACCAATAAATTAATGCCATTTACTTCTATAGTATTTTCACCTTGGATTCTTTTGGTCTTCACATCAGTTACACCTTCAAGAGCTCTTATTTGATTGGATATGTTAGTAAGACTTATGGTGGCACCTAAGTTATTGTTAAGAGTAGAAAAATAATCAGTAAATATTTTAGTTATAAGCTTTTTAAGTGCTTCTGGATTTCTTTTTGAAGTAATGTCTCTTGAGATTTCAATAAAAGATGTGTCTGCAATGGCGGGTGAAAGGGTTTCATTATTGAAGCTAGTGCCTACATCAACAGCTACATACACAGGGTCATTAATTATTACTTCTGATGTTGTAAGTTTGACTTGCTGCAGGTCATTTAACAATAGCTGCTTCTGTGAGGCGTTTAAATAATTGGATCTTGATGTAAGTGATGTTAACTTTTCTAATTTGGGTACAGCATAAATGTAGACGTTGTTAAAATTACATGAATCAGCAAATTTTACTTGGTTAAAGAATACTCTACTTGTATTGTTTGGATTAGTTATGCCTAAATCAAAGTAATACTTTAAATGACCAGATATATAGTCCCAATTATTGACTGCATACACAGATGAAATAATATTACTGTAATTTTTAGAAACATAGCTAATAAAATCATCACTGGTTATGAGTCTATATTGACTTCTGAATGTATTGATGGAATTTTCTTTTATGCGGCTCACACTCTCTCTTTCTATGTATGTGGTTGAGCCGTCAATATTTGTAAAATTAATAAGCGCAGCTTGTTGAGCAGTTATGATGTTAAGATTCTCCGGAGTTGTATCAATTTTTACTTGTGCAAAATTTGGCGTGTTGAAGAAAAACAATTTGTTATTGTTTAATAGCCCAGGTCCTACTTCGCCTTTACTGCCATCACTCTTTAGATAATAAATGGCAACTTGATCACCAGCATTTAATTTTTTACCAGTGACGTTGTTGCCAAACTTTATCTCGTATCTTTCGTTTTCATTCAATCTAATTTCATATGACGTGGAATTGGAGCGTTGCAAGAACAACGACTGCACTGGTGCCCATTTTTCCCATTTAGCATTGGGAGTGGCATTATCTTTCACATACACATCCACATTAAAATGATCAATAATAGCATTGTTATTATCATTATCTACTATGGAGATGGTTAATACCTCGTAAGGCTCACCAGTTGCAGTATAAATGGGGTATTCAGTGAACGTTCCTTGATAAAGTAAGTTATTATCTTGTAAATCAGTTAATACTTCTGAAGCATTTGTAGTCTTGAAGAAAGATATGTCGTTATTGAATGAATAATTGTAGCCATTGATAGTGAAATAACTGTATCTTGGAATTGTATAGATATTTGCAAGCAATGCTGGCTGACCAGTGGCTAGAAAAGGCAATATGGGTGTTTGTGATCCTATTGGTTTGTAGCTTAGTAGTTTTACAATTTTATTAATATTTTCGTACAATTCTGCAGTGGTAAAAGTACTTTCTGAGGCAGTTTGATTGAGATAAAAGATTAAAACATTGTATGCATACGCAACAATGTCAATTACAGAGGAAATATTGCTGCCCTCGAAATTTTGATCTGTGAATATCTGCTTGCTGTTTAATCTGGTAGTGATTAATGACTTCAAGCTAGTAGCATCAAAAGCTACATACTCGTTTTTAAGCAAAGGAAATTGTTCGAATGTTGCCATATTAATTTGTGAAGTTAAATCCTGAATTACTTAGTGTCCCCACTAATTTAATCCTGTTATCCTTCTTAATATTCGGTACTACCACTACCAAGGTTATAATATATTGAAAATTTGGCTCATCCACAGCAACATCCACATTTATAACATTGATTCGCGGTTCAAATCTGGTTATATTGTCCAATATATCATTTCCTATTACATATCCTATTGATTCACTCAACCCATTGAACAGATACCTGTCTATATTTAGACCGAATTCGGGATTGAGCGGTTTCTGACCTTTGGATGTGTTGAATAAATTGAATATAGAATTTTTAATGGCATTATAATTATAGCTCAGCTTTAAATCTTTAACTTCATTGAGTTTAAGGAGTTCATTACTTTTTGTGTATCCAAATTCCATGTCCAAAGTAAGATCCGAGTAAAGATACTCTTCATGTGCTGGCTTAACCTCTTTAATGGAATTAATTTTTATAGTTGCCACACATATATTTATGTGGTTTTTATCGATTATAAGCCTATTTCTCGCACGCAGAAGAATAAATAATTTTAATGAATCTCAAGTTCACTAAGCTATTTGAATCAGCATTACAGAGGTATTCAAATACAGGATTTTTAGCTGGTGATTTGGTTGTTTTCAAAGATAAAGCGTTTAAAGACGAGTGGTACATGAACGCTGGCACAAATACACAAGAAAAACTCAGACAGATGGCCACAGGCGGTCTAAATTTGAGAGTCTCTGCAGTTAAGAACAAATACCCTGCAGTGGGTGCAGCAGGTGACACAAGTTTCATTGGGTCAGAATCAGATGTTGATATTGTAGCAGAAATTGCACCAGGCAGATACATGGATTTTGTTACTGTGCCAAGCAGACTTTTAGATGTGAGAAGCAGTTACCCCAATTTACCTGATGTTCCAGAGATTTTTAAGAAAGGTGATCCTGCTAAGAGAGTCAATATCAAGCCCAAGCGAGTTAAAGATGAAAATCAAGAAGTTCCTTTCTATACACCGCAACAAACAAGGCTTTCCGACATAGGCAATAAAAAGCTATCCAAGGGTGATAGAGAATTGCTAAACAAGAATATTAAGATACCTTCAGTACCAGTAGCATCACATAAAGATCCAGCTAGCTACACTTACAATTATTTACCTAAGAGCTGATTTGAGTTCTGAGAGTGCTATCAAGCACGTGTAAAAATTTATCTCCTGATCAATCACAAATGAACTCCTGTACAAATATTCTGATATGGTCAGAAGGTATTGCTTCCTAACATTGATATCATCTTCATTCTTGTCCACATAGTTAAATAGTCCTCTCAGAAGCGAAACATAATCATTATTGAAGGCAGATTCGTTTTCAATAAGCACTTTTCTGAGAGTAGTAACATTTTTACTTTTAATTTCATTGAACAACAACTGAAGGGTTTGATCGCTATCAGATATATCAAGGCTTAATACCTGATTAACTGAGTATTTTTGAAGTTCATTGATCGTTTTTCTGAGATCTGGATAGTTAGATTTAATAAAAGACAACAAGTGTTGCTTTTGATCAGCTGGTATTTCGATCTTTTCATTTTTAAGAATATGTACACATCTTTTTACTGAACCTTCCACAGGAGGTGTGAGGTCAAAACTTTGACACCTGCTTTGTAGGGCATTAATAATTCTGTATTTGTAGTTGGCAGTAAGAATGAATCGTGTAATAGATGAATACTCCTCCATAGTATTGCGTAAAGCGCGTTGTGCATCTATGGATAGACCGTCAGTCTCGTCTAAAATAATTACTTTAATATCACCATAGAGACTTTTTGATTGTGCAAAGCTGGTGACCTTGCTTCTGATAGTATCAATACCATTTTCATCGCTAGCATTGATGTAAAGATATTGCGATTTTAAGATGTCATTGACAATTATTTTAGCAAGCGATGTTTTACCAATGCCTGGGGTGCCAACAAACAACAAGTTAGGTATGGTTTTCTGGGTTTGTATTGTTTGGATGAACAATTTAATTTTATCATTACAAATAAAGTCTTCTAAGTTTTTAGGCCTATATTTTTCCACCCACAAGCTATTAAATGTTAACATTTACTATTTTCCGGAAGAGCCAAATCCTTTGTCTCCTCTTTGAGATTCTTCAACTTCTCCCCATTCCATGGGCATTGAGAAGTTTATGTACACAACAAACTGAGCTATCCTGTCACCCACATTAATTTTATAGTCAACATCCGAAAGATTGTACAGCTTAACACCAGCATCTCCTCTGTATCCACAGTCAATAATGCCTGGATGAGCCATAATACTATGTTTGAAGCCAAGTCCGCTACGCGACTCAACCTTTATCCAGTATCCTTCCGGTATTGCTGCAAACTTGAATCCGACCTTAATTACTGCACTGCCTTTGGCAGGTATTATTGATTCTTCAACTGAAAAAACATCATAACCTGTATCATTATCATGGTTTTTTACCGGTAATTTTGCCAGTTCATGGGTTTTTTCAAACTTTAACACAGGCAAAAACTGAATATTTGGATCCACATCACGGCTATTAGAGTTATCTTTACTATACATCATACTATAGTAATATCGTTTCAATAGAAATCAATATGTATAAATACTATTATGAGTGAAGAGCTTAATGAAATGGTAGGGGATTTGCTATCTCAACTTAAAGAGGTAAAAAAGGAAGCTGAAAAGAGCGAAAAGACAAGAGACGTTTTAACTAAAGAGAATTTAGAGAAATTTGTAATTGAAAATGCTGGCAGGTTAGTATCAGAGAGCATGGATATAGTTATTAATGTTAAGGATTACATAAGTTCGGCACCAGAGAGTAAGGACGTGGGTTCCATGTCGGAACTTATAGCTGCCACATCCACTGCACTAGAGACTTTAAATAAGATTATAATAAGTGACAAGAGAAATGAAACATTAGTACAAGTTAAAGACATGGACATTAAGAGCAAGAAAGAAATAAGAGAAGTTGATAATAATAACAGATTATTAGCCACAAGAGAACAGGTCTTTAAGATGCTCATAGAGAGCGCTAATAAGAGTGCAAAAATAATTGACACTGAAATTATAGAACTTGAAAATAAGAAAAAACAAGATTAATTCTTGTCTTTATCGCATTCAAGGAACTTACCAGAAAAGTTCTTAAATAGCTTATTAAAGTCAAATAGATTAGTAAAGAACTTCTCAATATCATTCCATAGTTTTTCAAATTTGTTACCTATTTTCTTGAGCATATCTTCAATTCCATCGAAATCAAATGTTAATAATGCTGAGAAGTCCAAATCACCTATAATAGGTAATTGGAAATTGCATATCAAATCTTTTGCTTGTTGAGCTAATTCTAGTACACCTAATGGGTTGCTTGCCAGATCTTTGAAATTGGTATTGGTAGCAATTGCAGCCAGTTGTGGGAACGATCCTAAATCTATTGATGGTAGAGACAGATCTATGAATGGAATTGAATTTAATGTGTTGGTTAAATTTGTAGCCATGCTTTCTATGGATTGTACAGCTTGCAATGGATTTGCAAAACTTATGGCATTAATATTTGACGTGTTTGATACATTTTGTACAAATCCGCCCAGTTCGCCGAATATGGAGTTAACAGGAGCTACTGCTTCATTGAACGTATTAGATAAAAATTCTACAGATTCGCCAATAAACGGTTGGGATAACTGCAATGCACCACCTGTGCCTAGCTTGTCTGTAAGTGAGCTAACAAATGATAGTTTATCATTCAATCCAAGTGTGCTTTCAGTTAATTCTTGTTGTTTAATAGATTTGTTTTTTGTATCTCTTGAAACAAATTCTGGTAATTGCTGTTGGCTGGTTTGATTTAAGAAGGTATTGTTTATGGATTGAGTGTCGACTGGTTGATTGCTATTTGTTAGTCTGACTACCCCTAGTGATTTTCCAATAGTAGCATTTGATGTGCTCTCTCTGTATTTGTTTTGCAATATATCAACAATTTGATCTCTGCCTTCAATATTGATAGTATAAGAAAAATCAGGAGTTTTTTGTAGATTAAAACTATCATAATTTCTTAAATTTAAACCGGGTTTATCGTTTATATTTGAGCAGTATCGAATGTATTCATAACGATCACCAAAGTATGTATTTAATTCTGAAACATAATTTGTTATATTTCTCTTAAAATTATTGAAAAATACCATGTCGTTCACAAGGTTCTGACCATGTGCGACGCTAGAATCCACATATAAATTGCCATTATATGTGCTCTTTTGGACTTGAACTAAGTTATTTCTAAAAACTCTATTTGTAAAAATACTTAATTCCGCACTATTCTCTAGAACAGCTTTACTAATTTTATTTAACAAAGATGAAGGTAGCGTACTAGAGAATCCCTTATCAGAATTTAAATCACTTACAAGTAAAGTGGAATCATCACTAGCAGTAGTAAGGTTGTATAATGAGCCAATACTATCACTTGTAGGGGCAAAAAAATTCTGTTTATCAGTAAGTTTTTCAAGCACTACATTTTTAACTTCATCCACTGAACTATTAAATTTTTTAATCCAGTAAACTTTGAAATCATTCTGCTGAGTTTTTAGTTTTGTGTTTAACTCCACAAAGAAATCAATTAAATTTTGAATAGGGTTGGAACTCTTTAATGCATTTCTATAGTCAATGGCTATGTCTATGGAATTGCCCATGTAATTTTCACCGGCTTTAAATCCTATTTGTTTAATAAAATCGGTATATTCTTCTAAGAACTGTCTTGAATTTGTAATGTTACAGTCTACCAGTTCAGGAAATAAGGTCTTAACGTTGAATCTGTTGTTGAGCGGTGTCATTATATGCTATTCTCCTGTAAGAATACGTTGCTTGAATTGTATGTCTTTACACATCTTAACTCGTTTATGTATTCGTTTTTTTCAAAAATATGCTTTACTTCAATAACAAAATATACGCCTAGTATTTTAGTATCAAAATCGCTGTCAGAAGTGCCACCGTCCCTATCTATGCCTATAAATGTCCCAGCTTGTCTGTGTGTTGAGCCTGGTACTTTAAAATATACTATATTATTTAAAAAAATTGTATCAAATAATGCTTCGTTTCTACCCATGTTCAAACGCTGCTCGGGGTTATCACTGAAAACTGAAAAAATGTTATTAATATTTTTCTGTGTAGTTCTTATACTGCCGGGTACAAAGTTTTTGTATGGGCTGGTTCTGCTCACCCCTTTGAACGGCTTTACATAATTATTTTCATATGCCTCCATGACTTTTTGTATGCTATTATTTGAAAATTCAATATTAAATGTCTTAGAATCGCCGTCATGGCTGTGAACTATTTGTGAAGCAATGTGCTTTTGTGTGAGAATACCAGGCATCGGATCATAAGAAAAATTATTAATAGTGCCAAAAGATTTAAAGAACAATGATTCACTAGGAACACGTTCTGAAACTTTTTTTATGTTGTATGTGTTGTAAGAGTCAGAATAATTACCTAGCTTAAACGTTTCGAGATACAAATCACCACTGTTTTCATTTGTGAAGCTGCTTTGTTTTACTGCGTTTTTAAAATAATCTGAAAGACTTATTAACGAAAATTCGCTGGTATATCTATCGCATTGAAGTATGCACCTATCATAATTATTATCTTTTGATGACACATGTCTGCTCATTAAGTAGTTTAAACAATCAATGCCCTTGTAATTAACTGGAGACGAGAAAAATATTTTTGTACTGCCAGTTTCAAAATTATTACTAAATGTTACAGGCAGATTTGTATCATTAAAAAATGTTGAAATGAAAGATTTTATGGCATCACCAGTGAAAACACTTCTTTCTTGATTAGAAAGATCTTGAATCAAGTCATCAGTTTCCAATAAGCTTGCTGTATTAAAATACGTATTTTTATATTCCAATATATCGGTATGTAGATCTCTCAAATACAGTTTTTTATATTTTTTGCCAGGCATATCACCTAATATTTCTTCTGTATTGTATATGGCCATGTTCAATCGTATTCTGAATACGTTGCTTTGTTTAGCATTATCAAAATCTTTTTTGAAAGATGAATCCTCTAGCTTGGGTATTATATCAATGTAAACAAAATCTCTTGAATCACCTCTTAAGATGAACCCGCGATCACTACTTTTTGTTTCATTGAAATAATCGCCAGTTAAATTACTGGCAGATTTATTCTGTTGATTAATATCGGCTACTCTTTCTAAAGAATCCAAGTAATTATTTAAAACTAAATAACCAGAGTGTCCAATGTTGTCTATATTATCTTGAAGAACTAATGTTTCTATTGCTCCTATCTTTACCTCTTGTCTCCTACCATCAGCAGTTATGATTTGTATCTGAAAATAATAAGGACTTCTATCTATGACAGTATTGGCATCAACAGCATTTTGTTGGTAGATACTCATAACCTTTTAATTGAATTCTGTATTTCTCTTAAAACCAAATTTACATAATCAGGCTTTATTATTTTTACAACCATTCCTCTTTCAGGAAATTTTACAGGGTTTCTTATTTTATTAAGCATGCATATTAACCACCATAAATGAATAGTTTTGTAAGCATTGTAACTAACGGTTGTCCAAGGCATCTTATCGGTAATAGTTATATACACTAAAGCATTTTTATCTATATCATCTGGAAAGCTTATGCTCTGAATTAAGTTGTAAACATAGCTACGTTTTTCTTTGTGCTCATACAGTTTAAATATGTTCTCATACCTAATGCTGTCTAAACTGGGCAAAAAGGGTATGTTGTTTTGATGTTTGCCATCCATATGTATATTTATTTAAGTTATTGATTAGTAAGTGATTGTGCTCTATCAAGTATGCCTTCAAGTGCTGTGTTAAATGCAGGGTTAGTCTCATCTCGTAGCAATGTCCTTGTTGTTACTATACTTGATTCATCTAGAACATTATACATAGTGTTCTTTGTATCGGCAATTAAACCTTTTACTGATATTCTGACTACATAAGCATCAGGAACTATGGCTCTGACAGGTATAAATTTGTTTTGAGAAGTGACAAGGGATGGTGCAGCAGGGCCCACAAATGCAGGGTTTTGAGGTTCATCAACTCTCAAGCTGCCTGTAGTTGCCAAGTTAAAATTTAATTCTCTTCTGGAACCCTGAAATTCAACACTGATGGAAGATATGTAAGCATAAGGCATGAACTTAACACCTGGTATTCTAATTTCATAAATTACTGGAGGTTCAACAATGGAGCTATTTTTTCTTGCAGGCTTGTTGTTGTACATTAACAAAAACAACAACTGCCAATTGTTTACCACATCATTAAATGTTGCGGATCCAGTGTTGATTAAGGGAAAGTTAAAACTTATTTCTTCTCCTTCAGAAGAGTAATTGAAGAATTTAGCCTGTTCCACAAATGAAATCTTTGTTGGAGCATTGATTACGGAGGTAGCTTCTTGAATGCCTCTTACAAGATCACCTCCACTCTTCAAAAGACCTAGAAAAGGGTTTGATGCATCATTAGAGAAGCTACTATTAGTTGAGCCACTGTAGTTATCAAAATAAGGCAAATTAAACACCCAACCGGTTGGCTTGGTGATGTACAGGTTTTTGTATGGAAACAAGTAGTTACTTTTGCTGGCATTTAGTGTGGTATTTTCATCTCTAGCACCCGGTATTGTATCTAAGGCAGCTTTGATGCTTTTATCTGTAAACTCAGCAACTTGTCCAACACTATTATTTATATTCTGAGAATTATTGTTAGTAGCAAAATTTAATACATTTCTTAATGTTTCATTATTTTCAAGGTTCGTTAGCCCTTCTCTTACATTTTGCGATGCAACACCGTATGTGTATTTGAGTTGTGCTACTAAAGCATTAGTTTTGAGTCTGAGTTCTCTTAATATGATTCTTGGTACTTCTTGTCTTGAATCAGTTAATTTAGAATAAGTCCAATAAAAATTTTTAACCACATCAACTACACTGCCTTGCGGACTGTCTGAGGATGCAGCTATTAACCCACCACCAATAGGTGTATTGTTTGTGGATACCAATTGTGGCGGGTTAGTATCACTATCAAAGTTTAACTCCGATTCATTTCTATCAATAGATATGGAAAATAAGCTCATGAATTTAAGCTCCCCGCAAATCTTGATCTGGTATCTAAACTTGAAGAATTTGTACCACCAAAATTCACATTTGCAGATTGATTCATAACACTAATTAACCCGGGTTTAGCTAAACCCGGTAGATTTGCAATTACGGTCAATAATTGTACCACCTGTTCTTGTAATGAAATTTCCTTTGTAGAATTAATGGCACTTGTTTTGATATTTTTCTCAACTTCATCCTTAGCTACAAAAGGTAGTTTTACTTCTTTGGATGCTGCAGGCTTAGGAGCAGTAGGTTCTTGTGTTTTTAATCGATTGTATGGGCTATCTTTAAATATTTCATTTTCTGCGTCTTTAAGAGCGTTTTGTCTCTCTATTTTCATTTGGTCTTTTAACGCATCGAGTCTTTTTTGTTCCGCTTCAATCTCTTTATCTGAAGGCTGGGTTAGCTTAGCGGTGCCTGCTCCTACAGCATAACCCGTACTGCCAGCTAATAAACTTGCTGTAAGAGCTCTTTCTTTTGCATTTAATAAATTTCCTGTTGCAAGTGACTTCAGATAGGATGCTCCAGCTGCAGCTGTACCGGCAAGTGCCGCTGCTGTTAATCCTGTTTTCGCCTCTCTTAATTTTGGATTTTTAACATCATCAAGGTAGCTTTGTCTTTCTTGTAATTCTTTTTCGTCTTTTTCTCTCTTATCAACAGTAAGATTTGGGAGACCTTTAGCATTTAAATCATAAACTCTTTCAGGGCTAAATTGTTTTCCTGAAAAATCCAGTTTATTAAAAAACTTAAATTTATCAAAAATATTGCCACCTTGTGGTGCATCCTTGAATTGATCTATAAGACTTCTAACAACTCTAAGACCTTGTGCAAGACCCGGAGCATATTTTTCTAAAACAGCAAGACCCTTAAATATTTTAGATTCGTCATCACTAAAAACATTCATAATAGCTTCAAAAATATTAAATACCGTCTTTAATGCGGCGTTTATTTTTTCACTTATAGATTTTACTATTTCATTAAAGACGTCGCCTATATTTATTTCAGGTGCTCCTGGGGTTATACTTTTACCTGACGCAATCATTTTATTTTCTGCGAATCCAAAAGCTTTTCCTGTTAACATTTTCATGAAATTAGTAACACCTCGCACAGCAGGAAAATAGTTACCAATATTATCAAGAACTTTAACAATGTCGTCATATCTGGCACTGCCGCCCATGGTAACTAAGGAATATAGATCAACAAAAGATTTAGATATATTATTGAAAAAATCGCCTATTTGACTGAAAAACGGAGCTGGGAACTCAGTAATTTTTTTAAAAATATCTTCAAAAGTAAATTGTTTTCCAAAAATACTGAACTGTTTGCTCTTATCACCGGTGAGATCACCAGCTATTAATCTGGCTTTTGATGTACCGAAAAAGTCTGCAATAAATTCTGCACCAGGAATAGCAAAAGCCAATTGCTTAATTCCTTTTGTAAAATCGCCTTGGAAGATACTAGTGAACCCTTCATAAGCATCTATGAGTCTGCCTACAAGCGGTATGGATCGTATCATTTCTTTTAAGCTCTTGTCTTTACCTGCAAATTTCTGCAGTAAACTTGTTACACTGGATAGAATTTTGCCTTGTTTAAATTCTTCGAACATCTTTTTAAATGCAGGAAATTTAGTTAACCCGAAAGCAAGAGTTGCTACTCCACCTAAAAGTAATCCTATGGGTCCTAGAATGCCAGAAATAAACCCTTTATCTTTTTGACGTAATCCTCTAAATTCCTTTAAAATAGCTTCGTTAGTTTTAGACTGATCTAATTTACCTATTAACTGTTTAGTATCTTTTGTGAATCTTACTTCTTTTGGCTCCTTATCTCTTTTGGCTTTTTTCTGTTCTTCAGTCTGATACACAGTGAAAAACTCGCCTATTTTATCAAATTTCTTACCTAATGTAATTTGTATTTTTTCTAAAGTATCTGATACTCTCTTATTACTTTGCTCTATAGAAGTAAAGCCAGATCCCATAATAGAGGACATCTGTTCAAAGGTAATACCATCCATACTAAATATTTATGAAAAAATACTTAGATAGTAAAGAATGCACCGTCAACTTCTATGGCAACATTATCCAGAAAAGCATAATATTTTTCAATATCTCTGTAAGACTTAATAAAATCCAGAATTTGATTATTAATTTGTGAGGGTAGTTTTTCAACAATCTGAACAATATCATCTATTTTCTGGTTTTGCGTATTATACTCAAAGGTTTTATCTTCTTTAGTAATTTTAATGGTTTTTACAAATTTTATTAATTCGTAAACAAATAGCTCACCAATGACACTCTTAAAGTCTTTATCGGCAGTGGTACGTAATTTATGAAGGCTAAATTGGCTCATTTCTTTTTCAAAACCTAATTTCGGGGCTTGAAGCGACACACAAAAATTGCTGAAAACAATATCTTTATCAAACGCGAAATCATAAGTAGCTTGTGGAAATGTAGAGATAAGAGTATTTAAATTGAGATCGCGGTCTTCAAATTTATATGTTGCATCTAAGCATTTAGCTCTTAATGCGATTGCTATGGCTTGCCTATCAAATGTATAGAGATCATTAATATCAATGCTGTCAAGAACATTTTCGCTCAATATGCCATGAAAGTTTATAATAAAAGAAAGTTTTGTGAGTGTTTCATCTATGGACGATTTTAAAAGATTTTTTTGCTGCTTTAAATTTAATGCTTTGAAGCGTATTTCTTTTTTAAGAGACGGTACGTAAATGGGTATAAAATTGTCTCTGTTTAGAATATCTAATTGCGATATGATTTCTGAGGTATTACTCATTTATAATAATTAGTTTAAGAGTTAGGTATATCCACAGGAGATTTAGTCTGCTTATTCCTATCTTCTAAGTCTTTCTTAAACAAGTTTATATAAATATCGATTTCAGCAGGCGTTATTCTGTCTAAATCCTCTAACGACATGTTCATCTTTGAAAACAGAAAGAATTCAATTTCATAGAATGAAAGTAAATCTCTCTTAAAAATAAATTTAAGAAAGTCAAAAATACTCTGCACATTGGCAGAAAGAAATATTTCTATATTTTCAGACAAATCGGCAGGGTTTTTAATCTTAAACAAACAAACTTTAGAAAGTTGAGCTTCAAGATCTCTTTTAAATTCATTTATTTCTAAAAAAACATTTGCTGGTAAATTGTTTAAGATTTCCTCTGTAACCGGATATTCACTACCATTTAACAATACAGTCTCTATGAAGCTAATATATTCATCTTCATAGTAGAGTTGATTGGGTATTTTTAATGTGACATCTATGTTATCATTTAAAGATATCTTTTTGTTATAAAAATTATCAAGATTAATATCTTCAATCTTTTTGATAAAATCTATAATATTAATATCTTGTTTGAAGTTTTTGCTACCTAATGAGAGTTCTAGCTTATCAGATACACACACTGCTCTAATTGTGAGTAGAATTATAATTTTTTCTAGGAAATTGCATGAAGGTAAATCAACTACATGTGTTTTTAAGATATCTTCTAGTAATATATCAATTGATTTGTTGTTGTTGTTGGTAATATTTTTTACTAAATTTTTATATGAATTAAAAGAAAGCTCTTTTATTAGAGTATTTTTCTTTGCAAATGGTAGGTAACAAGAGTATAAAAAATTCACTAAATTATTTACAAGAACCCTAGCGGATTAATACTACCAATGCCATTTTGAAAGCTGCTAATTCTTGGAATTTCGCCGTTTGAAATTCTGTTTACTATGTCAGCAATAGGCAGATACAAATTGTTCTCCACTGTATAATTTGAATATGTCCACCTTGTGGAATATGTTGTTAATTTGTCATTTTCGTAGTCTAAGTCTTGTTCAGATATTTGATATGGCACACAATTATAGAAGTGAAACACTTTTCTAGGGATCATGGAAATGCTATGATAAGTTCGAGTGTATTCAAGCAATGTCATATTAACTTTCATGTTTCTAAGATCCTTTCTAACTCCGGTATCACCTGGTCGTGCTGCCAAACCATAATGTGATGCCAGTATGACCCATGGTCTGATAACAAAATCTATGAATGATGTGTTTGTTTCTCTGAAGTTAATGACTAGTGTTGGTGCTTCAGTTGATCTGCCACCACCCAAAACACCAGGCAAAAAACCTCTGTTGTTCTGTACAGAAGTAGTTAGCACATCAAATTGCTCAGTGGGTATGGTTATGGCGTGGGCAAATAAGCACCCAATTACTTTTTGCAATGGGTAGCTCGCAAGAATTGTTTTTGCAGTATCAATGTCAAAACCTTTTTTACTGCCATCTGTGCGTTCCAATCCTTGTATTAAGTTAGTTCTTAAACCTTGTGGATAATTATCGATTACTACGCACCATTGAGAGGAATTTGGAATGGAAGTGAACCACGATTCCATTTGAAATAAGAAATAATCTCTTACACTAACAATGGGTACGCCAGGTATATTAAAACCGAATAAATTGGTAACTTGTGGAGCAAATAATGGGTTTTGACCTGTTGCTAAGCCAGAGAAATTCTGACCTAGTCCATTTAAAGCATCAGTGAATGGATTATTCACTTAAATATTTAAGAAAAAAATTAAAGTTAGCTGAGTTTTCTCCAGTAATGGTAGGAAACAGTTGCTGTGAATTCGATTGTTTCGCCAGTACCAGTAGCAATATTATATGTTAAAGGGCCAACGCTTCTTACTGAAACACCAACCAATTGATATTGTGCCACTTTGTTCATTTGATTATCAAGCTGAAGTAAATCTATGATAGCTGTCTGTTTTGGTGCAAAATAATTACCAGTTGAATTGCTATCATCAAAAATATCTGTTGACCATTGTTCGAATTTTTGTCTTATCTGTGATTTTGAATCAGCATAGAAAGTAAGACTGTATGCATTAGATTCAGGATACACAGCATTTCCTGGGATATTAAAATTTAATCCCATGTAAGGAATTGGAATGTTTGTTATCTCGCGACCGGGTAATGATGCTGTCTTGACATATACTAAATCACTGTCATCAAATGTTACTGTACTGGCTCCACCTGTGTTAATTGAGAGCACTCTGAAGTTAAAATCACGTGCAAATTCGCGTGATGTTGCTATTCTGTAGAAGTCAGTAATGAGTTGATTTACGTCTGCCATATAAAATATTTATTAGGAAACTATCTCTTGGAAGCTGGTTCCTGTTCTGGTTGCGTAAAAATTGCAAAGAATGTACTCTGCACTTCGTACTGGTTTAATATAGATATCAATTACAATTGTATTGTCATCAATAACATTGGTTGTATTGTTTCGTTCGTCGCAGATTATCAAATAATCGTAAACACCTTGTGTATTTTTTGCGTTATCAAAAATAGGTGAAATTGAATTTAATATTTGTGTTCTTGTAAAGAGTGTATTAGGCTCGAATACGAAGTATTTTACTGTATCGCGAGTTGCAGTCTCCAGACTCAAGAACAACCTACGAACATTAATTCTATCAAATGCACTTGGTATTTTCTGAAGTGTCTTTTGACCAAATATAACGTATCCTTCTGCAGGGAAGAAGGTTACTGGGTTCAAGCTAATACGATATAGTAAGTCGCGTTGTTTCTGCTTAGGATAGAGAGCAATATCAACAACACCTGTTAGTACACCGCGTTTAAATCCTGCTGGTGCAAACCATGGTTGGAAGTTAGAGTCAGTATTTGCCATTGCAGCTGCAGCAAAGCCAGAGAATGGAACCCACACATCTTGATTTGTTGTAACATCTGAAACACGTGCGCAATTGGCGAATGTGCATGCATAACTTGTATTAATACCAGCAAATTGATTCTTTAATGGCCAGTAGATGTTGTTATTGAATGAGTTGGTTGCAAGATCAAGGGTTTTGATGTTTGAACCTTGCACAAATATGTTTGTAATGGGATCAGCAATGAACAGATGATCCTTGCGCACATTAGTAAAGTTTAAAAATGATGTTGCAACTTCCATGTATCTTGAAGTCGCAAAAGGTGCTGGTCCTGTTTGTGCTGTTAGCGACTGCACTGCGCTATCATATGGGACTGTGTCATCAAAGTATCCTGAAGTTGCAGGGTTAAAGGAGTTGAGGTACACTGTGCCTAAGCCAGCTTCTGTTGTGAGATTGACAGGATAAAGATCAACATTGTTGATTTTATCAAAAGCATAATCAAGCTTGGTTGGCACATTGCCAATAAGCTTTGTGGTTAAATCCTGGTTATCATAATCACCCAGGGCAACCAAATTGTTGGTCTCACCTAACAGATTTAGAAACCCGCGAACTTGTCCAATTGGCGCGCCAATTCTGTTGATGTAGTCCTGAGATGATTCGCCATTCAAATATTCCGACATGCCTTGACTGAGAAAACGAACTTTCTTTGTTGGTAAACCGGTAGAATCAAGCCATGTGGGCTTGTTTTTATTAGAAATGAATGGGTTAACTATTGAGATAATGTTTGTAGAATTGTTATCTACTTGCTCAAGGAAATTGCTTATTGCAGGCCCACCATTTTGTGAAGCGATTTGACGGTTATAATCAAATGAAGCTGTGAAGCCATCCTTGAGAATATAATCAAGAGCAATTACATCAGGTGAGCTGGATGATTGTACAAGTTTGAAGACACCCACTGAAACTGTATCATCAAATTTACTTGATGAAATGTCATATGAGGGTATGTTTTCTAAAATTTCTGAAATTGTTAAGTTATTGCCGCCCCCAGTGCCAGCAGCAGCGCTCAAACCAAAGTTCAAACGAGTTGAGGGTACATTTACATAATCGCCACCACCTATTGCTTGTGCATCGCTGTTAATGGATAAAACTGAATTTATGTCATTATATGGGGTGGCGGGATTGAGATTGGTATTATCAATAATACCCACATATGTTCCCTCATAACGGGTGTTGATTGTGGTTTGTGCTTTATTGAGAAGTATAAGACCCGCATCTTTGAGAGATGCAACATTGCTGAAGGCGGTTGCTCCACTGGTATTGTTTGACCATGTGAACCCATCTCCTCTTAAAATGGAAAGATACTCAGGTTGAGAGAGTTTGAGATGGGTTGGCTTGCCAAAGAAATATACTGAATCATTGCGATCAATTGCAGTTGAAGATACTCCATCCACATATGAGACCACTGGATAAACAAGAGCACTATATTCTGTACTCACATCAAAACCTGCACCATTACCATATGGTAATCTATAAACAATTACGCTTGCCGGTGACTGTAATATAGCTTTTGTTGTGTGGTAGAAATATCTCTCTGCAGCATTGCTGGGTTGGCCGTATATCTGCTCAAACTCAGAAACAGATGTTACACTGATGGGTTCTGAAGAAGGACCTTTAGCTGCAAACCCTGGAATAAATACCACTGTGGGTTGTGCGCCAACGTTTCTTATTGTAAAATCTTGCTCAGTTATCTGTACACCGGGACTTTGAATTGTGCGTGCCATATAAATTATTTATTGTTTTTTGGATAAAACTTTTTAGTTTTTTACAAACTATCTACACTCTCCACCAAAGTAGCATGAAATTGTGAATAATTGAATGTAGCTGATGTTTCTATTTCGCCTGCATCTCTATTGTTGTAATCAATGCCTGCTAAGCTGGTTGGAAACGCGTTTGTGTATACAAACTCAATAACTCTTTTGTCATATTCATCCAAAGAGAAGATTGACAAGTTAGATGCATATTCAAGATTAATGGATTTATTGTTATTTGCCATGATATCGGTACCATCATATATGCCTGTTTTACTGTCATTCAATATGTTTAGCCACTTGTAAATTACCCAATAATTGTTGAACCTGTTGTCAACGGTAAAGTTTATAGTAAGAGGTGGATAGGGCGGTCTGGTCAGAGAAGATGTGTGTAAGGTTTGGCCTGCATACTTTAAGGGTATTGCAGGTATTTCAATGTTGGGCACAATGCTGCCATAGACTGAAAATTGAAGAGAGTCTTCTTTGATAGTTGCATCACTGCGATTAATTTTTCGATCAATGCCTTTTAATCCTTTGGGCAGGTTCAATATGAGCAAAAATTTATCTTTTCTGCTTTTATTAAAAATACTTTGTGAATATGGAACTAGGTTTGCCATATATTAACTTAATCTAGACCACCCCTGTGACTCCAATTCTTTTAAGCCTTCAAGCTCTTCTTGATCAGCTTGTGAAAACACAATAGGTGTTGTGGAGCCCATGGATGCATCCTTTTCATTACTGTATATTGAAGTTGGATTAATAAAATATTTTATTCCGTAGTCAAGCGATTTAATTGTTAGTGGTTTTTTATTTGAATCAAATTCACTAACATCAAAAAATTTTTCAACCAAATCATTTTCTAAGATCATTAATGCCCATATTAAGCTCATTACACGATCATCCCAATTATCCATTCCAGGTTTAGCACTCCACGTACCATTAGGATACCGAATAAAAGCTTTTAATTCTTTTAGTGTTTTTACATCTTTAATTTTTACAGATTTTAATTCATTAATCCAATACCTCATGTTCATTACACCTTTATACTTTGAATTAGTATGAGCCAGTACACCTGGTTTATTAAAACTAGTGCCACCAATCTTGGGACCATATGAAACAATATTCTCATATAGGTGCGTATTTTTAAGTTGATCAACTACTTGTGCGCCACAATTGTTTCTTTCAATCATGGCAAGCGGTGAGCCCCAATGTTGTAGGATTTCAAATAATTTTGTTGTGAAGTTATAAGGGCTTATAGTTCGATTGTGATACACAGCTACCTGTTCAATCTGTCTTAAGTTAGTAATGTCCAAGATTTGTATGACACTTGCAGCTTCACCCACACCTTCACTTATGTCCACGCCAACGACATAAATTTTTTCTTTGTTAGGTTCATCCCATAATTGATATTTTCCATCTTCAAAAACAAATTTTGGTTCAGTGCATTCACTTTTCATTTCTTCAAAAAGTTTTTCGTCCAGAGCACTTTCACCAGTTTGTAAGAAAACATTTCCAAACTCTTGATCAAATACATCCCTGCTACCTAAGGTGCGTATTGTATTTTCTTTCCATGCTTCATCTCTTCCCGGAAATTCCCACCAATCGACTTTTTCTGCATGCCAGTCATTTTTACGTTCTATTGCTCCTGTATATAATTCATGAAAGAGATTGCCTGTACCATTTGGTGTTGAAGCAACAAATATTTTGGACTTCTTAGATGATGAGATAATTGGATAGACTGAGCTCCAGAATTGTTCCACAAGATGATTGTCAATAAACGCTAGCTCGTCCAAAATAAGAACGTTGCAACTGTCACCTCTGCCTGCATCACTGCTGGTTGTGGAAATGCCTATGCTACTGCCATTGCCCAGTGACATGGATGTTTTCCCATATTCTACAGTGCCTGGTTTGAGGTAGTTAGGTAGTTTTTCATAAGCTAACCGTATCCTCTTAAAAATGTTAATTGCAGTTTGCTCTTTGTTGGCGACCACTAAAATACGTTGATCTTCAAAAAAGCAGGCAATCCACAAAGCATATATGGTCATGAGAGTTGTTTTTCCTACTTGTCTTGATGCCAACAGACAAACAAATCTATTATCCCTTAGACTTCTCAAGATTCGCCTTTGATAGCTGTGAAGCTTGATCTTCATCTTTCCCTCGTCCAGGTTGGTAATGAAGAAAAAGTTTTCTGCAAAGAAAAGTATGTTCTTTCTTGATTTGGCTATGTCTTCCACCCATTCAGGGTGTGCTTCATAATCAAATACTGTTTCAGACGTAGGTAGATTTTGATTACCTAAATAAAACTTGGAATCTGGTTTTTTTGGCATAGATACATTAAATACTTAATATGAACCAGACAAGAACACTAATAGAAATGGGTAACTTCTATGAAAATAAGATTATAGAAGAAAAGAAGTCAATGTTTCCACCCAAGGGCACTTTCAAGATGGTGGATAAGAAAGAGCCCTCGGAGGCAGAAGCTGACAAGAATGCTTTTGTTAAGAACACTGGTCCAGAGAATGCTGACGGGTTTAGAGACAATTTAATTGATACAAAGGTAGCAAGTAAAAAAGAAAATTTCTATCAACCAGAAAAATTCTCACAAAATTATGAAAAAACTGAAGTTAAAACAATAAATAATTTTATGAGCAAATCTATTTTTGACAAATTGTATGAGGATGTAATGTCCGATCAGGCCCAAGACACTGAAGCAGTTGATGCTGCAGCCCTTGGCCTGCCTTCAGTTGATTCAGGTAATGATTCAGGTGAAGAAGGTGAAGTAAGTTTTACACTGCCTCGTGACATTGCACACAAATTGTGTGATGCACTAAAAGCTGTTCTTGACACTGAAGAGGAAGCTGGCGATGAAGAGGGAATGGGCGGTGAAGAGGGTGATGCAAGTGAAGATGAACAATTTGCTCCTTCAGAAGATGCCGAAGCAAAGGCAAAGATGAAGAAAGATGAGCATAAAGAAGATGAAGATAATGAAGGTGTTGCAAAGGAAGCTACAGAGCTCAAGGAACTTCCTGCTTCTGCTGGTCAAGGACTACAGAAGAAAGACAACAAAGTTGGTGATGTTACAAAGTCACTAACTTCAAGTGGTGCAGGTGATGCCAAGGTTACTGATAAAGTTGGCAATGATGGTGAAAAAGGCCATGCTTTAGTTGGTGCTGGAGTCAAAGGTGCTAATGCTTTCACAGGCAAAAGCAACAAAGTTGATTCAAAGACATCAAAAGTCGGATCATACCTTGCTGGTTTAAAATAACTAAAAATTCAAAAATAGTAAAAAAAGGGCTTAATGTAAATTAAGCCTTTTTTTTTGCTTAAATATCTACATGGCTGAGTCCTTTTTAAAATTTTTCGAAAAGTATGGAGTGGAGCATCGGCACATGAAAGATGTAATCCCTGATCCCATATCGCATCCACAAACCCCGGGTAAAACGGTTCCTGATTACGTAAGAACTAAAGTTAAGAATCAAAAAGTACAGACCTTGATGAATCAAGATAGTGGTAAACAAATTCTTAATATTCAGGATATACAACAAATACAAAATGAATACAACTTGGAATTTGATCCGCAAAATCCAAAGAAGCTTGGCAATACAGGCATTGTTTTGAAATTTGACCCAATTTTTAGGAAAGCCATAATAGAGAAATGAATACTAAGGACAAGTATACAGGTAGTAACACTATAAACATACAGCCTTTTGCCTTCAAGGATAACGACTGTTTTAGATACACAGATAAAGATAACAATTCAGCTGAACGAATGACGGTTTCTAATTATTGGAGGGAACAGATTAATCTGTACGGTCAGAAGGTCGAGTATTATACACACAATTACAACGTTTTATCTGCAGATAATTTATATGGCGAAGATCCAATACAACAATATTCTACACCAAGATTGATTACTGTGGCAATAAACTTGCAAGAAAATGCATTAATGTTGAGCAAGTTTGGATTGGTATCAGATGATGAGCTCACCGCATTCATTCACATAAGCGCATTTTACACTGCATTTGGTTATAACCAGGAGCCCAAGTCTGGTGATCTGTTCAAGCTTGTTGAATATGGCAATGATAGGCCTGGTGGCAGACAAGGCAACATATATGAAATCACACAACGACTAGATCAAGATATTGCACAAATAAACCCTCTCATGGGACACTATGTGTGGTTGGTTAAAGCCAAGAGGTTTGAATATTCATTTGAGCCTGGGCTCAGTGGCGGTGAAGTGGTTAATGATCAGGTTTTTGACGACACAAAAAGCCCTTATGCATCAGGTGCAGTCAAGCCTTACAACTACAGTGTCAATGAAGCATCCAAGAGCGTGTTTGACTACAGCCAAACCAATTACTCTGATGTTTATGGCGGATATGGCGGTTGAGGTTCATCATAAGAATACACAGGTATTCTTTCTTTTCTGCAATTTGAAATGAACTTTTCTGCATCTGGTATGCTGTTAAATTCAGCAGCCACTTTACCATCTATGCATGCAAATGTATAGATAAATTTATTATCTTTCTTGGATATGTTGGTTAATACATATTTTATATTGTATTTGAACCTTTTATCAAGCAATTGATATGAAGGGTTGTGTATTATAGTGAAGCTGGTTCCAACGATGTAGTGCATGCATTCTCCTCATTTAAACTAGGTGGTACAGTGTGCATTGTATTGAATTCATTTAATGAAATTTCATCTAGCATGGATTCATACCTCTCAGCAATATATTTTTGAAAAGCCAAGGGCTTGATCCAGTCATCATTGTCCTGCAAATTGCATTTGAAATTGCCTGCTTTTTTTGATATGTAATCCAAGGCTTCAACCAAGCATATCCACCTGGTATATTCTTGAAGTTTAAGTTCATGAACTTTATTTGAATTGGTCTTAACTGTTATGGAGTTTTTTGATGGTACTAATTGCATATCCAATAATAATATATGAAAGATCTTTTACGTCAAGAAGATTCTTATTTTTATTAAAAAAAGTTATCACTTCAAGAAATGCATTCAAAGACGTGTTTTGTGCTTCAAAGAATGTGCGGCAGCATCTGGTAATTTGTTCTTTATGTTCTTCCAACACATCGCTATTTTTGATAGAGGCACTCAACGCATCATAAAAGAGATTATTTAAACCGGAGAAGAAAACTCTTTCATCAGATACTTTTTTAAGAGATACAAAGCCATATTCAAATTTTTGGTAGTCAGCTATGGTCAGATACTTTTTAAAAAAAAGTATAATGTCATCTGGAAGCAAGCTTGCAGATTCAACTGCACGGTCAATGCTATTGGGCGGTATGCTGGTTGTCAATTTCTCAATGCTTTTAGGAATTTGCATCTGGAATCCTTAGATTATTTAAAACAGCTGATGGGTTTTCAATGGCTTCTGTTGCAATGGCCGTTTCCGCGTCAATTATTACACTTATTTTCTTGTTGCACTGCGTGCATTTGTAATAATTCTTTGCATTGAGTCTAATGGGTACAAATTCCACAACCTTCTTGTAGCAAGGGCATGCCACTTCCAAACCTTGAAAAGACAGCTCCTTGAGCATTTCATTTTCGATTTTTTTTATTTGAAGACCGGTGTAAATTCGTAAAAAGGTTGAATACAAGTAAAAACCAGTAAACTGAAAGACGATACCTGTCAGTATGCCTGCAACAAAATTAAGCTTCAGCAGATAAAAAATAATGGCAAATAGCAAAGACACAAGGCACAGTGTGAATAGCTGATTCAATAGCTTTTTGAGCATATATAGTATTATATATTACAATTCCAATATCAGCAAGCTATTTGTTACCACTGATAACAGTTTTTATTAAGTTTTGTATGACTGTGAGTTTCTTGATTGCAGAAATGATGTAAGCCTTGGCATCATCATTGAACTCAATATTTGGATTGTTCAATGATTGCTTGAAGAGCTCCACTGAATTAGAAGAGTTTACATACAGATCACCAAGCTGATTTATAACGTTTCTAAGTGGGTATGGCAGATCATTGCCAGCTTTGATGGCACCTGGAATTTGCGGGTTTTTGTTGGTGTCAAAAATGTCATTCAGAGTGACACGTTGAGTTGACAGATCTCTGGATGCAATGCCGCTTACCCATTTGTTATATTGCATCACTTCATCAAACAAAAGAGTATGTTTCACATAATTATTTAATCTTTTTGGAATAAATAATATTATGAGTCTCTTTAATAAGGTGTTTGATACAGTGCTTGAAGCGGATGAGAACATGGATGATACTGCAGTAGCAGCTCCACAAAATGATAGAAATGCCATGGCGCAAACTCTAAAAACCACAGCACCTGAAGACTATGATATTAAAGGCAGAGAGACAGTTGTTGATCAAAACAAGCAACATCAATTGCAGTCATTAAGAGGATGGATTGAGCAAATTGATGTGTTTATTAAATTTTTAAATGGCACAGATTCTGATTCTATTCAAGTGCAGCTGCATGCTGCTCCTTGTGATTCAATATTTGAGGACATGGCCAGAAGTGAGAAAAAGAAGATTGCCAGGCTGGCCGCAGAATTAAGCTCATTGAGTGAATCAATGAAGGGGTACTTAATTTCTGCTAATGACAGATAATAATAATTTTGCCTTGATTCCGCTGTGGGAATTTTCAACAAAATAACTTGGATCCACTGAATCTATTTTTTTATCTATTACCAGATCATTAATATCCTTGTATTTTTTGCCGTCATTTTCAGGCCATATGAATACAGTTTCACCATTTTGTATGAGCTTCTCAGTCTTGTTTCTGCTGGCCCTATCATTATATTGACTATCCAGCACCCAAATGCGTTTGTGAAATTTAAATGAATTCAGCTGATTCTCCTGTAATGCAGAAAACATGGTGTGGCTATTCTCTTGAATACCTGAAATTGCTGTGCCATTGCGCACAAAAAATGCATCAATAGGGCCTTCAAAAACAAAGATATATTCTAAATCTGCATTTATGTTGTTAATGTTGTACAGAGATTTTTCACCATTTATTTTGCTCAAGTATTTGGGATACAGCCTCAGATCTTTATCATAGATGATTCTTGATTGATAGAAGATGACCTCATTTTCCTCGTTATAGAAAGGTATTATGATTCTGTTCTTATGAACTTTATCATTCAATGATAGAAACAAAGATTTGGGTCTATTGATAGCGTTAATCATTCTTCTCTTCTCTAACAAGAGCAGTGCATCATTAACTGTCCTATTGTTGTTATAGTAATTAATCTGCATCTTGTCAAATAAATCAATTGATTCAAGTGGCAGTCTTTCAACTTTGATGGGTTTTTGAATGTCGCTTCTCTGGTCGTCCGCTAATGCTTCCAGAGGCAAAATCTCATAATTTTTCGATTCATTTATAATTTCCACAAAAGTAAGTCCGGAGACTTCTTGCACCCACTTGACAGTATCACCATACCAACCACAATTATGACAGCAAATTTTATTATCATCTACCAAATAAATGCATCTACGTTTTTTGTTCCATGATTTTCCTTCTCTGCATATTGGACACCCGGCCATGTATGTGTTGCTAAATTTCTTGAACTTAGGGTAACCTGCATACTGATAGAATTTCTGAACAATATATTCTTGAGGTATAACCACAAAAATATTATAACTTATTTCTTTGGAGGTTCAATATCTTTTACTGATACCAGGCCTTTGCGTATGAAAACACCACTTGCAGGATCAATATAATGCGCTTCAACTATTTCCTTGTTACCACGAATAAAGGTCTTTAAGACTGGTCTGACAGGCTGTCCACTAATGGGGGAAGTGATGGGACGAGGGTCAATAAGATCCATATCAGACCTTTCTCAAGGCAGTGGAAAGCTTTCTCTTGAAATCCTCTGTGAACTTTGCAACATATGAATCCAGCGCAGTATTTGCAGCCTCCACGCCTTTGGTATTAATAATATTTTGAATAGCATCAATATCACAAAGAACTGTAAATGATTCCACGTCCTTATTCTTATCTTTCTCAGACCTAAAAGTTGTTTCAATAATTAAATTCATAGAACTATTTATACCACCCTAATTATTTATCAATAGTCTTATTTGTTTTATACTGTTTTTGACACATACTATAGATCTCTACAGGCAGCTTGTTGACAACATCCAGTATCTTTTCCTTTAATCCTGTATCGAATTTTTCAATAGGCACCTGTCTGATTTGCATGTCTGGTAATGATAGGAAATAGTATTCTGCATCTCGTTTTTCCATAAAAACAAACATTTCACCCAAGTATTTACCACCACAAACAGCATATACATGACGCTCGCGAGGATGTTTGCTGAACAAACTAAACAGCTGTTTCATGGGAGAGTTTCTCAATACTAGACAGCAGTGTTTCATGCACAGGGGGCAGGTCTAATCCAAGATCAGCTATTTTTTCAGTAGACAAAACACAATTGGAACGATTTGCTTTGAGTTGCAAATTTTCAATATCTACAAACTTCCAATTCTTATTAATGATGTTATTTTTTGAAAGTAACTGAACTATCTCCTTTGCATCAATTCCACCTGGGTTGACCACATTGTATATATCAGGTTTAGTCTTGTAAAATTCGTGAACTATGAATTTGTTAATAAAGACTGACAAATCATCAAGAGAGGTTAAACTGTTTTTGAAAGATATGAGATTATCATAGTTTATAATTTTATTAATGATATTGCGTTCAGAAGAATATGAGCAGAATGGCATACGTATTCTGAGGATTGATGAATGTGTCTTTGTATAGAGCAGTTCAGCTAGATGTTTTGTTTTAGAATAAAAACTGCTAACATTGGAATACATTCCAAAATTCGGAACGTCATCTTCTGTGTAGTCTTTCTCATAACCGCTGTAAATACACCCGCTTGACACATTGATGAGATAGTGTTTATATTTTTGGCAGAAGTTGCTCAAGAAAATGGGCAATTTAGTATTGTATTCCACACAAATTTCTTTGTTCAACTCACATGCATCAACATTGGGTCTGCCTGTGTATCCAGAACAATTAATAAACACAATGTCATTCTCTGGATAGCAATGAAGCTCCCTTAGAAATTTTTTCAATGCAATTTCATTGAAATAGTCAACTTCTTTCCTGTCAACTATAACTGCATGCATGTTGAACCATTCTTTAAAATGATTGAAGATATGGTTGCCGACAAAGCCTTTGCCAAGAATTATTATGTTTTTCACTAATATAGTTTATATTAGTTTTTACAAATCTCCACGATCATCATCTTTTTCGCGTGTACTGAACATAAACTTATTAACCAGTGTGCCAAGAGAATCAGCTTCCTGCTGATTGTGTGCAAAAATAGTTTGCACAGGATCACCATCACAATTGTATCCCAATAGAATAAAACAATTTAAATATTCTGATATTGTAGAATTGAGAGCATCTAGATCCTTCTTTAATGCATGCTTATTAGTTATCTCTTCTTTTAAAAAGTTAATTAATGCTTTATGAGTGAGCTCTTTAACCTCCTTGTTCTCATTGGGGTTAAAATTGTTTAGATTGCTATCAGGAGGATTGCTTTTGCTCATCATATTTATTTATTCTTTGACGAAGATATCTATTGCGTCCTGGGTAATCGACACCATTGGATACGCCGCTTTTTAATAAAAAGTTGATGATTACTTCTATGCTATCAGTTGCTATATAGAAATTCTTTTGAATGCGTCTGCCGCCATCATTCATCTCAAATAGCACTTCATTTATATTACTTTTGTTAAAATAACAAGTTATAAAGACTGAAGCTTCAGTTGGATTAACTATGATTGTCCACTGGCGAGGATCAGATTTAGCATACACATTGAAGACTTTCAAAACAACAAAACCATTGTCTTTTAGACGTTTTATGAAATAACTAGGTGTTCTTAATTTATTTTTGCTCATTAGTTTGTTAGAGCAGATATAATGAATTTAAACGAAGTATTGTCTTGATTTAAATCCAGTACACCCACCCCCATCTTTGTTATAAGGTTGAATTGTATGTCTTTGAACTTCATAGAAGATATTATTCTAAATATCTCAAAATTCAACGGTATAGGTACTGCAAACTGTGTACCTTCATAATTATTGGAGATCTCAATACCATAGGAATCGATATTGGGGCGAGTCTTATCTGTGAGCTCACCAAGAACTGAACTGTTTTTAACGCTAATATATATTTTATTTGACTCAGTGGTAATCGTACTACCTTTAATGAGACTAAGAATTGTATTTTGTAGCAGTGTAAATTTACCGTCAAACTCCAATGCATTTATTTTATCAATGTTCACTTTTGGTGAAGAGATGATATTATCATCATATAAATGGTATTTAAACCTGATTGTATTAGACGTATAACCTATAAAATTAGATGAAACATCTAATTCAAAAGCAGACGGCTCAATGCATGAGATGACACGATTAAGTTTTTTTAGATCCGGTACATTTAAGGTTTTCTTAATGTCTATATTTTCATCATTAAAGACACTGCTAACAATAACGGTATTATCACTAGTTGCAATGAGCGTTGAAATTTTTCCTTTGTCGATATTAATAACTGCACTATCAACTACTCGGCTAAGAGGGGATAAGAAATTATTAACAAATTTATCTTTATCACTTATCAAAAGCTTCATAACATATTATAATGTAAGAGTGAAGCTAAATCAATTACTTTTTAAGTAGCTCAATTAGTCGATCCATTTTGATATCAAGGTAATCAAGTTTATCAAAAATTAGTTTTGCATAGTTACAGTTATTAAAGTCAAACTCAAGTTGGTTTGGATCATTGGGTGTGCCATTGCTTGCTGCAGTATTATTGATAGACAATTGCATCTGCTGAGCAAGAGCTGGCTGCAAGTTAATGCCAGGGTTAACAGTATTGACAGGAGAAGCTATTTGCGGCGATACACCCACACTTTCTATAATCTGTTCTGGTCTTAATGTCAATCCCTGGAGACTATTACTCTTGGAAATAATGTTTCTATCCAACTCTTTCATTTCACCCATGAGATGCTGTCCCATGAACTGAATAGTTGTTAACTTTATTTCTTCAGGTGTTAGCTCTCGGAATGTATCCATTGATTATAGGTCTTTGAGCAACTCATTGATAGAGTCATCTTCAGAAGTCTTATTAGAGGAGATCTTCACGCTCTTAGTTGGTGCAACACTGGGAACTGGAGCAGAAGCCTTAACCTCAGTATGAACGACTGGTGTGCTTGTGCCCTCATCGTCGACATCCTTTGTTGCATAATAATGTGTATCCATGAGACTCTTGAGCTCATCATAACTCTTTGCAGTTACGTACGATTCTAGGTCAAAAGAGCTCTTGTAAACCTTATCATAACTATCCTCATCAACATTTTCAAGCTCTTTGGGTGTTGTAAACTTAGATGAAACATAGGTTGGATAGTCACCCTGCTTTTCCACTTTAATGCGAAGATTGCAGCCTTTTGGAGACAGATCAAAAATTCTTGGACCAAGCTCTGATGCTTCTTCACCCTCAATAGCTTCCATAATTACTTTATGCAGTTGACGGCCAAAGCGAAGAATCTTTACCTTGTTGTTATTCTCAGCATTAACTGGATCATTAACAACATAACAATTTACAAGCCAGCGTTCAGTGCGGTTGATGGCCTTGGCTCTCTCTTTTTCCTTCTCAGTACCTGTTCTTAGAACTTTATATCGCTCTTCTGCAATGGGATCCCTCTGGTTCCATGTGGATGGACTTACTGCAGTAATGAGTTGACCGGTAGCGAAGCTATTCCAGCCATAGGAATAATAATGTAAAAATGTTTTGGTAGGGTCCTTTAAATTGGGAAGCAATCTTACAGTGTATGTATTGCCTACTTCTGTGCGGATAAAATCCTTTGCACCTGATGATTTTTCGTTATTTTTGGAAAGAGCACCTTTGATGCTCTCAAACATGGATGTTGTAAATGTACTCATAAACTAATAATAACAGATATAATGTATAAATCAACTCTTTTTCGTAATTTTATCTAATCCCAGGGTGACAAGGTTCAGGGCTTTTTTTGAATTATACAGCTTGGTTCTAAAGAAGGAGACTTTATTGTAAAGATCTTCGTTAATAGTAAATTTGACAATATCAGGATTAATGCTCTTAAGCACAGTGTCAAAATTTGAAAAGCCAAATAATGTATAGAAGTTTATCTTGTGGTCTCTCAGGTGAAGTAGAAATGAGTGCTGATTGTTGGTTTTGTTGCATATGTAGTTTTTTATGTCTATGTTACTCTCTTTGCAAAAATTCTTAATAAAGATTAAAGAGTTTTTGATGCTATTCAACTGTTCATCAGAATCGGGATCCTGATTAATTTTATTTTTTTGAAAAAGCGTATAGGCTTTTGTAGCTTTTAATGTTGTAAAGTATTCAATGGGGAAAAAATTCTCATCTTTATAGAGAGTGTAGGGCGCACTAAAGAAATCGTCCATTGAGATGTTTGGAAACCTTTTAAAAAAAGAGCTTAATCTTTTAAGAGATACATATTTTACGTCATCAAGCTTGTTAAAGTCCTTTCTATAGTTGAAAGGCAGATTTTTTGAAGCGCGTGAGGCTTTTAGAAAAGAATTGTATATGTGTTTATCGAAATTTGTAATCAAGCAAATCTTCTCTTGTTGGCAAGCTGAACTTTGAGTTTTTTTCTTTGGGATGGTGTTAAGAACCGTCTTCTTAACCTAAGGTCATCCAGAACACCGCTTGTAATTACTTGCCTGCTGAACTTGGTGTACATTTTATCAAAATACATTTTCTCTGTGCATTTTTTTGGATCTAAGATAACTGCTGCATTTATATTTGGTTGGTTCATAATGGTAGATTGTTGGTATGACTGTTTAGATACTTCATTATATACTTACTTTTATAAAGTCCAGGCTCAAATTGAAGAAAAAAAGTGACTGCAGAAAAATTGTTCTGTAGGTCGCAATACTTTTTAAATAGATCTCTCAAATCCTCGCGTTGCAATAGCATAATAAAGACGTTAGCCATGTTTAATTTCTTAGTATGTAATAATGTAACAAAACTACAAAAGGAAAGAAAGAGATGTGTGTACTCATACGAGCTCAAATTTTCAGTGGGGTTAAGTCCATTCACAGTTACTGTTAATTATATACTATTTAATGCAAATCAACAGTTTATAACGATAGCTTGGAAAGAGTAGAAATTGTACTAGAACTGCCCTCAGTATCATTAGCATGCTCATCTTCTGTAATTGTTAAGGTCGAGTAATCAATTCTCATAGAACAATGTCCGAAGTTTGGACCGAACCGGTTTTTCATGAAGCCCATTTTGATAACGCCTAATTCTTTATCTGTATCTTCTTGCCAAATACTCAGAATAACATCACCTGTCATGGCTAAGCCTATACTTTCAGATATTGTCTTGAGACCAGGATCAGTAATTTCATACCCTTCTCTATTGAGTTGTGTTGCAGAGATGACTGGACAATTAAAATGATATGACAGAGCACGAAGATGTTCTGTACAGTTCTTAATACGCTCATAGCTTGAATCACCAAAAGCTGGTTTAAGAAGATTGACATAATCTAGTACTATGGCATCAATGTTAATACCTTTTTGAATTATTTTTTGAATAAACGATTTGAGTTGATGTGCAGTTATGGTTGCTGGCGGAAACTCTTTGATAAGAATTTTTGATTGCGGGTTTTCGAGACAATATTCACTAATTTGATTCTTGAGTGTTACACATTCAGCCTTGAGCTGACCTAGCGGTATTTTTGAAACACTGCTGCATAATCTTTTTGCATATATGAGTTCAGGCATTTCAAGAGACACAAGAAGAACTGTTTTGCCCTGTTGTGCAATGTTGACTGCTACATTGCCTAAGAATATAGACTTGCCGATGTTGGTCTCGCCAGCAAAAAGATAGAGCGACCTGCCATTCTCTAGAAACCCGCCACCGATCTTATCATCAAGCCATTTCCATTTGGAGGGAATGTATTTCTCTGTGGAGTTGAGGTCATTTATTACCATATCAATGTCGGTGAATAAATCTAAACCTATTTGAGTAGTGAGTGTAATATTACAAGCTTTATCGAATTTTTCTAATATTTTTGATGTATCAACATCGTTTTTAGATATGTCATCCACTACACTCATCATTGTATGGTAGACGGCTTTTTCTTTCAAAAATTTCTCTGTATTTGTAGTTAGCTCATCGTTATTAAAATTTTTGTCTATGCCGGTGAATAGTGATACCACATTTTTTAAAGACGTCTTTAACTCGTCAGTTGTCAGGTAGGCCTTTATTTCAGTTATAGTGGGGCAAGCACTATTTTTGGTATAAAACCCTTTTATTAGCTCAAAAATAGCTTTGGTGTCTTTGTTCTTAAAGAAGATAGGATTTAGATGGTCAATAACAGAAGCCAGATATATTTCATCTGTAAGACATTTGTATGCTATGATAGTCTCAAAAAAGTCTAAATCTAACTGAGCCATAACTGTATTATAATATCAATAAACGAATTTTCAATCAAGGTATTCTTGGAGAAATTTGCGCTCGCTGTCTAGATACAGAGCACTATTAGGGTCTAAAAGCCCCGGTGATTTGTGAATAACCCATATGGGATACACACCCAATTTTAATTTCTTTTGATTGGCATCTATACAGCTTGAAATGTCATAATGATGAAAGGTGTAATTTTCATTAAAAGTAAATTCTGCGGTATTTATTGCCTTGCAATTGACGCTTAAGAACAAGCCGTCCAATACAGCAACTCGTGATGGTGTTATGCCAAAGCTTGTCATATTAATAATGTTTTCAGAAACAAAATGAGCAACTGCACCTCGTAGGTTGTTGCTTTGAAAGCCGCCGCACATGAGATGCCACAGTGCAGGATTCTGTATTTTCATGTTTATCCCACCTGCTAATCCAACAATGTCAAAACTGTCGTGCGCTTTTTTAAGTTTATCTATTATATTGAAATCGTCTACATACACATCATCATGCATGAAGACAATGTTATCATATTGAGCAGATTTTTCTTTAAGAAAGGAATTATAATTAACTGACAAGCCATCCTTGTTGTTTGATTTGTAAAATATATCAAAATTTAATTTTTGATTTATTTGCAATAAAGATTTGAATGCCAGTGTTGATTTAGCATGCGTATTTCGGGTACAGAAATAAAAAGCAGTTTTCATTTAGTGAAGAAAGGTGAATTTGGTATGAATTTACCCACAGATGTTATACCTTCTGGTGTTATGAGATAAATTAATCCCTCTTCAAGTTCATGAAAATTATCTTGTTTTATTGAAGAAAAACTATTTGTAAGGAAATCTGCATATATGGTGCTACCAGATCGCGCTATGTATATGTGGTGTGTCTTATGATTATAAATCCATAGGCCAAATGTGCCTTGTAGTGAGCCTAGCACATGACGGATAGCAGTAATCTCGTCTTTTGTTTGTTTGTATGCTTGGTCAAGAAGAGGCGGTATAACGGATGTATCAACTGCATTATAGGATTTCTTGGGTAGTAGTTCACGAAGCTGCTTGTAATTGGTGAGCACACCGTTGTGAGCTACATGCCAATCTTTGAAAGAGAAAGGATGTGACGTCCTAGGTGTGTAGTTTCTCTCTGAGGATGTTGGTGCTTGTGTGTGGCCAAGGTAATATTTGAAAGTATTTATGGGTTTTCTTGTCTTTCCATATTCAATATCAAGCTTCTTACTAAGCTGCATTTTTCCAGCGCTCTTAATAATGGCATGCATCTTGTTATCAATCAATAGCCCACCATAAGAAAAGGTGCCCCTGTTCTTGTTCAAATTATAGAGTTTAACGTATTCTGTAAACTCTTTGGCTCCAAATATTCCACAAATATATTTTATACCTCCTTATTATTATATGTATAAGATTAAATAATTCAAGATGAATAGTGATTGCAGTCTTATATTTGAAGCATATTTGAAAAGAAAGAAAGTGCTTTCTGAAGCTCCGATCTATGGCATGGGTGATATGGGATACACCGGTGACATTGAGAAAACACCAGGTGGTGGTTATGGTGTCGGCAAAGCTGCAGCCAGAGAAGGCAAGACAAAGACCGACATTGCCAATAGCTTGTTGACTGCCATCAAATCAAAGCTCTTTAAGCCCGGTTCAAACATTATTGATGGTAAAGAGTATCAGCTTTTCTATCCTGGTAGCAAGATGAAGTTTCGCGCAGATTTAGAAAATTTAATCAAAACAGAGTTAAAGTTGGGTGGCACAGATGCAAAATATACAGCGCGGGTGATCGATAATTTGTTAAATGTTGTAAGGGTTGATGTGGAAGGCGGTGTTAACACAACAATGGTAAAAGTAAAACAAGCTGTTGATGCAGGAATGATTAATAAGCCGATTACTGGCACAGAACATCCAGCAGGTTCGCCTTTGGATGCAGTTGCAACATCCAACACTTATGTTAAGAATATGGCAACAAAGTTTATTAGAGAATTTATGCCAATTTTTGTTGAACTGCCTGATGAAATCAAGATTGACAAAGGAGATATTTATGAATCACCTGAACTTGAGAATGAGGTTATTGAAGCTACAACACGTGCTTATGATGTAACCAAGTCCAAAGATAAAGAATTTATAAGAGACTTCATTGATTCATTGAAATATAAGAATAGCTACATGCCGGCAAGTGAAACCAAACAAAGCGAAGGGGAGGGTACAGGTGAAGCTCCAACAGTAGATGAATATCCAGAGGGCGATGATGTATATACAGCAGCCAAGCAAGAGTTTGGATTAAGACAGGCGCCAGTTGATAGGGGTAATTTTAGTTACAGCGACTGATAGGTTTGCAGTTGTATTTGTTCCAGGGTAATGAGATTTTATATGAAACAGGGTCTATGTACCCAGCATCCATGAAGCCCTTGATGCGCAATGAGCATGCAGTACATTCACCACAGGCTTGCTCTTCACCCTCGTAACAGGTCCAAGTCTGACTAAAATCGACACCAAGCTTCATACCGAGCTTTATGATTTCTTGCTTTGATTTGTCAATCAATGGTGCTGCAACTGTAATTTTATTTCTACGATTCAAAGCCGATACATTATTAATTTGCTCCAAAAATTCTTCACTGCCATCCCAAAACCCCGCTACACTATCGGCTTGAGCCGCACCATGAAAAACAGTGCTGGCCTGATAATTTTCTGCAATGGCCAATGAAATGCTAAGTAACATTAAGTTTCTGTATGGAACATAGTTTACAGTCTGTGGATCACCCATTACATCTTTAGCCTTGGCAACAGCAACTTTATTATTAAGGAGTGAAGAAACTTGACATATATCTTTAAAAAACGGTAATTTTAAATGTAGACTATCAATCGGTGTGTCAACCGATTCAATTTGAAATGATGCACAATTGAGTTCCTTATCACGGTGTTTTTGACCGTAGTCATAATTAACTGCAATTACTTTGTCATACTTGCTAGCAGCAAAATGCAACAGAACACTGCTATCCATGCCACCACTGACGGGCACTACGACTTTACTGGATGGGCTCTTCTGCTTGCGCTTCATTAGAGTTATACTGGTAATCTAATACAAGACGTTTGTCTAATTCAGGTATAATAAATTCTTCGTAAAATAAAGGATCTTTGGCAAAAGTCTTGGCATAACCAAGCTTATCACCCTTCTTGTACTTGCCTGATGTGATGCCCACAGAATATGTGGCGCCAGCTTGCTCAACAATGCCACGTGCAGCTGCCATGGCAAGTAGACCACTGTATTTGTTTAAACCTGTCTTGAAGGAAAGATACATCTCTGCTTCAAGGAATGGAGGAATGAATCGATTTTTTACAGTTAGAGCTCGAAGAGTTGTTCCTGAGTATTTGTTAGCTTCAGCAATCTTTTTATCGTCTGCATCCATTGAATCTCCTTCACCTTCTTTTTCATTGCGCTTGGCTAATTGCACCAAAATACTGGACATATAAACAGGGCCAGAGCCGCCTGCTTGACTCTTGACCAGTGTCGGGTACATGGAGCCTGGATCTTCATACGTATGGTTTGTAAACAAAATGGTCACACCAGCTTTTGCAGCTTTGAATGTGAGGGTGCGAAACAAACTCTTGAGAGATTTGGCACGAAGACCCATATCTGTAGCCGATTTGTCTTTGACAATATCATCCAGTTCTTTCTGAGAAGCAAGGTTACCCAAGCTATCAATGCTGATAATAAACTTACCTTTTGCATTGTTTTCAATGACGCTATCCAGGAATGCAGCAATTTGATTTCTGCATTGATCAATAGTATCCACAGGAACATATTTTGTATTTTCAGCATCCAGTCCGACGCCTTTGGTACTGTTTTCATCGATGGCTATTTCAGTATCAAAAATAACAGGGGTTAACCCTTTCTTTTGTGCACTGGCCAATATCTTGTTAACAATGAATGTTTTGCCAGTTTGGCTAGGTCCTGAGAATCCTATGATTCTACCTTTAGGTACACCACCACTACGGCAGCTGCCACCTAGAATGGCGTTGAGAGCATAGCAACCTGTATCAAACCATTCATCCACTTTACTAAGTGCATTTTCATTTAACATGGAAGCTTCACTGTTGAGCTTATCTAGAGAAGCAAATACTTGTTTGAGATCTTTATTCATAGATCTAGTATATATGGAATGCCTTTGAATACAAGTAAAATATTACTCGTCAAACAACTTAATTACTTTTTCCTTGGGATCTCTGGGTTCAGGAATAGTAATATTTGGAGTGGCGCTAAATAAGCGATGATATTGTTCAACCAATCTCGGATCATTGTCAATATCAACACCCTGCACAATGTTTGCCACATTAAACTTCCAGGAAGTTCCTTCTTTCTGTGAATTTGGTCCTAGAAATTCACGGAAATAAAGAGGAATAGTCTGAACATTAAGCTGTCCTTGCTGTGTTGGTTGTACATGGATGATGGCAGGATTTTTAACTGTTAAATGGTTCTTGTCAAGAGAAACCTCTTCAGCTAAGATTGTTCTGCCAATGTGGTCAATAAATGTGATTAAGTTTTTTGTTTCGCTCATATACTTATATTATGTATAAAGAAAAAAAAATCCACTATATTTTTAACAGATCAAACAAATCTGTTTGAACCTGTGTTCCTGGTTTTTGTAGCTTCCAATTGACAGCTTCATAAAATCTCTCTATAACTGAGTAGATGATCTTTTCAAACATTAATTCATGGTCTATTTCGAATGAGTCTGAGAATTCCTTAGGATATGTGTATTTGTAACCTGCAACAGAGATACCAAATTTATTTGGTTGCCGTGTATAGAAGTATCTAACTTTGTCACCAGAAGAAATCTTTTCATATTTTTTACCTGTAGTGAATCTATCCAGTAACACATTGTAATAATAAGCTGCTTTGACATGTATAGGCATATGTTTTGCTGTCTTGAATCCTTCACATTGTGCAGCATATTTTTCGTATCCCTTGATACCCATTACAAAAGCTATATCTTCTATAGGAAGATTTTTAAAGATGTCATAGGTTTCATTAAACAGTTTATTTGTCTGTGTTAGGTCGCGAGAAATAAGCATGGTCTCAATAATTTTCTTCACATAGGGCTTGATTGGGGCTGGCATTGTGGTCCGGACAACCTCAACGCCTGTGTATTTGAATTTATCACAAGGTATACCTTCTTCATCCAAAATGTGAATAACATATCGCTTTTTTTGAAGAAAAAGACCACTGTCTGCTATGGCTTCTCTTTTGAAAACAAACCGACAATCTTTGGATCCAAGAGCTTGCTTGCCCCAATTCACAATATTAACGTTTAAATAATCTTCTATTTCTTGAACTTGCTTATAATATTCAGGCGTAATTTTGCCTTTTTTATCAAGCATCTTAAGACCAGTCTTTTCAACAATATGTTTTATTGAAATATATGAACTGTCGGTATCATTGTATATGATGGGGGAGCTAGTAGTAATGACCTCATCAGTGAGATTGGCTTTGTTTTTTATGTATTCCTCAAGCAGTCTATTTGATTCTTTGATGACGGCTTGTCCAGTTAAAGTAATTGACTCTGCTAACTCGTCGTCGCCCAGTGGGCTATGTTTATTACCAAAGTAACCATATATTGTATTGATTAAAATCTTTATAGTGTGCTGTGTGATGTTGAGGTTGTCGATCTCGCGCTTTGCTTCCCTGTACTCAGGTGTATTCATTTCAATGAGATGAATTTTCTTTTTAAGAGCATTCAGCCTTCTCTTGATTTCAACCCGCTTTTTATAATAATGATCTACAGTAAGAGGTATGATGCCCTTTTCCTTTTGTGTGAATAAGATTTTTGCTTTGGAGATGGCTATTTCCTCTTTTTTAACAAAATCTACAAAGTTACTGTGTGACAAAACAAACGTTTGGCCATTCACATGTTTAATAGTTATTTCTTTATCATTCTTATCAATTATGGAACCTATTTTAGTTTCAGGTGAAAGATTCAATGTGATCATCACGTTTGGATATAGACTGTTGGCATCAAACGAAACTATGTATTCTTGAAATCCTTTCTGCGGGTCACTGACATATGCTCCTGCGTTCTGCTCAGTGCTGGTATTGTTTTTATTAAAGGTAGGTATTCTTTGATTACGAGCACGAGCTTTAATAGCGCATAACCCTGTAATGACAGAGAGTGAGCCTAGTGCACCTTCAAATGTGGTCAAGCCTGCATAAGCTATCATTCTTAATAATTCCAGGTATTGCAGTTTATTCTCCAAGCTAACAAGCAGATTGACGTCCTGGATGTTATAATCAACGAATAACTCCCAATTATCATCTGCAAGACTTGCGAGATTTGTATCACCATAATCAACTTTTTTCTCATCCAGCTCGGTCTCAGTAATTGAATCCAGCTTGTATGATTCTCTCAATACAGGGCAAAAGCGTTTGTAAATGTCAAGATAATCGACACATGATATGCCTTCAATGTGCCAGCGCACTTGCTCTCTACCGAATTTACCGGTAAAGGCGATTGGTCTTATGTATCCAACTGGTGATAGTTGCTTGGATTCATCTTCACCAAGTATTCTTGCGATTCTATTGACAATGTAGGGTATGTCGAAGAATTCACTATTCCAGCCAGATAGAATATCGGGGTAATCGGATTTGAAGAAATTTAAAAAATATGTCAGCAGATCTTTCTCAGTTTTGCAATATATGTATGTTTGGTTTTCAGCTTTTTTATTATACTGTTTGAGCCCCCATGTAACAAATTTCTTCTTGAGCGTATCATATATAGTTATAACATTGATGGGATGCTGAGGGTCCTCAGGCTTTGGAAACACATCTGGACTGTATGTCTCAATGTCAATGAAATACACCTTGAGAGGGTTTTTATTAAAATCTGCATGCTCATTTTTCTCGTGAAAGCTATCAATTAGGAACTGTTGCTGAATATTAAGATTTTCAAATACGCGAGTTATTTTATTATCTCTTAAATACCTCGCACGATCTGCTTGGTTTTTGAAGCGTTTCTTTTTGAGGTTGGTATTGAAAATACTTGTGCAATCCGGACGATTATTTGTCTCGAGAAAAATGTATGGCTCAAAAGTGGTGTCAAGCGCTATTCTGTTGCCGCTTTCATCCCATGTGTATAAGCGCATCAGCTGATCGCGCGGTAAATAGGCCACACCTCTGTACATACTATGAATTATACTTTAAAACTCAACAATTACAAGCCATTAATGGCGTTAATCAATTTTCGCTCTTTGGAGCCATAGGGATATGTATAGAGCTCAACATATTTGTTAATATTGTCATCATTCTCTAGGAATCTCGATTCAGCAACTTTTCTATATTTTGCACATTGATTCATGTATTTGCCCTTCTTTGCCAAGGTATCTTCAATGCAGTTGATCATCTCTTCCCCAGTCTTGAATTTGATCGGTGCATCTTGATATGTAATTAAATCCTGACAAGCCACTGGCAGACCAAAGCAACTTGCCTCAATGTACTTCAAATCGCTTTTTGCCTTGTTAAAGGTGTTGTCTTGCAGAGGAGCAACCATCATGTTGACTTTTAAGTTGTGTATCTTTTCAGCATAATTATAAAGTTGTGCCCATGGATGATACTCTAAATCACCGTTTGCAACAAATTGCTGTAAGGGTAGCGGGAATGCACCCAGAAAGACCCATTGGTATTTGTGTCTTGTTTTGACGATCATTTCACACACATGATGAAAGTCGTCATTTTGATTCACTCTATTTTCAACATCAAAATGAGCTCCAGATCCTGCATAAAGAATGCGCGGTCTTTTTTCATATGCATCGAAATTTTCAGAGATCCGCTTTTCATTATAAAAATTACCCATCCACCATTTAGGCGGGTAATTTGGTATCACAGTAATGTTCTGATTGCTAATTTTGCTACGATAATAATCTTTCATGAAATCACATGTTACTGTAATCTCATCGCATGCTTCCATTATCTCTTGGGCACATTTGCGTATATTCGGGTCAGTGAATGCAGGCTTAAACTTATTATATTCAGGAATATCTTCACTAAAGACTAAATCATCAATTTCATAGATAATCTTAAAGCCAAACTGCTTGCTCATGTCTTTGAGGAAGTGAATAAATTTTAACTGGTGAGGGGTTGCTTGTCGCTGAATACGTACAGACTTTACACCCCTGAAGTAATTCTGATCAAACGACATCACAGTGCTGCCATGTATGCACATTTTTCCGTGAGCATTTAATAAGTGCTCTGGCCATATCATGCGCCAAAAGCCACAACCACTATAATCCGCATAATAATTCAATGAACGATTCAAATCCAATTCAGGCGGTCTTGTGAGAATATCCTTTGGTGGCTCTTGTTGGTTAGGAAAAGGGGAGCTGAACGGTTGAGGAAAAGGTGAAACAAAAGGATGTGCGCCAGGTGTGAACATTGTTGAAATTTATGACTTGTACTCTTTGAAATCAACTCTACGAGTGATTCCATTCGTCTTCTCTAAGAAAATAATATCGCCCGTGGCCGCTTTAATACTTTCTTTTCTATGACTTATTACCATAATACATTCTTTATATTTCTCCACACGTTCCTTGAGAATGCCTATAACAAGTTCAACACCTCTCTCGTCTAAGCTTGAATCAAACAGCTCATCATATATATTGAAATTAAAGGATACATCACCTTGCAGCCTTCTGATATCAATGAAGGTAAACAAGCATGCTAGGTCTATGTTCTTACGCTCAGCACCGCTAAAGTTAAAATATGAGCATGGCTTACCCTTATTATCAAATATCTCTTCTTCAAAATATTCATTAAAGGTGCACGTGCAATTTGCATCCATTTTCTTGAGATAATATGAAAGCTTGCTATTGAAAAGTTGCAGAATTTTCTTTACTATGTATGACTTTACTCCTTCTTCAGAAACTACAAATTTAACTATGTCAAGTGTGTTGAGCTTATTTTTATAGTTTTCAATTTCAACTTTAACATCTTCTAATCTCTTTGTTTGATCAGATATCAGTGTATCAAAAGCAACACCATCTTTCTCAAGATCTTTTAAATCTTGCTCCAATTCAATTTGCCACTTTTCCAATTGCTGTAATCTTTGTTCGAAATTTTCTTTTTCTTTTAACTTGTGCTTATGATTGTTAATGCTATCGCGTATTTGTTGAATTTTATTTTTAAGTTTATCCTGTAAAGCTACAAGCTGTATATCATCTTTACTGATTTTCTCAATACTTAAATCATATTGCTTTATTTCTTTTTCAATTAGTTTTATTTCATTTTTAATGTGATCCCTATCCACATCTTCAATATTACGAAGACATGTGGGACAAGTACTTTTATCGGTGCCAATAGAGATAATTTTCTTTGAAGCTTGATTAATTAAAGTTTTTTTCTCTGATATGGTATGACGTAAGTCTTGAATTTTATTGTCCACTTTCTCAACATTTAACTCTTGTTCATCTAACTCTTTTCTTAATAGTTCAACATCTGTAATTACAAATGTTTGCAAAGACTTGGATATGCTCTTTATCTCTTTTGAATTGTTCTCTTGACGGTTGAGGTATTTTTCTTTTTTTCTGGTTCTTTCAGAAGACGAATCTTGTTTTTGTTTGTTAAGAGAGAGAATAGTTTTCTGTGATTCGTCATGCCTTGTGACTTCAATATCATATGCTTTCTTGATGTCGCTTACGTCGGTTTTGAGTATATTCAACATATCACCGAAAATGCTTAGATTGAAGATGTCTTCAATAAATTTTCTTTTTTCTTGCTTCTTTTTTGCCATGAAAGGTATTGTGTTATTGATGGTCATGATGACACAATTCTGAAATACTTCTGGCGTACAATTGAACTTATTCATTATGTATTCATTTGTATTGGCTATACTATCTCGTGTCTTATCCTCCCCGTTCACGTATACAAAGCATTTCGAAGGTTCCAGAGTTCGAAATATCTGTATGTCTTCTTTCTTGTCTGCAACTGTTATTGATGCATCAAGGACAACTTCGCATGTTTTTTTATTAACGTTATTAATGATATTCTCTTTTTTAAGATCACGAAGTGTCTCACCAAAGACAGAAAAATAAACAGCATCTGCAATTGTTGATTTACCCACACCATTTCTTCTGTCCTCTTTGTCACGATTCACCCCTGTGATAATATGAAGGCCTCTTTTGAAATCAATGACAACAGGCTGTGTTCCAACAGATAAGAAATTTTTAATACTAATTTTATTGAATGTAATAGTTTTCATGTGCTAATGGCTTTCTTGTACAATTCTAGGCACTGCTGCGACACTTCTTTTTTTCTATCAATGTCGAGAAGGGAAACAAATTCCTCAATAGCTTTGCCCATATCAACACCTGATAAGTCATAAGCCTGGTCTTCATTTACTGTGATAGAGTCATTGTAGAGTGTGTAATCAACAGAGAAATTAAAAGGTTTGAATGCGGACATCTTCTGTATTAGTATGTCAATACTATCACTTGATATTTTTTTATCTATGACAAGCTTGATGATGTTGTTATTAACGGCATCTTTTATTTCTGTAGCACTGAGAGATTTATGAGCAGTTAAATCTGTAATAGATATTTTCTTATGCTTAGGTGAGAGCTTGTTTTCAAAAAATTCATATTTACTGGTAGCAAGATCAAGTATGTAGTAACCTTTGGTTGAACCAGCATCACCAAAGTCCATTTCAAATGGATTGCCAACATAAACAATTGTTTTATCTTTGTAGGTTCTTTCGTCTCTTAGATGAAAATGACCTGTGAAGATGAGATTCGCCTTAGAAAGAAGATCTGCAGACTTTACTCCATGATCACAAGCTTTATGGCTATTCATCTTAAATGTTTCAATTTCAAAATGTCCAAACATAATATCACATGGCTCCATATCATTAACATCTGTACCCCACGGTACAAAACATATGCTCTTGCCGTAGAGGGTGTGTACAGCTGGTTGACTGATGACATGGATATTCTTCCAGCCATTTAGAATGGACAGAGAGTTTATGTCAGACCTGTCTTTGTAATAAGCATCATGATTGCCAACCAAAATAACAATATTAAAATCAGACCATAATGTTAGTATTTGGTTAACAACATGAATAGTATTAACAGCAATTTCATCCCTGTAATGATATAGATCACCTAGAATAAAGATGTCTTTAATATCAGCTTCTTCAAGCTGACTCTTTAACCATTTGGCCCATGTTAACGCAGTCTCATGCCAAAAGATATTATTTTGATGTACGCCAATGTGTAAATCTGCAATACAGCATACTTTATTATTTGTAGTTTGTATATCCTGCTTTTTAATTGTCATGCTGGGTGTTATAATTGTCGTCGTTACTTGACGGCTCCACATAGATATGCGCGCCCCCAGTAATATCCGGATTAATCATATGATCCATATAAACCTTCTCCTTGTATTCATTAATTACAGCGTGGTGTTTGTTCTCTTTTTTAATACGGTTAATGAAAGCATGAAATGCAATGGTAGTGAAGTAGGAGAATGGGCTAAAACCGGTATCTAGTCTGAACTTGTGGTTCTTTAGAGCGGAGAACATTTTTACTATGGCATCACCAATCATATCATCTTTATAGGAGTAGTTAATAAAGTTTGGAGCGTACGACAAACCATTGGCAATCTTGGTTAAACTTTCTCCAAGTTTCTGTGTCACAACACCACCCTTGTAATAAGCTCGTATCTCTTCTTCAAATTCTTTACCATTCACATAGTGTACTTTATCCTTGGGCTTAATTTTAACCTTCTTTGTGACTGTAGGTGTAATGCTTGGTGCACCAGTTGCAGTCTTTGCTAAGACCAGATCCTGCTCCAAGCTCGATGGCTTAGATTTCATCAATTTGTTTGATGCTGTAATTAATTTTTTCTTTTTCATATAATTGTATTCGTTTCTGCATATGGGCTAAACTGTACTTTAGTTCATCCGCAATGTCCATGATTATAAGCTTATCTTTATCCTTATGCAAGCGAAGACCTCTTCCAATGGATTGGACAACCTTTATTTTAGCTTTTCCGCCACAGGCAAAAAGTATGTAGTGAAGATTTTTAATGTTAATGCCAGTAGAAAATATTTTTGATATAGCCACCACTACAACATCCATATGCTCTTCCATTAATTTTTTAACATGTTCTCTCTGTTCAATCTCCACATCGCCACGAATAAAGTATATTTTTTTGTCTGGGCACATAATTTTGAGCTCATCATGCAGTCGTTGACCGTGCTCTATTAAATCAACCAATATAAGAGCATTATTGCTTAACTTACAACAAATTTTACTCAGTAAATGATTTCTAAATTCATTTCTTATTAAAAACTTCTGCTCTTCTCTATACCTGTTAACAGCTGAAATTACTAGATCCTTAAATGGGTCTTCTTTGTATTTAATTTTGAATATCTGCACGCTTACCCCGCTAATATACTTTTCCAATCTAAGTTCATAGCTATTTTTCTCATAAATTACAGGTCCAATTTTTCCAATAATGTTCCATTGGTCAAGTAAATTTTCAGGCATAGTTCCGGTGAACCCAAAGCGCACCGGCGTCTTTATATTTTTTATAACTTTATTGACTTCGTTGCCTCTTCTTATTTTATGAACTTCGTCTACTATTAATACATCAATATCTCTAATCCATGTAAGATCAGTGTTTTTGCTTTGCAGAATACCAAGATTAGCAATTATAACGTTTGAAATGGCCATTTGTTTTTCATCCAGAGGACATGAACCGGTCCATTTGGCAGTAAAAAACGGTACATTATAATTCTTAAAATCATCAGATGTCTGTTCTGCTAATCCTAGATCAGGTACAATATACAAACATTTGAATGATGAGCCATATGTATAGAAGAGTTTAGTTAAAAGCGAAGCTGCTGTTAATGTCTTGCCTCCAGCAGTTGCGAGAATTATTGTGCCCCTGCCAAAGGTTAAAGATTTTTTAACTATTTCCTCTTGGTAATCCCTTAATGGTATTGAAAGAGGTATTACATTTAGACTAAACTTTGGATCATTATTCCATTTTTGCGAGGGCTTAATTATATTCAAGAGTAATTCATCAGTTACAACTTCACCTACATACTGTTTTTTGGTTAAAAATTTTCTTATTTCAAGATATAGACCGGGGTCAAATCTACCGGTAGGGGTAATTGCATATGTTCGTTGAGGTAGGAATCTGCCGTATCTTTTGCGCATGAAAAACGCAGCATCATTTTTTACAGAGAAAGCCTCTCTTATTTCATCTAGGAAAGTGGAAGTAATAATACCAGCATCTTTCTTTTCATCAAACTGAAAGTTAATCATGTAGTTTCAAGCTTTATAATATCTATGATGTTTTTAATATCATATGAAGTCGAACTGAATGTTTTTTCAGACCTTTCAAGCAATTCCACAATTAAGTCTAATTCTTTTATTTTACTGTCTATTTCAAGAATCTCACTATGCTTCTCTACTGTTCTTTCAGCCACAGGTTGAGCCAATTTAACTGGGCTTGCCTGTTGAAGCTTATCTACCAGATTCTTTTTAATTGTTTCTCTGTCTTTCTTAATCTGAAACAATTGTAGCTTGTGCCTTATGCATCTTCCAGTCCACTTATGCTTGATGCCAGGTAATTTGAGCTGATAGTCTTTGAGAATAAGCTCATCTATTTTAAGGTCGCTTTCCAGTTCATTGATATAATCTTCAAGTAGCATTACATAAATAATAGTATACTATATTATGAAATCCATACTAAATTTTGAAGACGCATTTAATAGAGCACTATTAGAAGATATGAATGTCGCCGGAGGAGCTGAAGGTGTATTTGGTACAGGTGCTGGTGGCCCAGCCGGCAGCCATGGCAATCAATTCCCTTCACAAAACGATTTAGCATATGCACCTGGTGATTCTAGATGGCCGTTTGGCAAGAAAAAGAAAAAAACAAAATTAAAAAGAAGATCTTTTGCAGGTTTATAGTATAACTTTATGGATACAGGTCATTGGATTTTAAGAGAGAATGTCATATTAAGTGATGAGGCTTTTGGCTTTATATATGAAATTACAAATAATACTAATAACAGAAAGTATATAGGTAAGAAGCAGTGCAAAACGAAATACAAGAGAAAACCTCTCAAGGGCAAGAGGAACAAGAGAATTGAAGTAAAGGAAACAGATTGGAGAGCTTATACAAGCAGCTCAGTTGAGTTGAATGAAGACATTATAAAGCTTGGAAAGAACAGCTTTACTTTTGAAATAATTAAAATATGTGGATCAAAGTGGGAGTTGGCATATTTTGAAATAAAGGAACAAATAAACAGGGGGGTATTGTTAAGCGATGAATATTATAATGGTATAATGAATGTAAGAATTGGCCGGCCACCAAAAAGCTTGATAGAACAAAATAAACATTTATACTGAGTAAGTGCAGAAACTATTAGAATTTAAGCCTTATAATTTTGTTGTACTTAATTTAAATTTTTTATTTAAAGATATAATTGAGACAGAGTTAATTGATGATTTGCATAAATACAACTTGCTGTCAGATCGGCTGAATGCAACAGCAAGAAAACTCTTCTTTCATCACATGTTTCATGGTGTATGTGAGGTGCTGCTCAGGGAGAAGTATAGCGAAAAGGTAGTGTTGTTCTTCTCGTCATCACATATCCCTGATAGCTGTCAAATTTTAAAATATTACGATGAAAAAGCACTATTACTTGTATTAAACGCAATAGTGTTGAAGATTAAAAAATTATTACCCATCAGAGTTTTTATTGCCAGCTACAATATTGAATTTCTTGCCCATCTGTTAAAAACAAGAGATGGCCGTGGTATTGAGATAGTTAGCAACTTAAAAACATATGTTGATAATATTACTTTTGAGAAGTATACATTTAATAAAATACAGAAATTTGCCAAACAGAATGAATTGTTGTTCTTGAGCGAGAAGTATTTTAATCAGCTTAAAACAAAGCAGCTTATGTTGGTTTAATATAAATAAACATATGAGTTTTAGTAAAAAAATTGAAGCATACATGTCAGTATTTGAAGCTGTTGGAGAGCCTAACCCCCAGGATGCAACTACCCCTGCTCCAAATGAAGATCCGGCAGTCAATCCGCAGATAAAGACACCACCACAGGCTCTGCCACCAGAAGGATACGTGGATCTAGTCAGGCTTCTCGCAAAAGCCTTGATAATGAATATACCATCTGGTTCTATTGACACACTCTTTACAACTACCATTACACGTGAAAATGTTGAGAACATTAGAGAAGGCTTGCAAGAGGCCATAAGTCAGAACTTAAACTATGAAGATAATCCAGAGAGATTGGACAATCCTCATTTTAAGCAATTTGTTGATACAATTAATGAGGATAATTTTATGGCAAAGTATAAACAAATTTTATCTGCAATGAAGAGATATAGTAATGATGTCAAGTCGTGAGTAAAAATTACAAAAGTTTGAGTGATGTGTACCTTGCTGAGACTTTCGCAAGAGAGGTACCACTCTTACCTGCTCATGATGTGTTGCACAGGGAGAAGGCTGGCATGGGTGGTGCAGTATATGAGCATAAGATTACACAATTAATTCAGAGTGTTATTGAGGATTTTTCATTATCAAAAGTCAAGATAAATCGCAGAGGAAGTGCTTTTAGTAATGTCGGAGCTGATGTGCGTATTGAAGCAGATGGTGCACCGTTCAACGTTGAAGTGAAGATGAATAGGGATGCTCAAATGGGTTCAACATCTGTGCGAATGGATGCAACAACTGGTAAAGTAGAAATTGTTGATGCAAGCAGTGTAGATTCAGCTGTTTTGCCCTTTGTAACAAAAGCAGCACAAAGCAGATTACCTGCACTTCAAGCATACATAGAATATATAAAGAAGTGTGATCCAATTGAATTACATTCTGCATTACAGTATCGTGCACCAACAGGAAAGATAGCAGTAACAGCATGGGACAAAGCAGCTCAGGAAGGTTTACTAAGTGATCTTAACGTGCGTTTAAAAAATAATGATGTGAGTACTATTATCAAACACTACAATAGTAAGGATTGTTATTATATTCAAATTGGTGGGTTGGGACTTTACTATTTGGGTACAGATATTCAAGGCATAGGTGTACCAGAATTCAAAGGCATATGCACAATAGAATGTAGATTAGGTCCAAACGGCAGCAGAAGCATCACATACAAAGGTGCACCTATTCGTATAAGAACTGCCTTATATCGCATAACACCTAAATTACAATCTTATGACCTTGCGCCAAGCAATTTGAATCTGGAATCCCCTCAAGATGTAAAGAAAATTTTAATGCATTTGTTGAATAATAAGTCGCGTAAAAAAAGGAATAATGATAACGTTTAAGCAGTTCTTATTAGAAGGCGGGGTAGCAGGGCATATGGCACATCCATTTGATCTACCAGAAGCAAATACTGGTAAAAATTTAATTAACATCTTTAATAAAATAATAAAAAGCTTGGCTAAGACACCTGCTTCATTAAAGATTGATGGCATTAATGCATCCATTAGACTCATCAACAATGAAGAAGATCAAAAAGAATTTGCTCTTGATAGAGGTTCAAATAAGCCTGAAGATGTGGCTGGTGTAACAGTGGGCAGACTTGCTGGCAGGTTTCCGGCAGGTCATGGAATGCTCACCATAGGAGCCACTGTTTTAAATATCTTTAACACAGCAATTCCTTCTATAGAGCAGGATCTGAAGAAGTTGGGCATGTGGGACAATGATAAAATTTTATTTAACATGGAATATGTTAAAGGTGAGACCAATGTGGTTGGATATGCAAATAATTTTCTTGCAATTCATGGGTTGAATGAAATTATTAGTGTGAAGAGCCCGGTGCGTGGCAGTATGAGCAGAGCATCCAGAGAGATATCATTTGATAAAAATGCTTTGTTAACATTGATAGATAAAATAAATCCCATAGCAAAGAAACAAGGTTTTGATGTGGAGCATGAGTTCACTATAAAGTTAAATAATATGAATCTAAACGTTGCATTACGTAGTCCTTTTACAGTTGCTTACAATACAAAAAATATAGTAACAAAGCCTCTTAGTGAATGGCTTGCAACAGCAAAAAATCCGCGCAATGAAAAAATTAAGCTTAAGTCCGGAAGAACAATAGCAGCTATGAGTTTGGAGAATTATAAGAATGTTTCGAGCAGCATGCCATTGGATTTGTATGTTAATGATGAAAAATCAATGCAAACAGTAATTGATGGTGCTGTTTTTTATCAAGCTACTATCTCACTTGGACAGGCCATTAAGGATGCGGCTACATCAGACCTTGGCTCTTTGAATACACAAGAAGGTATAGTAGTACGCGATGCATCCATATCGAATAACCCAGTAAAGATTACCGGCAATTTTATTACTGGTAAAGAAGCTGGTAAGTTTGCTCAGAAAAAATCTGAAGAAGAGAGCAATGTTACAAGTGAGTTGAAGAATATTAACACAGTAGGTAATAGAATGAACTATCAAACAAACCCGCCTTATGGCATGGAAGGCTCAGCAAATGTGCTGACACCAAGAGCATGAAAACATTTAAACAATATATTAGTGAAGTGCTGCAGCACCAAAAAAATAATCTTATAGTTATTTTTCCAGGCAGATTTCAGCCATTTCACATTGGTCACAAGAAATTCTTTGATATGGCCAAGAAGCAATTTCCAGGAGCTGATTTTTTTATAGCTACCTCAGATGCTCCACAGAAGACAGACGATGCAAGTAGATATCCATTTAGCTTTCAAGAGAAAAAACAAATCATGGAAGCAGCAGGTGTACCCAGTCATGAGATAGTGCAGGTTAAGCAACCTTACAAACCCATAGAAATTTTAAATGATTATGACCAGAATGTTGCCAAAGCAGTTTATGCTGTTGGAGAGAAGGATATGAAGGAAGATCCAAGATTTAAATTTGGTGTAACAAGAGACGGCCGCCCTACATATTTTCAGCCATTTGTAAGTCTAAGTGATATGGTACCCTTCAAGCAAGATGGCGGACATGGATACATTTTTTCTCCTGGCACAGTGCAATTCAATGTGGGTGGAAAGAGCATATCCAGTGCAACAGAACTAAGGAACATGTACAAATCGGCCAACGACCAACAGAGAAAAGAATATATAGCGCAAATTATAGGTAAGTTTGATCCAAGGATTTTTGATCTATTTAATAAGAAACTTATTTAGACTTCTTCTCTAACAAAATAATTGTTTCAAGCAACACCTTCTCTAATGTCTCTTTTGATTCTCTGCTAAGTTTTGATTTTAATAAATCAAGAATGTCAAGTCCACCTGCATCAATTCTCTTAAAAAGCTCTTCTTCATTATTCTCTTCTAAATTATCACCACACATTCCATGATTTGAATTGAGTGCAGCTTCATAATCTTCATAACCAAATACTGATGCTATCTGATCATGTGCATTTGTAATTTTACTCAACACCCAGGCTTCAATATTGTCTTTATTGTTTAATAAATCGTGAAGCATGGCAGAAAGTTTATGAACTCTGAAAAGCAATTGTCTTGCCATTTTACCGTTACTATCGTATGATGATGGATCGTATCCTTCACAATCTTCTGAGGAGCTCTCAGAGTGTGCACATTCACTACATTCACCACATTCACAACCTTGTGCAGCATAAGCACAATGCTCTTCATTTTCACCGCAGGTTCTTTTGGGTGGCATCTTAATTCTTACTGCTTGTGTGTTACTAGGTGTAGTATTGTTGTTGTCTGCTAGCGGGCCTAGGCCTACATTTTCTTTGATAATTTTCGTATCATACAGTTCATTTAATGTGTTGTAATCTCTTGCAAACATGTAATTATTTAATCTTTTTATGTCACTGCAACCAATAAATATATTAGAATAAGCCACAGGCAAAAGATATGGATAATTTCAAAGAATATTATAATAAGGTTATATTGGGTGTTAATGAATATATTGACGTTGAAGGGCTTGGCAAGATTAAAGCAAAAATTGATAGTGGTAATGAGGCATACAATGTTCTGCATGGTGTGGATGTATCGGAAGAGGGTGAGACTGTATCATTTACAACAGTTGGGAATAAGAAATTCCAAGCACCAAAGAGTGGTGATATAAAGATACACATTGGCAGCGGTGTAAAGGAAGACAGACCCATTGTGAATCTTAACATAAGAATAAATGGTAAAGATTATAAGAATATACCGTTCAGCATAGCAGATCGATCAGAAAATGAAGATCCAATACTTGTGGGTGAACCTTTTCTGAAACAATTGAATGCAGTGATTGATGTGAACAAGCAATGATTACGTGAGTTTTCTGTTCTGAGCAAATTCGACAAACTTGTAGAATTCAGCGCGAGAGTTATCCTTGTTATCCAAAAACGTGCCAGACATTCTGGCAGTTCTCATTGTTGAATCATGTCTTATGCCACGGTTTGCGCAACAAGTATGGCCTGCCTCAATCATTACTGCAACACCGTTATTCTTCTCGCAAATAATGTTGATATAATCATGAATTTGCATTGTGAGATTCTCTTGTACTTGTGGTCTGCGTGAAAACCAATCAACCACGCGATTCAATTTGCTTAACCCAATGACCTTGCCAGATTTAGAGGGTATATAGGCAACATGAGCAAACCCGGTAAATGGTGCATGATGATGTGAGCATAATGAAGTGACCTTGATGTTTGTTTGTGCAACTATGCCATCATATTTGTCTACATTATCAAAAGCTGTGATTTTGGGTGGCAGGCTGTAACACCCCCATGCAAAATCCTCAACAAAAGCTTTTGCCACGCGATGTGGTGTATTGTTGCTGTTAGGATCATTTCTCCAGTCATACCCCAATGCATCCATGTATGCTTCATATGCTTTGGCAGCTCTATCAATAATGTCTTTCTTCTCTTCTTCAGTTACAGGCTGGTTATGATTGGCATACGGTAAATTACGTTTATTCTTTAACATAAGAGAATTATATATTAAGATATGTTCATTTCAACATAAATATCTATATGAGATTTAGGCACATCTTGGAGGAGAATATTAAAAATACATCTCTCCGCAGGGTTAGAGTTAAGGTGGATCCAGGCCAAACAGGCGGTCAGAGCGATTTCACAAAATGCACAAGTTATGAAGGGTATATATTGATGGAAGGAATTAAAACAATTAAGATTCTGGTTCTAGAACCAGAGATGTCCGTTGAAGACGTGACACCAGATTTAATTGAATATATTGCTAATGATGAATCCTACAATTGTGTTGATGATTTGAAAGCTTTTATTATTGAGCAATTAATTAAGTGTGGAAAGAAAGAGGGTGATCCTTTGATTCAGAATATAAATAATTGCTCTGAGCTTGATGATATTGAAGTCTTTTTAAAGCAAAATGGTTATGATGCAGAAGGAATAAATGAAATTTATAGGAGTTATATACTAGATGAATCTTAAGTTTGATGAAGCAGTGGATAGAATTATTGCCGAAGCCATGAGTGATTATATTAAAGCTGCAGCTAAAACAGCTATTAAAGCGCCATTCAAAGGTGCAGGCTATCTAGCTAAAAAAGCAATTGATCCGAGAACATATCTTAAGGGTGCAGGTGCAGTAGCTGGAGGACTCAAAGGGGCAATTGGCGCGCCGGGTGCAGCTGTAAATGCCTTGAGACAAGGAATAGTTTACGGACCAAATTCAAGCGGTGATATATCAAATATAACGAACCCTGTATTAGGTGGAGCGCAAAAAGCTTTAGCTGGTGCAGAGAGAGGTATCTCAAAAGGAATACAGGGTGCAAAGAGCTCCGTTGATACACAATTGCAGAAGGATCAAATGAAGAGGCTTTATGGTACAAGTGATTTTCAAAAAAATGCGCAGATGTTTGATGTTGATTATTTCATGCAAAATCCAAGCATATACAAGTCAAACAAACAACCGGATAAGCTGGTGCGAGGTGACGTGTTCTCAATAAGAAGTAAATATGGTGGTGCATTACAGCCTTACAGAGTGGTGGACAATGTTAAAGGTGCTTTAACTGTAATGCCTGCGAATAAAATATAATATATGTCAATGGAGAGCAAACCACAACCACGCTTAGTCAAGGCCGGTTTTATCTGCATCAATGATGCAACAGGTGAAATTGTTTGCAATAACGGCAAGCCTGTAACTTTTAAGACAGTAGATGAGGCAGAATCATACCTCAAGGAAAATAATATACAGGCATCGATAAAATAATAGTTGATTTCTAAAAAAAAGCTCTTATAATATTAAGAGATATTGTTAAAGACGAATAATGAATTTTTCATCTACTAAGATTTTTGAACTTGGAAGTTGTGCATTTAGACAATGGAGAGCTAGTAGTCATTGCAAATTTGTACATGGATACAGGTTAGTTGCAAAGCTTTGGTTTGGTTGCAATGCATTAGATGATAAGAATTGGGTAGTAGACTTTGGTGGACTAAAGGAATTAAAGGCTGTTTTTGAAAAGCAATTTGACCATACCTTATGCATTTCAGGTGATGATCCATTGCTGCCTCTATTTGAACAATTACATGCCAGTGGTGCTGCAGATTTACGCGTAATGACCAAAGGTGTAGGTATTGAAAGGACGGCCGAATGGTGTTTTGATGTGGCTGATGGACATGTGAGAGGCATTACTAACAACAGATGCTGGGTGGACAAGGTTGAAGTGTGGGAACATGATAAAAATTCTGCAATTGTTTGCTTTGCAAATGATAACGTTACAAAACAAAACAACAATACAGTTGAAATTAACAATGTGCCAGTCCACATACCACAAGTCAACCAATCTATAGACTTTTTAGAACAAGTCAAAGAAACAACCGGCGTCGATTTAACTAATGTGATCAAGAACCCACCTCCAGCTGGTGGGGCGCCTGGTCAACCCAGACCTGCAAATGTGGGCAGATCAAATGTTTCTACAGGTTATGGCAATCTTTTTGGTGGAACTTCTTGGGGTGTGTAATTAAAGTTTAGCTTTTATTGTTGCTATCACCTTAACAATATATTTAAGTAACTTACTTCTTGTTATATCTTCTTCAGTAAAGTGAAAAGCATGAATACCGTTATCATGACTTTGATCAGTATCAAAAGCTTTCATTATGTTTGCAAAACCTGATTTTTGAATGTCAGATTGCAGAGAATCACCAATGACGAATAGTTTGCAATTCTTGCCAAATCTTGTCAATATTGTTACAAGCTCACTGTGCTCAAGGTTTTGTGCCTCATCAACAATTACAACATTGTTAGTAAATGTTGCACCTCGCAGGAAATTAACTGGTATGCTTTTCAAATAATCACTTTGAAACAACATTTCTGTTATTTGCTTTCCTACCAACTCATCACATTTTTCTATGAGAGGGATGCTCCATGGTTTAAACTTCTCATCCACTTCACCTGGAAGACTTCCAAGCTTTCTGGTTGCTGATTCAACAATGCTTCTTATGTACACAATTTCATCAATTTTCTTATCTCTAAGCATGGTCAATGCCACATATACAGCCAGGTAAGTTTTGGATGATCCAGCTGGGCCATCACAAAATAAAATTTGTGATGTTTCATCTGTAGCTTTTTCAACAAAAGCTTTGTGATGATCATTTAAATGAAATTTTTGGTCAATTTTAAAGTTGAGAAAAATATCGTTTCTTATAATACCATTCTCATCTTTAGCTTTGGCAGCTTTTTTAAGCTGTCTGTCTTTTTTCGACATCTATAAGTATTTATTCTTGATAAACTTCTTTTGTCATTTAAATTAATAATAAGTGAATATTATTGTTACTGGAGGCTTAGGATTCATTGGTTCACACTTGATTGAAGTTCTTTTGCAAAGAACAGATGCAAATATACATTGCTTAGATAATGAGACCTATGCTGCAGACCTCATTTTCAAGAATAAAATGAGTCATGACAAAAGAGTGTTCTTCCACAAGGTGGATATATCCAACAATGAACAAACCAAATGCATAACACCATACCTCAATGACATTGATTACGTGATTCACTTAGCAGCTGAATCACATGTTGATAATAGTATTAATAGACCTGAGATCTTTGTTCTAACCAATGTTCTGGGTACGTTTAATATGTTAGAGCTTGCTAGGCACAAGGGTGTTAAGAAATTTGTGCATGTGAGTACTGATGAAGTGTATGGTGCAATTGAAAAAAATGAACTCAACAATGCTGGATTCAAAGAGACAGATATTCTTAATCCAAGTTCTGTATATTCGTCAACAAAAGCATCTTCAGACCTCCTGGTGAATAGTTATTTTAAAACATATAAACTTAATACCTGCACAACCAGATGCTGTAATAATTATGGCGAAAGACAGAACAAGGAAAAATTACTACCCAAAGTCATAATTAATGCACTTGCAAATCATGCAATACCTGTTTATGGTGAAGGTGATAATGTCAGGGAATGGATATATGTTAAAGATCACTGTGAAGCAATTGTCAAAGTGATGCAGCAAGGCCTACCTGGTAACACATACAACATTGGCACAGCAAATACCATTAGCAATATATCCATGGTAAAAAAGGTTTTAAGCATACTCAAGAAAGATGAATCCTTAATTTGTTTTGTTGAAGACAGAAAAGGACATGATTTTAAATATTTTATTGATAGCAATAAGATAGAACAAATGTTAGGCTGGTCACCCAGTACAGATTTTGACATGGGCTTAGAAAAGACTATTGATTTCTATAAAAATAGTTTATAATCATCTTATGGAAAAAGCACCACCGAGCAGTCCAACCATCTTTCTGAGTGATGATAAAATCTTCTATACAATTGAAGGTGAAGGTGAGTATGTGGGTCGGCCTTCTGTGTTTATGCGCTTATCCATGTGCAATCTTACTTGCAAAGGATTCGCATCTGCTGATTCACCTAATGGTTGTGATAGCTTTGTTAGCTGGACTGTGAAAAATAGAATGACATATAATGAAGTCTTTGACTTCATAACACAAAATGGATATCAGTGTCGCTTGCGCGATGGTGCAATCTGGAAAATTACAGGTGGTGAGCCTCTTATACAACAAAAAGTGTTACTGGAGCTTGTCGACCAATATATTTTTAGATTTGGTTATATACCGAAGATTGATTTTGAAACCAATGCAACCATCATGCCTGATCAGCAATGGCTTGATTGGAAGGCTACATTCACAACATCACCAAAGCTAAGTAACAATGGCGATCCTGTTGAAAAGAGATATAAACCTGAAGTATTGAAATGGCATGCTAAAAACCGATCAGGGTTTAAGTTTGTTGTTAGTGGTGAGCCGGAAGTCAGAGAAATATTAGAAAAGTATGTTTATGAATGCAAAGTGCCTACTGATCGTATTTGGTTGATGCCTTGTTGTGGTAGCAGAGCTGAGCATTCAGAAAAAGCTCATGTTGTTGCTGATCTTTGCAAGAAGTATAATTTTAATTTCAGTCCGCGACTACAGCTTGTAATTTGGGACAAAGCTTTAAAGGTATGAAGTTTACAGAATTTGTCAATGGTCCAGAGAAACAGAAAGAATCAGAAATGACAGACAAGTTTACTGTCGAGCAATGGATAAATGAACTTACTGATGGCAAAGGGTTGGATGTTGAAAAGGTGTATATTATTGTGGGTAGTTTTATAAATAAACTTAAGAAATGAGAATCACAATATCAGGAACAGCATGTCAGGGCAAATCGACTCTTGTGGACGATTTTCTTAAAAATTGGCCCATGTACAAGAGGTCAAATGAATCTTATCGTGCAGTGATTAAGGAAGAAAAACTCAACATTAACAAAGCTGTTGATCAACATGGTCAGTGGAAGATCTTGAATTGCTTAATTGACGATTTGCAGAAAACAGAAAAAAGCGATAATGTAATTTTTGACAGATGCCCGTTAGATAATTTGATTTATTCTATTTGGGCTGAAGATAAAAAAACCTCAGACATTGATCATGACTTTCTAAAGAAATGCATACCTCTAATACAGGAGAGCATGAAGAGCATTGACATAGTATTCTTTCTGCCCATAACTAAAGTTGCACCTGTGAAGTTGGTCGAAAGAGCTGATCGTGAAATTGATGAGACTTTCATAAAGGAAATTGATAATATATTCAAAGCCATCAGCCATACAATGGCTTCCACAGGCGTTTGTCCCTTCATGGCAAAAGATGATAGACCTCCAATCATTGAAATATTTGGTACACCTGAACAACGCGTTGAAATGATAAAATTGTACGTAAATGAAAAAGGCGGTGTAGTGGATAGTGATGAGAGTGTTCTTAATACTAGTAACATTGAAACCATGGAGAGACTGCTCAAAACACAGAAGGACATTATGTATGATGAGAAATATGAGCAAAATATTAAGAATAGAATCATAACTGGCAATAAATAATGATATGAAGAATTTTAATGAAGAGTATGATCAGCTTTTGGAAAGTTTCAAATCAATTAGAACAGTTAAGAGAGATTTTTATCCAAGAAATTTTAAGTTATCAGAAAATTTTGTAAAATCTTTTAAAACAGAATACAAGAGATTAATTGATGAAGGTCATGAACCTCGCAAGACATTGATTAGATTGAGCAAAGCTTTAATGTTTCACGCTCTTGGTTAATTAACTGGAACGTACGGGTAAACCAAGCTAAAGTAAAAGTTAATATCAGAGCTGGACGGGTTAGTGTATCCAATATCCACATTTAACTTCAAATCCGGACCATTGCGAACAAGATTGGTAACGAATGGATAAGATGACAATCTGAAATTACCAGAACTGCCAAAATTTGTGTGTAGATTAAAATGCCATGCCTTAATAGGATTATCTGAACCCACTGTAGGTGTTAGCACCACGCCCGGGTTAGTTACAAAGAAGTTTGATATAATAAAATCTGTAGGTGCTCTTCTGAAACCAGGCGGAACAGCAATAGGACTTGTTTCATTATCTGCATAAGCAACATACTTGTATACTTTGGTTTGATTGGCAGTGACTGCAGGTATCACAGTATTAACAATATTATTGTATTCATTTGAACCGATTCTGTAAGAAGCACTTGTTATCAAGCCATTGGAAACGGTGAAAACATTATAGAATCCAAAACTGTTGTTAGTGCCTGGTATGTTATTTGAATAATATGAAGCTGCACTCAGAGCATTTTTAAATAGACCGTTGTTAAGAACACTTGTATTCCCGGATAAATCTCCTATTACTGTGGCATTACCAGCTGCATCTGTCTTTACAACATTAAAATCGCTAAATGTTATAGTCTGTGTACCATTTTGAGTTTGCAAAATAAGCATATCACTATCGACAGCAATTTGCGCTTTAGGCAGATTGCTAATATTCACAGAATTTGAATTTGTTGTGTCAATTGCCATCCCATATATTTATATTAAAATATACTAATCAATGTATAATAACGAAAAAATAGGTGTGGGTATTGTCACATGCAATAGACCAGAATTTTTTATCAAGTGCTTCAAATCGTTAAAAAATGCTGAACTTGATGAGTTTATTGTAGTTAACGATGGGAGCAATTTTGATGACTGGCAAAAACTTAATGCAATTAAGAAAGTTCACTATGTTCATAACGAAAAAAACGTTGGTGTAGGTGCATCGAAAAATAAAATTCTTTCATACTTGACTGAAAAAAAATGTGATTATGTATTCATAATAGAAGATGACATTGAGATCAAGAGCTCAGATGTTTTTAAAGTCTATATTGATGCATACAAAAATACAGGCATAGAGCATTTCAACTATGGCCCAGGCACTCCATTTAACCGCAAACAAAATACAAATTTTGATCTTCACAACAGGCACTTACTTGAAAATAACAGTATACCGAATCCCAAGCTCACTGTGCAATACAAAAACACATCAGTTAGCCTGTATGAACACATTGCAGGTCTCTTTTCTTTTTTTACTAAAAATTCACTTGACAAGGTTGGGCTATTTGACGAACAATTCTACAATGCATGGGATCATGTGGACCATACGTATAGAATTATTCAGCACGAACTGCACCCACCGTTCTGGTGGTTTGCAGACATAGGAGACAGCGAGAAATACCTCTCTGTGCAGCAAGAAGCAATTACAAAAAGCTCAATATCCAAATCAGAAGACTGGTATAAGAACATACATGAAGGTCGAGAGAAATACCTAAAGAAACACGGCATATATCCAAATACAGCCCCACAAAAATCACAAGAAGAAGTGGTAGCGTTTCTCAAGAAAATAAAAAAATGAAGGATTTAACCTTACTCTCTGCTTCATACAACACTCCTGAAGTCACCAAGACAATGCTGCAATCTTTCTTCTTTCATCACCCCTATCAAGTAAAGGTTTTAATAAGTGAGAATTCAACAAATGACTCTACAGTAAAAATTTTAAAAGAGAATAATATTAATTTCCTAAGAAATAAAAAAATGTTACACGGGCCAGCAGTTAATCTTTTATTGGAAAACTGTAAAACAGAATATGCGCTCTTAGTTGATACAGACATAATTTTTCTTAAGAATCACCAAGATATTTTTGAACAATTTAAAGAAAATAATTTAACTCTGTTGGGTGAAATATGCGGCGATAGGGGAGGCAAAAAGCTGCACAAAAGAGTACACCCTTGGCATTGCTTTATTAATGTTGAAAATATAAGGAAAAACAAGATTAAATTTTATGATAAAGAAAGGCAGAGTGTTGTTCATGATGTTGGTTATGATATAGGGTCAATGTTTTTTGAAGATATACATAAGAACAAGCTCAAGATAGGAGATGTAAATTTAAATAATGATTACTACAGACATTATGAAGGTATGTCGTGGAGAACTTTAAAGTTTAATAAAAATATGCCAGATGGTAACATTGACATAAATGAAGATGCAACGCACGATAACCAAAATCTCTATCTTTACGGCAAGCATATCGAAGAAACATATCAAAGCGAAATTGCAAAATATAGTGAGGTAAAAATTTATGCAGGCTGATTTTGAGTATTACATTGTGGTGCATAACCCAGCAATTATTGAGTTTTTCGAAAAAGCGGAGAAGTATAAAACCTTAAAAAACTACAAATATCTTTTAGTAAAAAACTACAAAACCGACTTCAGCAATGATCATATCATACAATGCAACAAGCAAGCGAATCACATAGAGCATTGCAACCATTGTACTGCTTATACTGCATGGTTTGCGGCTGCAGCCAATAATCTAGTTTCACACAATTCAAAATATGTCTGCTTCCTGGAATATGATACCGATTTAAGAGACATTGAGAAGTTTGCTGAAATGGAAGAAAATGTTTTAAATGGTGATAAAGATGTAGTTGGCTTTTTTCCTCTAGGTATTGAACATGATTTTCTTACAAAAACTATATTCTCAGAAAAACTATTAGACTATTTAAAGCAGAATAATATAAAACAAATTGTTCCAAATAATAATTTCTGGAGTACAACTAATAACTTCTATTTCAAATCAGACTTTTTCTATAAATTTATGCTTGACCCATTTACACTTAAATTTATGAATTTTTTAAATAACGACAAAATGTCCGGGCACAATCTTGAGAGATATCTCACTGCATATTGCTTCATTAATAATATTGAATTTAGTTTTATTAACCCTGTATGCTTTGTGCATAAAGCGTTAGATAGCCACAACACACAAGGCAGGTCTCATGAATATGAAAAATTCAAAACTCTTAATCAAATTTCCGACTAGAGAACGACCGGAAAAGTTCTTCCATTATCTCGACAAATACTATCACCTGATGGTAGGTGATAATTTTAAATTCATAATCTCCTGCGATACAGATGATGTAACTATGAATAATACGGCCATTAAAAACAAGCTTAAAAATTACCGCAATTTAGAAGTCTTCTTCGACAACAATAAATCTAAAATTGAGGCCATTAATAACAACTTAAAACAGGAGAATTTTGATATTTTACTGCTTGCATCAGATGATATGGAGCCTGTCGTTCATGGTTATGACGTATTGATTAAAAATATTCTTGTAAATTATTTTCCAGATTATGATGGTGTATTGTGGCAAAACGATGGATTTCAAAAAAATAATCTCAATACCCTCTGCATTCTGGGTAAAAAATATTATGACAGGTTTAACTACATCTACCACCCGTCCTATAAATCACTTTACTGTGATACTGAATTTACAATGGTATCAATGAAATTAAAGAAAGTGAAATACATAGACATGCAATTGATATTACACAAGCAGTATTCTATAATTAAAGAACAGCCTGACAAGCTCTACCTGCGTAATGACAATCTAAAAACTCTAGACGAACAAAATTTTAACTTGAGACATCAGAAGAATTTTCCATAATGAAAAAAATATTAATAAGCTTTGCAAATGAGAAATGGTATCAGTCACAGTACTTGCTGGGCAAGAGCGCTAAACGCTATGGATTTGACGGGTATATAGATTATACGGAAAAGAATTTAGATAAAAAATTCATAGAAAATAATCCCTTAATCTTCAAAGATTTAAAACGTGGTTACGGATTCTGGGCATGGAAGTCCTTTATTATAAAGGATGCATTGGACATGGTTAATGACGGTGATATCATATTTTACGTAGATAGTGGCAACTTGATTATTAATGATGTAGCTCCTCTTTTTGATATTATTAATAAGCAAGATATTGCTTTATTTGCCAATAGAGATGGTAACTATGAAGGTAAAATACATCATAATTCACGATGGACAAAGAGAGACTGCTTTGTTCTAATGGATTGTGATGAAGAGAGATATTATAAAGCTGATCAAGCTAACGGCTCATATATTGGTATCAAGAAGACGAGTAAAAATAACGATTTTATAGATGAATATTTAAAGTTCTCGCAGAATGCAAACATAATAACTGATGCACCTAACATAACAAAAGAAAACATAAAAGACTTTGAAGATCATAGACACGATCAATCTATTCTTTCATTACTTGCAAAAAAGCACAATATTGATCTATCTCCTGACCCCTCAGAATGGGGAAACAATTACCCACGCGATTACAAACAGATTTTTCTGCATCACAGAAATATGTTATTCTGGCCTCAAAATAAACAATATCTTGATAACATTCTAAAAAGCTATGCATAACACATTCTACGTTTATACCCATCTTGGTCTTGGAGATCAAATTATATGTAATGGTATTATTAATAATATATGTAAAAAAATGCATGATAAAAATATCATACTTTTTGCCAAACCTAAATTTGCAAAATCTGTAAAATTTATGTTTAAACATATCTCCAATCTAACAATAGAGGAAAAAGACGATCATGATGTTCAAATTTTTTTAAACGGCATCTCCTGGGAAGACAAAATTAAAATAGGTCATAATTTTTTAAGCGATTATATGGTACAAGGTTTAAATTTTGATGAAGCTTTTTATAAACAAGTAGGATTAAAATTCTCCAGAAGGTGGGACGATTTTAAAGCGGTACGTAACATTGAAGAAGAAGAGAGATTTTTTAACCGCTTTGATCTTAAGAAAGACAGCTACATCTTCTTGCATGATGACAAAAACCGCGGGTTTAAAATAAAAGAAAAATACATAGTTAATAAAGAGCTACCTATCTTTACCCCTGATGAATCGCATACCAATAATATTTTTGATTATCTTACTTTGATTGAAAATGCCAAAGAAATACACTGCATAGATAGTTGCTTCAAGCTTCTAATTGATTCACTATTCTCTAATAGAGAGAATTTGTTCTACCACTTGCACCTGGAAAACAACACAGTCAAAGATTACACTTTTTCACAAAGTAGAATTAACTGGAACATCATTTAAATAAAATTATGAAAATATGCATTATAGGCAATGAATACAAGCAACAGTTTCCCCTAATTGAATATGGCGGTATTGAGGCTAGTGTTGAGAATTTAGTAAAAGGATTTCACAAGCATTATAATGACAAGCACAAATTTTGTGTCATAGTTCCAAGAATTATAGAAAAAGGCAGCGAAAAATACGAGTTTAATATTGTAGATACTGATTTTGTTGAGTCTAGTAAATCCGGTCAAAATTCTTTTACTTTCATGAACGAAGTACGTTCTTATATTGAAAATTCACCGTCCAAGCCAGACATTATTTGGTCTCAGAGTGCATGGTCAGCAAAGAGTTTACAGGGAATAGGTATTCCAGTAATATGCAACATTCATGACAGTGGTGGTTGGGAAGATAATAAATTTGTTTTCGATGACAATATCTATTACAGATTCATTTCAAAATATATCTTTGACTTGACATTTGAGGATTCAAAACAAAATGCATTCATAAATCAAATAAAATCAAAAAGTTTTTGGTGCTATGTGGGTGCATGTGATGAGGAGTATGACTTTGAACCTACAAAAGAAGATTATGTTCTTTGGGTAGCAGGTCTTAACTGGGGTATGGAAGCAAAAGGGCTGGATGTGTTCATTGAAATGGCTAAGCGTGTGCCAAAGCAAGAATTTGTTGCATATGGCACAGGCAATGCATCTTTAGAAAATTATTTGAGAGAGCTTAACAAAGAGATTCCCAATTTTCATTACAAAGGCGGACTATCAAGAGGTGAGCAGCACCGCACTGTATTTAAAAAAGCAAAAATGTTTGCCATGCTCACAAAGACAAACGAAGCATTTGGTAGAGTTTGGCTAGAGGCAATCACCAAGGGTACACCTGTTGTTGGCACCAAATACGGGGCAATACCGGAAAATATAGATAAGAAAGATGTAGGCTTCTGTTCCAATGACACCTCCGAACTAATCGAAGCTCTCAATAAACCCTTTAATTACAAGAAGGTTTATGCTTATTCAGAAAAATATCATGTTAAAAATGAAATTGAGTTCTTATTAGATAAGAGTAAAGAAATTCTATCTAAATGAACATAACAAAGTATATCAACGGAATAAATTTTAAACAGATAGCCGATGGGGTGGTAGATATTGATGTATTTGAAATTGATAATATAAAGTCGGGGTCTGTAGTATGGTGCAAGACAGATTTTCTAGACAGACTGTTTGCTGAATTAAAAAATAGAAAAGAAAGCTTTATTCTTATTACCCACTGCTCCGACTATCCAATTAATGAAGAAGTCTTTAACAATAGACCTGATTGCATTAAGAAATGGTATGCACAAAATGTTGATTTTAAGCACAAAGATCTAGTCCCTCTTCCTATAGGTATTGAAAATCATAGCGGTAGAGAACAAGGCAAATGGACAGATTATAATTTTTTAGAAACTGTTGAATGGAAGGAAGAAAGAATTAATAAAATAGTTAATAAACTTTATTGTAATTTTTCATTGCACACACATCACAACAGATTGAATGTTCTAAATAAATTAATTAGTAAAGACATGGCTGCTGTGGCAACACAAAAACCATACAAAGACTACTTTAAGGAATTAAAACAATTTCTCTTTATTGCATCCCCTCGGGGTAATGGTATTGATTGTCATAGAACCTGGGATGCTTTATATGCAGGCAGTATCCCCATAGTAGAGAAGCATATAATTTACGATACCTTTCAATATCCTATAATACAAATAGATTCATGGGACAATTTAAATTATAACAACTTCCTGGAAAACTATGTTAGCCAGTTTAAGGAGAAAAAAATTTCAATTGATTATAATATGTTGAATATTGATTATTGGTTTGATATAATAAAGAAGGAAGCAAATGAGTACCGGGCAAATTAATTTTGAAGATGATATACTGGGCCAGCGTATTGTGGAGATAGCTGCACACAAGTCCATAACAAATATTGTCGAAGTTGGAACATGGAACGGTCTTGGTACAACAAGATGCATACTGGAAGGCTTAAAACATAAAACAACATACAATTTCTTATCTTTTGAGTGTAATCCTGAGATGTATTTGCAGGCTATTGATAATAATAAAAATAAGCTAAACAACAATTTCTTTATACATCTTGGTAAGTTAGTTGACGAAGATACAATAGATAATTGGTTTGACCATGGATCGCTTATACCTGATCAAGTCACGTGGTTGAGAGAAGATAAAGAAAGAATGTCAAAAATACCCAATTTAAGCTTTCTACTTCCCGAGAAAATTGACTTTTTGTTGCTGGATGGGGGTGAATTTTCCACATTTTATGAATGGCGTCTTATGAAAGATAGAGCTAATTATGTGGTGCTTGATGATACCAAGTGCCTCAAGTGTAAAGCTATTAGAGAAGAAGTTCTCAACTCTGCAGAATTTAAAATATTAGAAGACAACCCTGATCACCGTCACGGGTTCTTAATATTTAAAAAGAATTGATTTTTAAATTATATAACGTATAATCATTTTATGATAGTAAACGATATTAAAGTATATGACGGTAAACTTCTTCACGCGCGCTTTGCTTATAAATTCTTTAGGAATAAAACTCTTCCCATAGGCAATATTATTGCGTTCCGCGCACCCATGAAAGTTGAGACAGAAGGAATGATTGACAGTGAGGATGTAATTAATAACGATTTTATCTACAGCGATGATGCAATTAATTTCTTATGGGAGATACCATATCTCGATTCTTTTGGTGCAGTAGCTTGGCAACGTCTTTTCAATACGCAGATTGCTAATATTTTGAGTAGTAAATATATTAATGCTCCAATAGAAGTTGATGGCGACGATCTCATGGTTCATAAAGAGCATACACAAGGCGGTATTACACAAACAAAGGGCAAATGCAGTGTGAGCATTACCTACTCAAAAAATAATATTGCTCTTGGTCATACCGGCATTAATATTACCGCAGGCAAAAAAGCACCCGCATTTGCCTTCTCAACCCAGCTCAATGACGAACAAGCAACACAATTTGCAAAAGACGTAATTAATATTTTCTATGCGATGAATGACGATATCTTTATCGCTACCACAAAAGTTATTTGTTAATGACTATATTTGATTTTATTAGTGATATTCTTTTTACAAAAAAAAGAAATCTTAATACAATAGATGAAGAGCAAGAATTTTCACCCTATCTTATTAATAGATGGTTGAGCATGTACTCTACTTCCATGGCAAAAGAGTGTAATAAAATTAACAAGTATTTGTCTGTATTTCAAAATAAGCGCGATTTATATACTCTATTTCAAGGCGTGATGCCCAGGGTACCGAGTAAAAAGATTCAATATTTCAAGAAGACAAAAGAATCTAAAGATGCAGAGCAAGAGGCAAAGATAAAAATCTTTGCACACAACAGCGAGCTCTCCATCCGTGAAATAAAAAATTATATACACACGTTGAATTCAGCAACTAACTAAATAAGTCCTTACATATGCCAGCAAATATCGATTTACTTCCCACCCAAAAGAGTTTGATTGATTTGTCAGAACTACCAAAGAATTCATTCAACTCTGTTCTTTATGGTTACAATCTTAAGAGTCTGTTGGACGACATTTTGCTAGTAAGATATGTGGACGAAACAGATGATGGAACATCCATTCTTAGAAACGGCATTGTTGTGCCCATTAATGCTGAGACTAAGGCATGGCGTATAGGAGAGATTATTTTATGTGGGCCAAACTCTAAACATGTTAAAAACGGAGATCACATTTGTTTTCCAAATAATCTCGGCATTCCAATTGCTAATATTGAAGTTGAAGGTTATGGTACACTCAAGAAAGGTTTATTCTTAAATGAACAACGTATCTTCGGTATCGTTACAGTAAGACAAGACAATGAAAGTGTCGCTTCCCACATTAAAAAACGTTCTTCTAAATAACGTGGCAGAAATAAAGTTTATTCGTCGGCGACCAAAAGCAGGTGCGCCAGCGACTAGACGAATGTTATGCACGAATTGTTTACCACTCCTCATGAGTCCAGAAGGTCGACTTGCACTAAATTACAGACGAGCCATTAACCAACCCAAATATAATCCTAATCTTAAAAATCTTTTGATTACTTGGGATATTTTTATGCAGGATTATCGTTGTATTAATATGATTGCATGCGACATGATTAATGTAATACCTGCTAATAAAACGTTTTGGAAGTACTTTAACGACAAGCTCTCACTCATGCAAACACTAGATAAAGTGAGGTTTATGAATTCATGACATCCATATTAGAAATTGAATCTCAAGTAAATAACTTCTTACAGAGAAGTGTTATTTTTAAAATAGAAAACAAAGTACTCAAAAAGGGTAAACTAATTTTATTCTGTGTAAAAGACTTCTTCTGTATCTTCACCCTTTTGAGTGAAGAAAAAAATAATAAAAAAATTGTATTTGAAATACCTTACCCATATGATATCCTGGGACACAGAGATTCTGTTACTTTTGACTACTCAATAAATGCCTTTACCAAAGGCAACAAAGAACTTTATGATTTAGTCAGTAAAGTAAAGACTAAAAAAGCTTCTAAATTTTATGATAGAAAACTAACACTTCATACGGTATAATGTATTGTGTTCAGTCGTTATTTAGCTCAATTTCCAAAAGAGTACAATCCAAGTAATCAGCAAGTAAAAATAATAAAAAGCGTTGAACGCGCATTCAATAGAGGTAAAAAATTTGTCATATGTTGCGCGCCCACGGGGTCTGGCAAAAGTTTTCTAGCCAAAACAATATCCGGCATTAGTTCGGATTGCACAAATGACTTCAAGGAACTTATTTCATCTTATGCAGCTTACAAGCAAGATTTTAACGGCAACTATATTAATGAAATTGAGTGTTTGAAGCAACCGCCATTTGGCACGTTTGCTCTAACCATAACAAAATCACTGCAAGATCAGTATTTAAGTTTATTTCCTGACACCGACATTCTTAAAGGCAAAACTAACTATACATGTGATTTGGATAATAATTTTGATGTTGAGACTGCACCTTGTGTTTTGGTTCCAAAGATACGGGAAGACTGCTGGGAAAAAAACCGATGCACATATTATAATGCACGTAATAAATCGCTTCTTTCTAAATTTTCTGTTTTAAATTACAAGATGTTTCTTGCTCTGCCTAACCATATTAAGAGAAAATCTTTTATTATATGTGACGAAGCATCAGAGCTTGAAGATGAGTTAATAAAGCAATTTTCTGCTGACGTAAATTTTGAAAGATTGAGTTACTACGGTATTGATGTGCATCCGCTAATTACTGATAATAAAGAGAGATCTCGCAATTGGTTAACTGATTTAATTTTTAACATCAGTGAGCAGATGAATGTTTTGATTAATAGAGTTAATAAAAAACACAGAACACTCTCACAACCAGAAAAAATTAAGCTCACATATCTTAAGAACTTACATGGCTCGCTAACTACTGTTGATGGTTTATGGAAAAATTGTGAGTATGTGATTGATAGAACAATTAAATCAGTAACGTTTACACCTCTTAGAGCAGATTGCTTAACAAAATATATCTTTAATTATGCAGACAATGTATTGCTTATGTCTGCCACAATAATTGACCACAAGCATTTTGCAAAATCGCTGGGTATTACAGATTATGAATATGTAGAAGTGGAGAGTGATTTTGATGCCAGTAAATCACCCATCTTTGTTTCATCACAAAACAAACTGAACTACAAAAATCTTCCCATAGTATTGCCACAAATATGTGACCAGATAAAAACCATAACCGAACACCATAAAACTGAAAAAGGCATTATTCACACACATTCAAATGACATCACACAGTTCTTAAAAACAAAACTCAGTAATGACAAAAGATATCTCTTCAGAGATACTGCATCTAATAATGAAGAGATTCTTAGAGAGCATTTTCAAAGCAAAGAGCCAACCATACTTGTTTCACCCTCACTGTCTTTTGGTATTGATCTAAAAGATGAATTGGCCAGATTCCAAGTAATTGTTAAGCTGCCCTTCCTGCCACTATCTTCTAAAAGAATAAAACAATTATTTGACATAGATAAGGATTGGTATGAAAACAAGATGTTAAACGCTCTTGTTCAGGCATGTGGTCGTGCCACCAGGAGCAAACATGACTTTTCAACCACATACATACTTGATGGTAATAGTATCAATGCATTAAAAAGAGCAAAAGACAAGCTACCTAATTCTTTTATTGATAGGATTAGTTAATAAATATAACTGTGATAAACCAAACATTTCATTTTGAGATAAAAGATCTAATAACTCAGTTTATTACAGCTTTTGATAGTATCATTATTAAGAGATTTGATAAGAACCGAGTGCCACAAAGCCGTGTACAAGCCCGATATGTGTATGCTCCCAAGCAGAGAGTTTTATTTGACATTGTTAACAAAGCACAAAATATGACTGTACCTGTTGTAGCTGTAAGTATTTCTAACGTTTCGAGAGACGAATCGCGCGTTTTTAATAAATTAAGCGGTTTCTATGTTACTAGGGGCAGTACCGAAAGAGATACAAAAAGAGAATCACAATTTTATAGAACACCTGTTCCTATAAACATTACAGTTAACATGTCAATATTAACAAAATTTCAAACTGACATGGATCAAATTATATCCAACTTTGTTCCATATAATAACCCTTACATCATTATTTCGTGGAAGATTCCTAATAATCTTGTACAAGACGGTTTTGCTCAAAATGAAGAAATACGCAGTGAAGTGCTCTGGAATGGTAATATAGCCTTAAATTACCCTACAGATATTTCATCGAATGAAAAATATAGAATTTCGGGCGATACAAGCTTTGTAATAAAGGGGTGGTTGTTCCCGTACCTGCAGAATTCTGTAGGCAATATCTTTTATATTGATAGTAACTTTAGAGCACGCTCACATATTACAACATACTCAGAATTAAGCGGTCAAACAGATGTCTACCCGCTAAGCACAGGTGTTGTTGAAACATTGGAAACAGTTTCAATTAGTGCCAACCCACAAATTTCATCACTAGAATATATATAAAAAGCTTATAAGTAATAATATGGCTGATCAGAATTCTAATAGAGAAAGTACTTTCGGACGGGATCTTGTCAAATACATTTCATCCAAGCTTCCATATCAATCTCTTAGTGTTGAAGATAAGATTAAAACTCTGAATCCAAAGTTTGAAGAGTTCTTTGACAAAGGTACAAAAAGAGATGAAGCTCTATCCAGACAATCCATTTCCTCTTCAATTCAATACAATGAAGAATTATATGCTAATGTTCTTCAGAACAAGGACTATCATAACTTCATGTATGCTAACATTCAGCCTGACAAAGGCAAGAGGTTAGGCGATTACAGAGTCATGGCAGCTTATTCAGAAGTAGCTGATGCGTTGGACGAAATATGCGATGAATTTATTAACAAAGATGATAATGGTGACATAGTGAAGTTAAAATTAAAAGATTCACATTTATCTGAAGAACAGAAGGAAAAGCTTAGAAAAGAATTTCAGAAATATATTAGTTTCTTTGATTTGGAGAATAAGGGTTGGGAGTACATAAGACAGCTGCTAGTTGATGCAGAGGTTTATTGGGAGCATATTATTCACAAGAAGTATCCTGAGGAAGGCATATTGGGCGTTGTAAATATATCTTCTGATATTATTGATCCAATCTTTGAGAATGTGCAGAACCAAATTATAAAAGGATATTTATTAAGAAAAAATATTTATGATGTAAAGAACCCGGGCAAAGTATCCAAGATAGAGCTTGTGCCAATGGATGTCAATCAAGTCACATATGTGAACTCTGGCATCTGGAATGAAAATAAAACTCTGAGATTACCATACATTGAAAATGCCAGAAGATCGTACAGACAGCTTTCTTTAATTGAAGATGCAATAGTTATCTATCGGTTAGTCAGAGCCCCTGAAAGACTTGTATTCAATGTTGATGTGGGTAATATGCCTCCTCCGAAAGCTGAAGCATATCTTCGCAAACTCATGACCAACTATTGGTCCAGGCGCACATATGATGCTGACCAGGGTGCATCAGTGCAAAAATTTAACCCACAGTCCATGCTAGATAGTTTCTGGTTTGCAAAAAGACAAGGCAGCACGGGCACGACAGTGGACCAGCTCCAAGGAGGTCAGAATCTCGGTGAACTAACAGATTTGATGTATTTTGTTGGCAAACTATACAAAGCACTCAAAGTACCAACTAGCCGTTTGAACAGTGAAGATGTATTCAGAGATGGAGCTGAGATTCTTAGAGAAGAATTAAAGTTTGCCAGATTTATTATTCGCATGCAACAACATTTTGCTAGTGGATTAAAGAACGGATTCCTTACACACTTGAGGTTAAAGAAAATATTTGAAGAATATAAGCTACACGAAAGTCACATAGAGATGTACTTTAATGTGCCAACTAATTTTTATGAACTAAGAGAAAATCAAAGATTCCAACTCAAAGCAGAAAATTTCAATAATATTACCCAAGGTGATCTGGTCTCCAAGACCTTTGCGCAAAAAAAATATCTAGGATGGTCAGAAACTGACATCATGGCAAATCGCGAGTTTCTTAGAAAAGACAGAGAGATTCTATGGGAGCTTGATCAAATTACTAATAGTGGTCCAAATTGGCGTGAAGTAGGAGCGCAGCCTGTTGCAGGAGCAGAGGGTCAAGCAGTCGCAGGTGCAGGTGCAGCTGGTGGCTCAAGATTGCCACCTGAGTTTGGTCCATCACCAGCAGCAGCAGGTGGTGAAACAGGTGCGCCTGATGCTGCACAGGGTGATGCAGCAGCTGCTGGTGGATCAGTGCCTCAAGCCCCTGCAGTGGCATAATATATAGTAATTTTTATTAAATAAAATTATGGACTGTTCTGCAATTACCCCGATAACAGCATTTCAAAGCACCAATCTCAACAGTAAGATGGATTCATTTCAGAGATTGGGTGAACGCATCTCTCGTTCACTTGGTGCACCAATGATCAATGTGGAAGTACATCAGGATCAACTATTTGAGAACATATCCATAGCATGCGAAATGTTTGCAAAGTTTGCAGGCTATACAGAAGAAATACTTGTTTTTGATTCTGATCTTTACAAAGACTACAAGGGTGTAAAACTTGATGAATTGTTTAGTATTACACCGACTTTCAACAGAGTCAATACACCAAACAACACAGTATATGTTGCAACATCATCAATTTCTTCTCAAGCCTTTTCTACTTCAACTTCTCTATCAGCAACCTATAAGGATGGTATTTTCGAAAACCAAATTTTAACAAAATATAACTATCTAAGTGTTATAAATTTTAACGGTATACTCGGCAATTATTTCGAGCCTTCCAGAAACTCACAAGCATCACTTGTTAACAGTTTTGACTATGATGTAATGGATTATAGAAAAGTTATTGATATCATAGATTTTGAAGAGGGTTCTACAACTGGTGTCAATACATTGTTCACTATTGAACAAACTTTAGCTCAGCAAACATATTTTAGTTATGCCATGGGTAACTATGGGTTTGATTTGATTAGTTGGTACACCCTTAAGAATTGGCTAGAAGTAAGAGAAAAACTTTTAGCTCAAAGAAGATACTTTACTTTTGATGACCGCACACAGTATCTGGTTTTCTACCCACCACCCAGAACCCCAGGCTCAGGAAGCAGATTTTATGGTGTTGTTAGTTGTTATGTGGAAAGACCGTTGCGTGATTTAATCAAGGAGCATTGGGTCTATCAATATGCTCTCGCATTAACAAAGATATGTATTGGTAACGTAAGAGGTAAATACACAGGAACCCAATTATTTGGTGGCGGGCAAATTAATTACAGTGACTTGCTCAATCAAGGCTTGAGTGAGAAAGCCGCGCTTGAGCAAAAACTATATGAAGGCGCACCAGGGCTGGGAGATGCTGCACCTCCATCATTCTTTGTAGGATGATACCCATCAATAGTTCAGGTAAATTCCGTCAAGGAGTTTTCAAGCCAAGAAACCATAAGAAATATGTAGGCAAAGGCTACCCAGTGTACCGAAGTGGATGGGAGTTAAAATTTTTTAGATGGTGTGATGAGAACAGTAATGTATTAGAATGGGCAAGTGAAGCAATAGTCATCCCTTACACCAATCCAATAGACGGTAAAGTGCACCGTTATTTTACTGATGGTGTGCTTGTAATCAAAGAAGGTGACACAGTGTCTAAATATATTGTCGAAATAAAACCAAGCAGTCAGACAAAACCACCAACAACAGGCAAAAAGCGCAATAGCACTGTTATATATGAGGGTAGACGATATATTCAAAATGCAGCCAAATGGCAGGCGGCTAAAAAATGGTGTGCACAAAGGAGTTATAAGTTTCTAATATTAACAGAGAAAGAGCTAGGTTTATAATAAATACATTACAAATTAATAAATAATATTATGGCATATAGATTATTAGTCGAAACACCTGCACCAGAAGAACAATTTGAATATATTCTAGAAGAAAAAAATTCTAAAGGAGCGGCCAAATTATTTATTCAAGGGCCATACATGATGTATGAAACGGTTAATAAAAACCAAAGAATTTATTCTAAAGATGACATGGTCAAGGAAGTAAACCGCTATGTAAAGGAAATGGTTGAACCCAAAAGAGCCATGGGTGAATTGAATCATCCCACAAGCGCTGAGGTAGATTTAGAGAGAGCATGTCACATTGTTACAAATCTTAAAGTTGAAAACAATTACGTCATGGGCAGGAGCCAAGTATTGTCCACCCCCATGGGTCAGATTGTCAGATCTTTAATCAATGATGGTGTTAGAGTGGGCATGTCAAGCCGCGCTCTAGGGAAATTGAATGAAGAAGCAGGTGGTATCAACCGTGTTACAGACATGAGACTGGTAGCCATTGATTGTGTGGCTGATCCGTCGTGCCCCAAAGCTTTCGTTAATGGAATTCTAGAAAGCAAACAGTTTGTATTGAAAGACGACAAATATCTTGAAGAAGTTTATAGTAATTTCGAGCGTTCACTTTTGAATTTGCCCAGAAAAGATGTTCAGGACTATTTAAAGGAACAGATTATTAGCTTCTTCAAAGTGCTTAAAACTGTATGAAGAATGGTAATTTGGTCAACGAAGTAAACTTTGGTGCGCTTGGCAAAGGAGCTCTTGCTGCAACTCTTGGTGGGGCAGCATTGTACAAAGCAAACAAACTTGGCAAACAAGTTGGTAAATTTGTATCAAAAAATCCAGATACCATTTCTAAGATTAGTAGCTCTGCAGGACAAATAGGCAGCTCTTTGATTAACGCATTAGCTCCTGTTATTAAACAAGTGGGACCAGCAGTTGCAAAAGATGTTTTCAAAAAAAGATTTAATATTGACATACCTGACTCTGTGATTAACATGCTGTCCAATAGTTCTGCATCATCACCTGCTGCACGCACAGCTGCATCACCCGCCACACCCACAGCAGCAGCTCCAGGAGCAACCCCGCCTGTGTTAACTACTCCCACTGCAGGAACTGCCACCAAACCAGCATCACCAGTAACTGCATCCTCGCCAGTGGCTCCATCTTCGTCGACATCCACATCATTATCCAAAGACACAATAAACAAGATAAAAGCTGATCCCGCGGCACAAGATATTTTTTACGGCCGATCGACTTCAGTTGACAAGGATAGAGAAACTATTAAAAAGAAGTATGGATTAAAAGATGATGATACTCTCGATACATATCTTCTTACAGCTATGGAGTCAATGCAACCAGAAGTTGTAAAAGAATTTGTAGGAGCTTTAGCAGCAGGAGCAAACGCACTAGCCCCAGCAATTGCACGACAAATAGCTTTACAAGCTGGGACAGATTTAGCTGCTAAAGCTATTAATAAAAAATTACAGCAGAAAAATGGTAATAAGCCAATAAATAATAATGAGATGGAAGAGTCAAAGAAAAAGAAAAAAAAGATTATAGCTAAGGAAGGCTTGGCCACAGGTACTCTTGGTGCCGTAGCTGGCGGGTTAATGGGTGGAACGGCTGGTGCCGCTGCTCTTGGTGGTCTCATTGGTGGTGCTGCTCCCGGTGCAGTTAAGGAAATAAAAGGGGCTATTAAAGGTGAAGATGAAGAAGATAGAAAAAAGAAAAAGAAAAAGAAGATTAAGGAATCTTCAGATATAGTAAAATTTATTCACAATATATCACAAAAAAATTACGCTGAAGCCAATAAATATTTAGAGAGCATCATCAGTTCTAAGTTAAAAGAAAGGATTGAGAATTCTCTAAACAACAAAATATTTTAATATGGAAACAAACATAACAGACACATTAAAGACGGTTGCAAAAGATATCTTGACAGAAGATGTCTTAAAAGACATTGAATCGGCATTTAATGCTTCTGTGGATGAGAAAGTAAAGCTTCATGTTGAAAAAGCTTTGATTGAACAAGATGAAGATTATTCAAAAAAACTCGAAACACTAATTGAAGCCATTGATGCCGATCATACAAATAAGTTGAAAAAAGTTGTTGGTGCTATTGATGCAGACAGAGCAGTCAAATTAAAGACTGTTGTCGAGAAGTACGAAAAAGTTTTAAACAGTGAAGCCTCAAGCTTCAAGACCAATTTAGTTGAGAATATTTCTAAATACTTAGAAAATTATATTGATGAGAAGCTGCCCATGGCTGACATTAATGAAGCGGTGAAGAATAAAAGAGCAGTTGCTGTTCTAGAAAATTTCCGCAAAATGCTTTCTGTTGATATGATTATGGCAAGCGAAGGAATTCGTGATGCTGTAATTGACGGAAAGACAAAAATAGATGAAGCTGTTAATCAGCTTGAAGTTGCTAACAAGGAGATCAATAATCTTAGCGAAGAGAATAAGAAGCTTAAAGCTGCTGTTCTCTTAGAAACGAAAGTTTCCGATCTCGATGAAAAAGAGAAGAAGTATATGAAAAGAATGCTCTCTCAAAAGTCATACGAGTTCATTAAAGAAAATTTCGATTACACGCTTAAGATGCTTGATACCGCCGAAGTTGAGCGACTTGGAAATCTAAAAAGAGAAGCAATCACAGAGACTGTGACTAAAGAAGTTGATCGTCCTGTGGTGGCTGAATCAGTTGAGTTGAAGGATGAAAATGATCCCTCTTTTAATTCTTACCTGAGTGAATTAGGTAAATATTAAGTTTTACTAGATTTCTGAGGGCTATGCCCTGAAAAGAATTATAAGGTCGACAATACACAAAGGAAAATTAATTATTATGTCAAAACAAATCCGTCCTACACAGGCTTACATTGATGAGTCACGCGCTAAGGTTCTTCTCGAGAAGTGGGGTCCAGTATTGGATTACTCCTCAGATAACGTTCGCGCAATTGAAGACGATCACACTCGCTTAAACACCGCCATCCTCCTGGAAAACCAAGAGAAGTGGTGTTTTGAAGCCAGCAACGTTGCTGGTGGCACAAGCAATGTATTTGGTGGTCCTGCTGCTGGCGCCGGTTACTATGGTAACCAGTTCCCTTCGCAGAATGACTCCGCATACGCTGCTGGCGATGCTCGTCTCCCTAAGATCCTCATTCCCATGATTCGCCGTACGTTTCCTGAGTTGATCACTAACGAAATCGTTGGTGTGCAACCCATGAGCGGCCCAGTAGGTCTTGCTTTTGCTTTAAGATATAAGTACGAAGGTTCATCCCTCGGTACACAGGTCAACGGCGGCGACGGCTCACTCGGAAGTTCCGATAATGCCTCACCTGCTGCTGCACAATCATCTGGTGCCGAGTTGGGCTATCAATACCTCGATACGCGCTTCACTGGTACGTCTGCCGGAACTCTTTCCGGTAACTCGTATTTTGCAATGTTGCCGCAGGATCAAGGTGTTGCACAATTGCTCAGTCAGTTTGAGCTAACTTCAAAGATTCCGCAGGTTGTTGTGAGTTTCGAAAAGACTGCTGTTGAAGCAGGAACTCGTAGACTTTCAGCCCGCTGGTCTGTAGAGTTAGAGCAGGATCTTAAGAATATGAATGGCATCGATATCGATACCGAACTCACCAACGCTATGTCGTATGAGTTGCAGGCCGAAATTGATCGCGAAATGATTATTCGTATGATCCAAACCGCCCTTAATGCCGGATTAGGAACAGGCTTCTCAGTCTGGTCTCCTGCTTCTGCAGATGGTCGCTGGCTCGTTGAACGTAATCGTGACTTCTATCAGAGACTAATTGTTGAGGCTAACAGAATTGCTGTTCGCAATCGTCGTGGTGCTGCTAACTTTATTGTTGGTACGCCTCGTGTTTGCGCCATCTTGGAAATGCTCCCTGAATTTCAGTGGGTACCGGTCCAAGGCAATGTTAACACTCAGCCAGTTGGTGTCGCAAAGGTAGGCTCGCTTGGTGGTCGTTTTAATGTTTATCGTGACACACGCACAGAAGCTCAATTTGAAGCTGGTGCAGGTGGTAACTATGCTGGTAAGGGCCCGTTCCCTGCCGGTACCACTCGTACCCCGCCTCGTCTTGAGTATGCACTCCTTGGTTACAAGGGTCCTGAATTCTATGACACTGGTATCATCTATTGTCCATATATTCCGGTCATGGTGCAGAGAACGATTGGTCCTAATGATTTCTCACCTCGTGTTGGTCTATTAACCCGTTATGGTGTTGTAGATAACATCTTTGGTGCGAATCTTTATTATCACGTTATCATTGTGTCTGGTCTCGGTGTAGCATTTACGCCTGGAACACAAGCCGTCTACTTCTAAGAAGTAGTTGGGATTAACAAAAGAAAGAGTTTTTCACCCGGTCCGTCCCGGGAGCTTTAAAAAAGGGCCTCTTGCGAGGCCCTTTTTTTTTGGTTATTATAAAAAAATTGACTATTTAGAATAAATAATTTATATGGCATCAATAGTATTTTCATTTCAAGTTGCAGAACCAACTGCTTCAAACCCCACATCTCTAAATCTATCAAAGTCAGCTTTTAATGCTGCAGGTAATTTTTTAGGTGTTAACTTAGTTACTTTAGGCAGCACCGCACAATCATTGTTGTTTCAAGCTGCTACCCGTACCTTGACAAACACATATGCAATTCTTACAGGCACTCTAGATGGTGTTAATACAACTTTTAGAGTTGACAGAGCCTATAATGGTGTGCAATTTGCACTGCAAAGAGCAGACAGATCAAGCTCAATCTTTACTTGTGTAACAGGTGTTGGAACACAGACATTAGCTGATAATGGTTTTGATAGCGTGAGCCCTGAAGGCCTCAGGCTTTGGAATCTTAACGGTTAATTATTGTCGCACTGTCTTGGTGAAGTACTTCCACTTATCCCACAAAGCACCATTCTGCTTCAACAGTTCTGGGCTATTGGCTCTAATGGGATTGATATCAATTCCACCACGTCTAACATACAGACAAGCTACCATCAGCTCTTCTGGCTTAACCAAGTCATATAACCGCTTGTAAATGGTCTCGCAAATTTCCTCATGAAAATGGCATTCATCTCTGAATGAAACAATGTATTGCAACAAAGAGGTTTGATTGAGCTCATAAGGACCTTTGTAATGAATATAAACATCCCCCCAATCCGGTTGAGATGTGACCCTGCAATTACTCTTTAAAAGGGCTGAATGAAAGCGCTGCACTTTATTCGAATCACCTTCCAACCAGCCAAGAAGAGAGGGATCCTCTTTATATCCTCTTGACTTAATGGACGTCACATCAATATTGTTTTCCAATGTAGGATAATCAGCAGTAGAGAACAAGGGTGGATAGTACATTGCATCATCAATAGCTTTTGTAAGTCTGACACAAACTCTAACTTCTGTTTCTAATAGCTTAGACAAATCGTTTTCCATCACAGCTTCTAATTGCTGCAAGACACTAATAATGTTGCCCTGATACGTCTCCATGTTGAAAGTGTTCATGTACAGCTTGATGGACTTGGACTCCACAATGTACTTGTTGGTTGCAGGGTATACAACTTTGGCAATGGCTGAAATGGGCATGCCTTCACCAGTCAGACAAGACACTTCATAAGCATTCCAAACATCATAGCCACAAAACGGTGGATTATCATCAGAGATATCCAAATGCTTTCTATTGTTCTGCCTTGGCTCACGAACTAAGAGAGAAGGGTCATAGGTACATTTGTACCCAGTTATTTTACCAAGATGCTTTGATATGTTACTGTTATCTAATTGCGTATTCATGTAGTTTTATTTTAATTGCTTCCATGCGTTCTTCCACTGTTCCTTTTAAAACAGTTACCTTGTCCTTTAACCTCTCATCCTTAAGCCAACAATTTTCATA